TATGATGGAAATTAAGAAAGAAGTGACAGCTTCTGGCTTTCCTGTTCCTTATCTTAGCTTTATCGAAGAAAATAACGAACCGTTTACTCTTAAAACAAGCAATGCTTCCAAAAACTGGAATGGCACCTTAGAATACTCTACTGATACCCAGAACTGGTCTGAGTGGAACGGTGCTGAGATTAGTTCCTCTAACGATGGAAAACTTTATTTAAGGGGTACAGAGAATCACTATGTTAGTGACCATAAGAAGCAATTTGTGTTAACCGACAACAAGCGTATTCAATGTATAGGCGATATAGAAAACCTACTTGATTACAAAACAGTTAAAGCAGGCAATCATCCTGAGATGGCTGGTGGTTGCTATATGTGTATGTTCCAAAACTGTACCTCTCTTACCAAAGCCCCAGAACTTCCCGCTACGGAATTAGCTGAACATTGCTATGACTCCATGTTCAAGATTTGTAAGTCTCTTACCACAGCTCCAGAGCTTCCCGCCACTACTTTAGCTGATTATTGCTATTACGACATGTTCTCTGGTTGTACTTCTCTCACTACAGCGCCAGACCTTCCTGCCACTACTTTAACTGATAATTGCTATTACGACATGTTCTATGGCTGTACCTCTCTCACCGGCACGATTCATTGTCCAAAATCTACGACAAATAACTCAAATAGACTTGACGTCGATGCTCATATTCCTGCTAATACTGCTACCGTAGTATACGATTTGTAAAAATCTTACTAAAACAAAATATAAAGTTAATAACTCCTTTCACTAACGTAATGTGTGCCTCGTAGGACAAAAGTAGTGGAAGGAGTTATTAACTTTGCGTAAATTAGCATCTATTCAGGTGATTAAGAAAATTGAGCCTATTGAAGGCGCTGACCGCATCGAAAAGGCCACGGTGCTCGGTTGGCATGTAGTAATTAAGAAGGGGCTTTACAAAGAGGGCGACCGTGTTGTTTATTTGGAAATCGATTCGATACTTCCAAAGGAACTTGCCGAGCGGGCAGAGTTCACGGATAAATATTTAAAGACTCGCCGCTTTAAGGGAATTTATTCCCAAGGTATGTGTGTTCCGCTTACCGAGCTTTATTACACAAAGTTCCCGTATGGCAGTGGCAATGCTACAGATATTGTAGAGGCCGCAAAAGATGGCCGTTGGGATGATACGGACGTAACAGAATATCTCGGCATCACAAAGCATGAAGCCGACCAACGCAATGATGAGCAGTGGTGGAAGAAGAATCGTGCAACGGTAAAACCACCAAAGAAATGGTATACAAAGTTCCGTCTTGGCCGCTGGTTCTGGAAAAAGTTCCTTTACAAACCCACATCCGGCCCGTTCCCAACTGACCTTGTGCCCAAAACGGACGAGACTCGCGTTCAGGTTCTTGGCGATATTCTGGAAAAATATAAAGGGGTTCGCTGCCAGTATACGGAAAAACTGGATGGCTCCTCTATCACATTTTGGAAAGACAAGAAAGACAAATTGCATGTATGCAGCCGTAACCGCGAAATCTTTGACGAGAAAGATTTCATGTACGCCACAATCGCAAATAAGTATGCCGATAAGTTTGGTTATGGTTTCGTATATCAGGGCGAAATCCTCGGCCCAAATATTCAGGGCAATAAGTATGGCGTAAAAGATTACGAGGTATATATTTATCAGGCATACTGCCCGGAAACAAAAGTTTATCTTGCACCGGGAGAGCTTAGTGCACATCTTCAGACTGCAGGGCTTCCGCAGGTTCCTATCCTTGGCGAATTTGACCTTACTGACGATATTGATGCACTGGTTGATATGTCTATTGGCATGAGCGTTCTGGCAAGCCGAGGCAAGGATACACAGCGAGAGGGTATTGTTATCCGCCCGCTCGAGAACATAGATGGCCTTTATGACAAGCGTTTTGTTGGTGGCCGTTTGAGCTTTAAGGCGATTAACCCGAAGTTTTTGGTTAAGTACAATCTGTAATTTGCGAGGGACTGATTTTGGTAAAAATTATCGACCTCCGACAATTAATCGACGCTTCTCGTGATGTTACCTCAAAGATGTCGTTTAGTAGAGGAACGGAATTTGAAGATGCGGATAAAATTGTCTACGGGAATAAGGAATTCCAGTTGATAGGCGTACAGCGGTGCCATACTCCTCCCTATTGTTACGGCGGAGAGAAGCTGGATGAAACCATAGGGCTTACAGTTTGTTGGTATGAAAAAACAGAAGATAAGTATTACATTATGCATCGTTATCTTAGCGGCAGATATGGAGAACTCATCCCCGTAGATAACAATAAGTCAGTTGGTAGAGGTAAGTAATGCGTTTTCAGGAACTAGCAAGATGGATTATTCCTGCAATGTGGGGCTATTTAACATACAGTGAACTATTCATTACTAATGGCGAGCACTCGCTTGTTATGGGAAATATTGAGTTCGCAGGTATAATTGCCGCAACTTTGTGGGCAGCAAGGAAAATCCCTGACTATATATTTATCGCCACAGTGGCAACAGCTGTATTATCAACAGCATCATTTTGTTTGGCCTGGGATAAACCCACACCCTTATGGTGTATGGATTTCGTTGTAAGTATATACGGCTTTTGGCTTGCGTGGTACGAGTATAAGAGAGTCACGACTATGGAGGAAGAATAAATGAATAAAAAAATAACTGGTCGTTTCGATAGTATTAAGACTGCTTTCAGGTCACTCTTTGAGGCGATTTTTCGCCCGAAGAATGGTGACACAATTGCAGAACGTACATACTGGGAAAAGAAAGTTCCCGAAATTGATTGGAAAGCAAAATCTGTAATGCCGGAACCCGGATACAGTTTTGACGCAAGCAACGGTTCTCTTGCTCTACAGGAGGATTATAAAGCAACGCCAGTTTACACCAAAACATATACAAGCTTTAGCGGGGTGGACGCCGTAACCCAAATCAATGGTAGTCCCCGAGGAGAAATCTGTAGCATTCATTACAATGTGGATGGTGAAATGAAGGGTGAAGTAGAGATTGCATCCGTACAGTTTGAAAACAACTCTATTATCCCGCATGGTGGTCTTGGAGTCACGGTCTTTGCAAACGAATATGGAAAAACAGCTTACCAGGCGTTTTGGTTAGGAGCCCTCAAAGAATATGAGACGGGCTATGATGTGGATTCTATGATAGCTCAAGAGAGAAGCGTGTATGAGTTTAAACTGCTCGCCCCGCACCAGCCTGTTCCCGACGCGGTAACAGAAATGCCGGACGAAGTGTTCAAAGACATGGTGAAAAAAGTGTATGAACGCTGCGAGGTGCGCGATTGTTTGCCGCCCGAGGATAAGGCTGCTGACTTGAAGCCACATATGAGCAACCGTATGTATTTCTACTACCTGTATAAAAACTTCTGCTAAAAAAAATAAAGACACCAAGTATATGACTTGGTGTCTTTTCTATTTTAACCCGCCTGGTAAGTCGCCATGCTTCTCCTGCCAGTCGCGGAGGAATCCATTGTTTTCAGGGGTCTGTTGTACGGACTCTTCTTTGTGTTCGCGAATGGCCTCGGCTATTTTCAGTGGCTCAAATATGGGGTCGTAACTTGAGGCAGCATCTATGACTTCATCACGATACTGTGGCGCGCGAAGTACTATTCTCGTGGCAAGCGCCTTAAATGATTCGTCGGAAAGATTGCTTTTTAACATGGTCCGCAGATATCCGCCAGTATTAATGCTGCTGGGGGGTGTTCCCTTTTCTTGTAGCTTGCCAAGATTGATACAGGTTTCAAGGATAGCTCTCCAAACCTTAGCGGGTTGGCTCTGATATTTAACGATAGAAGTTTTACCGAACCCAAGAGACTCCATCTTCTGGGCCAGGTAATCCCATCCAGGGACACCATATTCATCAAATAAAACGAAAGATGACTTTGCTGGAATAAGTGGTGTAGGTGCAGCATTTAATGCAACCACAAACACAAATTCCGTAAGTTTTTGGCCGGGAGAATTTGTCGATATCTCGTCAGTGTTCAGTATCTTAAACTGAGATTTGGGAGAAGAGTTGATATCATCGATGGCCTTCAGCACTACGTTTCTCTTGTAATCATTAGGGCTGGACAGTTTGAATTTTCCGGTTTTTTTGTTAACTGGAGTAGGAACACGCTTTCTTAGCTCATTGTATGGAACGGTTATGCGGTAAGGGTATGGTGAATCATTAAACTTTTCTTCCGCAACGCGGGCAGACAACCATTCGTAAAACGGATAGGTATAAGCGCTGGAACTTTGTTCATGAAATTCATAGTCCATCTGAAATGCAGGATTGCAAAGAACATTCTCGATATAGAAGTCCTGATACTCCTTATTGATGGTTATTCTCACCAATCCCTTGTTTTGATTTTGTTTTACGGACGAAAGCAGCCAGTATGTAGCTTTCTTAAAACCCTGATTTTTCTCAGTACTATGTTTGTAGTTAACAGTAACATTGAGAGGGACTTTTGTCAGGTCATCAAAGACTTTCTCAAAAGATTGGTAAAGCGAGTGCCAACTTTTAACGTTCTTAGCGACAGCCAACTGGCGAAAATCAATATCAAAAGTAATGGGGACGGTTATGTCTCCACCATTTTCCACATAGTCTTGTATACCTTTGCGAATCGCTACGATAAAGTCAGATTCGTGTTTTGTAGTTGCCCTATTTGGGCTTCCAGAAGCCAGCTCCAGACTGGAAAATAGCGATGTTTGTTCAAAGTTTGATTCCATCCCATGCAACCTCCGAATTTTTTCTAAGCTATTACAAAGTTAATATTAGCACCGGGAGAAAAGGATTGCAAGAACATTTTTTCGGAGGTTACATAAGAATAATAATAAAAGAAATAAGAAAAACATATAAGGACGCCCTAAAATGGGCTTAACCCGCATAAAATAAGGAGAAACCTCCGAGTTATTTATAAACCTCCGAGCTTTTCGTAGACAACCTCCGAGAAAAAAATAGACATCCTCCGAGTTATCTATAAAAGCCTCCGAGCTTTCCATAGAGCACCTGCGAGTTTTTCATAAAATCCACAGGCTTTTTGTGGATAACTTTGTGGATAACCCCTGTGTTTTTGTGGATAAGACCTGCTATAACCCCATTCCAGGCAGGCATCCCCAAAAATCTTATAGAAAACTCGGAGGTGGGGAAAACTTTTTATATAAAACTCGGAGCGGCCCGATTGCTCCTTTATGTAAAACTCGGAGCTTCACGATTACCTCTATTCTTATGAAAAACTCGGAGGTCTATAGGTGATTTACATTACATAGCCTAGTAATGTACGAACTAGCTAATAGAAGAGTAGTCTTTTATGGAGGATATAATGAGTAAGAAAGAAACTAAAGTGGATATTGAAGAACAGAGCCAGATTGCTGCACTTGAAGCAGAGGCATTGAAAGCCGAACAGGAAAAGGAAAAGCAGGAAGCGCTTCCTGTTATCCCCGGCACAACGATTACGGCAGATGAGCTTGACAAGTTCAAGCAGGAATACAAGAAGGTTTTCCTGACGGACTATATGGGCAACCGTTATCTGTGGCACCGCCTAAACCGTAAGACGTTTGGTGAAATCTGCGACGCTACGGAGGAAATCAAGGACGATGAAGAACTCCTGGCCGCCCGCGAAAGAGAATTCGTTAAAGCCTGCGTACTGTATCCGGACGCAGAACAGGTCGCAAAAGATGTAGAAGATGAAATGATTTCTTCACGCATCTCCCGTGAAATTCTTTTCAAATCCGGATTCTATCAGCCGACAACCGTAGAACTTTAATGACGAGGTGAAGCCGACATGAAGATGAAAACGGGCGGAATGACAAAGAAGCAGCCTCACGAGATAGACTTAAAAGAGCTGTACGAGCAGTATCTGGAAAAATATGGCCAGGTCTTTATGCACGATTTTGGCGAGGCCGGCGTTTTCATATTCAAAAGCCTCGGTCGTAAAGATTTTCGCGAACTGCGGGATACAGAAGCGATTAACGACTACGCAAAAGAAGAGATTATCTGCGAGCAGTGCGTTCTCTATCCGAAAGATTTTGATTATGAAAACTGTGAGGAGGCAGGGCTTCCCACACAGCTTGCAAATCTCATCCTGGAAAAATCGCTCCTTAAAAGCAGTGAACAGCTTGCAACGGCGGTACACTACTTCCGTGACAGGTTATGGGATACAACCGATGAGCAGCTGACCTGTATTATTCACGAAGCATTTCCTGAATACTCCATTGAGGAGATTGCAAACTGGGATGTAATGCGGACAGCAGAATACATGGCCAAAGCAGAGTATATCCTGCATAAGTTAAGAGGTATTCCGCTTACAGATTCCCAGGGCAACGAAGTGGAATATATCCCTGCGTCTGCACGACAGGCACAGGAAGCAATTCCCGCACCACCACAGAACGCTCCTATGCAGACGATGGAAGAACGCTTTGTAAAGGTGGATAGTGTTACGCCAGCTACAAGCAAGCCGAACCGCAACGATATTCTTAAGCCGAAGAAGGCTATGCAGCAGCCGGTGCATAACGATGGCAAGGTGCTTCACAAGGACGATGTACTAACACCGCAAAAACTCATGGAACTCCAGCGGCTCTATCCGGATATTGACTGGGCTCGCGACAGCGTATCCATGAAGGGTATCAGCGCATTGAAGAACCAGAGCTTCGATGACCGTCCAATTGCAGAAATTCCAACAGATGATTCAGAAGAAGGAATGAATGCGATTCCGGAAGCTCTCAGAAGTAGATTCAAGGTAATAAAACAAGAGGATTAACGCATGGCCGAAGATAAGCTTTACGAAGAAGCAAATGAGGACCTTGGCGACACACTCTTAGATTATGGCACAAATATAGCCGCCGCAGGTGTAGCGGCGGCTTCTTTTTATCGTGCCGGCGGAGTGAGGGCGCTGTCGAAAAAGCTTGCAGATTATAGCCACTCCCAGCTAAAGCGGGCAGTGGACGATTTCCGCGGGCTGAATTACGACCATATAAATTATCGCACACTGAAAGAATCATACAGAAAAATTCGCGACGGCGTAAAGGATTTTAAGGCCATGCCGCATGATAACCGCATTCGTTGGGAGGCCCGGCCCGGCACACCAATAGAGCTTATTATGGATGCGGTAAAACTGCGCGAATCCACTGCAACCATTGCGGAAGATGCGAGATGGCAGCGGGAAGTTGTTCGGCGCATCCAGAAGACGGCATACAAAAACCTGTCCTCTGCACTTAGCGCCGGCGGTGTAAAAAACCGTGACAGCATTAAGCTTGCGCAGGCTCAAATGGAAAAGTTTGTTAAGCATGTGGCAAGTGAGGCTCGAAAAGGGCGTACTGACTTTGATGCGAATGCGCTTCAAAAACGGTACAAAGTGGAGCATGCTGGCAGCGACTTTTACCAAAAAGTAATTGATACTGCAAAATCACAGGCGGAAAGATTTTCGCTAAACAAAACCAAACGGAAAGGCGCAAGTATTGAAGAGCAGCTTGCAGACCGTTTGGAAAGCATTGAAACGCTTGAGCGTGCAGCTGGAGGCAGATATATTCCGGGCAGCACTTGGCGTGACAAACTGCTTGGTGACCGTCTGGTAACCATAAAGGATGTATTGGAGCATGCCGATAAATTCAATGATACTGACGGTACGTTGATTATTGGCGGCGACCATTCCGTTAAGGAAAAGTCTTTCCTTAGACGGGTGCAGGAACTCCACGAAAAATACAAAGAGAAAAACGACAAGGAAATGCTTGAGCGTTTTGAAAACCTTGTTGTAGACCCTCATCTCCGTAAAGGGGCAAACGGAGAAATTTTCTCACTCGACCCGCTGTATAAGGCAAGACATAAGCTGATGAAAGATGTTGCCTACACAATGCCAGGCAAAATCTTAAAGGTTAGCGACCTGATGATGTCGGAAAGCACACCAGCTTTCTATCACTTCAAGAAGGGTACATTAAACCCTGTACTTGCGGCACTGGAAGGCCATGAAGGAAAGCGCATTATGAGCGACTACTTCTATATGGCCGGCAGAGTGTATAGGTATGACGAAGAACACAATAAACTCCTTGAGGATTTCGTAAAGGAACTGGACGACGGAACATTTTTCTCTACACGCTTCGCTGGGCTTGCCAACCTCTACAAGGATATTAATGGGCTTAATGCGCAAAGGGTAAGAAAAGACGGCTCAATCGCTAAAATCTTAGACCTGAATGCGGCCACGGGGATGAATCCGTGGGAATATATTGCAAGCTTTTTTAGCGAAGGAAAAGATAATAAGTATCTTCCGAATGTTATCAAGAACATTCGCACAGGGAGACTTGACGCTATCGGAGACGATTTAGACGACGCGTACGAGCGGGTCTCCGACTTAAATATCTTCCTGAATAAGAGCACAAGAGGCCTCACACTTTCCATGCTCAATTCCCTGGAGGGGGTCGCACGAGCCGGCGCCGGTAAAGATGGCCGTGATGCGCTGGAAATCATTAGTCTCTTAAAGCTCAATGATGGGGAACAGATATTAGATGGCGTAAAAGGTATGGTTGGGGCGCACGGTGGTACAGATAGTGCGTTTTTGAATAACCGCCTGAATAGACTCATCAATAAATTTGCCAGAGATGAGGGGGCCACAAGAGGTTCAGTAGAACTTCTGGAAGATATTTCAGGAGCCTGGAACGATGATGGCGTATCCGCTGCGGGCGGCCTTGATTTTTACGGCCAGCTACAAAGAGAGTTATCCAAAGAAGCATTGATGCGTCTTGCTGAAAATTCTCGTGAAGCTTCGGGCGGCCTCTATAATGCCATTAAAGGCATAATCGAAAACAGCGGAATGTCCCACGCGGAAGAGGAAGCGGCAAAACGCCTGGCTTATACCTCGTTTCTGGATAACGAGACGCAGAACGTATTCACCGGGTTTGGTAAATATCAGCGAAGCACGTTTGACCAGATTGATGGCCAGACGGGCAGAACGCTACTGGAAGGATTTTTATCCAAATATGTAGCGGTTGCAGGCGGCCAGACAACACGCGAAGGAGAACGTGATGCGGCAAGAGTTATCCAGGATATGGTCAATGATGGCCATGAGTGGCAGATGCTGCATGGCGGTGGCCGCGGAGAAATAGATTTTCTCCCCGAGCAGTACATTGAGTCAGACTATGCCATTATCCGAAAAAGTTCTGGCCCGCTCGACATCCTGAAGTCATTAAACGAATCTATAAAAGCAGGTTCACTCAACCCATTCAAAGAAGAAGGAATGAACTTCATCAACCAGCTTAAGGCTGGTGGTACGGACGCAAGTAACGTGTCCATTATGACAATGATTCCGTACTTCTTCCTGAGAAGGCTTGGTGCAGATGACCTGCCCCCATTTCTGCAATTTTCCAATGAAGCCCTAAACAGCACATGGGATTTAACCAAGGGTATCGCAAAAAGGATAGCCCCGGTAGTTATCGGTGAAACATACCTTGAATGGGGCGACGATACGGTTGGTGCAGTAACCGGTATAAGGCCTAGCGCAGGACTTGTCAATGGCCTCGATTACATGGATATCGGAGCCAGAAAGATGCTGGATATGACCGGTATCGGCGGCATGCTTGATTCACAGTCCTATGTAAACCCCGTCATGCAGTATTGGGGTGGCCGTGACGGTTATTATGATGCAGATGAAGAGCGCGACTATATTGCCAACGGATATGAAGCAGTAAGACGCGGCCGCTTCTGGGCATTTGGCTCGGTAAACGAATTCCGTGGCTCGACGATTGAGTATTATCAGCCAACACTTACCAGACGGCTTAACAGTGACTACTACAATAAGTCACTGTATGACGGTTACTGGGATAAGTGGGGGCACTCGCTTTTACCTACGCCGACGGCGCCACTTTCTCCGCTCGTCTACCTGATGGACCCGTACTATCTGGAAGAAGAGCATAAGGAGGACCGTCCGTACACAGTTTCTGGTACGATGTTCGACAAGGAAACTCCTTGGGGAATTGTCTTAAATCCGACAATTGGTGAACTTGTAAAACCGGTTGTTAAGATGAACCAGGATAGGTTGACGGATGACGGACAGGATGTAAAAGCAATTATCTATGGTATCAACCAGCATATCCGCGATACGGCACAGGGCGACCATGCCTATGCTATGGTGTTTGACCGTGAGCAGATTACAGCTGGCGAATACACATCGTATGCTTCCCCCTCGCTTGGCCAATACAATATCCGTATCGGCAAAGAGCGTGGCGAACAAATGCGTCAAAAACAGCTCGACACCCTTGGCGGCCCAATGGAGCCGGAACGTCGGTCAACCCTTTACGAGCCAGGTGGTTCTGGTGACGGTTCTGGTGAGATTGGCTTCGGTTTTGGCGGTTCTGGTGGTGGCGGAGGCGGTTCGTTTGGTGGCCAGTATCCTCTTGACCTTTTAGGCCAGACAAACCGTAAGATTTTCATTGCGGCCGCCCGCAACGAAAACCGAGGCGGAATGATAACCACCGACTATATCCATTACAGCAAACTGGATGACATTCTCGGCAGTGAGGATATGAATGACCTGATGAGCGCCGGAGCTGGCGGTGACCTTGTTCACGAAATGTCACAGTCCTTAAGACTGATTGGCGGTATCTACGGTTACGGTGCCAATAGAGCCTTTGGTTTTGGTGAACGGGATGGCAAACAGATAGCCGACGCCGGCGACATGGATTCCTTCAGCCGTTCCTTCTGGGATGAATCCCTTGGTGGCATCGGTGGAGGTACGGCCGAAATTGCTCGTCGTTTCATTCCGGAATACAGACGAAATATTCGTGTCAATCCTCTCTTGAACACCATGCCGGACTGGCTCCCTGAAAAGCTAAGATTTGGTGACCCATACGCACAGCTTCCAAAAGGCGAAGCACGTCTTCCGGGTAAGGGGTATGAAGCATTAAACGAGCTGCACCCTGACCAGTACGGTGTTTATGGTGCGTATGACCGCTACAAAATTTTGGCAGACGTTGCTCCAAACTCAACCGAGTTTAAGGTTTGGAAAAAGATTGCAAACGCTACAGTTGAAGACCCTGCTCTTAAAAAGGACATGGAGAAAATCCAGGACCGCGTAAACGAGCAGAATAAACAGCACGACTTTTACGATTATCGCATTCTGGGCAAAAATGTAGATTACCAGGATGCAATCATCCAGGAGATAAATAAAGACGGTACGTTCCGTATTCGTGGCTCCAACAGGCTTCTCACACTCGCGGGGATTGAGTTCGATAAAGAACAGACTCGTGGCGGTTTGGGTAACGACATCATGTTGGAATACATGCATCCGGGACAGAGCGTTACGATTGCGACAGACTCAAGCGAGTATAACCGCGACAATCCGGACGGAACCAACAATGGTGAAGGTACGGTAAATGCGGCGGTGTTTGTTGACGGTGAGAGCGTTAGCGCCCTCATGCTTGGTGACCACAAAGATGTTATCAAGCGAAAGGATGAACACTTAAACGCGGCAGATGTATATGCTTTAACTGGCACATTCGACCGTTTTGTCGGTGGCATAACCGAAGCAATCGCTCATGCCGACCTGCCGCTTATCCACGACCGCTGGCTTCGTGTGCGTTCGCCTTTGGAATCTTACAAGGCAGAGCAGATATACGGCACACCATATCAGACATGGTCGGATGTATGGGGAACTTACGTGCAGCCTGCCATGGAACGTGCGGTATCTGACCATTGGGATGTAATCCGTGGAACGGCAGAATGGTTCGCCTTAAATAACCTGCGGGAACGGGAAGGCCTTGGTAAAACCAAAAAGATGCTTTTATCTGGTGCTGCAGCTCTGATGAACAGAGGGGCATTTATCGGAAGCAGCATCGCAACCTTCCTGCGGCCGGGTGACGGTGAACTTTTCCAGAAAGGCGGGAAGATTGGCCTTGGACTCTCACTTCTCGGCAATATGTATACAAGCGCCCAGTCCAGTCCGCTTGAAGCGGCAGCAAGTTATGCAACCGCGGGCTGGATGGCGGCAGATGTTCTGGATGAAGAAAAGGAGAAGTTCACAAAAGAGCTTAGCGGTTCCATAAAGAAATTCTTCCGCAACGAAGAATCTTGGAAGTTTAGGACAAAAGGCGCCTTTATCGGTGCGGCGGCAGGATTTGCCGTATCCGGATTATTTGGCCCATCACTTGAGGATGGCGACCGTGCACACTGGACGCCGGACCGCATAAAGAAAAAGTGGGAACTGGAAGATTACTTCGACCGCCTGACCTACATAAAATACACAGGGCTTTATAATCGTGCGGCAGAGCTTGCAAAAAGCGAGGAAGGCATAGATGTAAAGAAAATCTTCGATGATTACGAAGAATGGAGCGACTGGCGCCGTGAAATCATGGAAGATTCGGACGTAAACAATACCGAGTTTACTCATCTTGCCAAGAAGAGAATCCAGCGCGCATTAAATGGTCTGCATGATGAAATATTCGGCGGCGACGACAAAAACAATCATCGCTTTGAATATGATAATGGATTTTCCATTAACGACCTGCCAGGTGTAAGAAACGGTATTTTTCACTCCGAAGAAATATCGGAAGAAGAGCGGTTATATACATTAAACGCACTGGTTACACTTGGTATTCGGTATAATAAGCCTGGTTCTACTCGTACACAGGATGACCGTGACATGACCCAGCTCACGGCATTTGAGCATGTGTACGGTGAAAAAATACCAGACTATTATCAGGTTCACCACATCGTTGAGTTCTCGGAAAACGGTGCGGATGACCCGTCCAATATGATTGCGCTGAATCCGGATGACCACCAGTATATCACCGAACAGCAGAAAAAGATTGCAGAAGGCGACTTTGTTGCAGCTGAAATCGGTGCAAGAACCGCAATGCGTATTGGTGAGTACGGGCGGGCGGCCCTGCTTTACAAAAAAGCAGCAGAGGCCACCATGTATGGTCTGCGGGCGGATGCCAGATGGACCGATGTTGTAAAAGCGCTTCCAAAATATGAAAGAGATTACTTTACGGAGTTTATGCGGGAAAAAGACCCGGATAAGCGCGAAGAAATTCTGGAGTCAGCTTCTCCATTCCTTAGACGAGCATTAAAGCAAGTCTGGAAAATGGACTATGAAGCAGATAAAGGGCCGGACAATGAAGAGTATTTTGAAAGCCATAATCTTCCAAATTTCCAATGGGAAGGCTGGGACCCCGATTCGGACTTAAATAAGGTAAAAGCAAAAACCATCAAAAATGAAGGTATGCTTTTCTCTGATTTTGGCATATACGAATCCACATATCGTGACCAGGAAGTTATCAATGCTCCAAACCTTTCACCAAAAGGTGGTGATGACCCAATTACCGTACAGGCAAATTTACAGGCTACGCTTTCGGGCCTTGGACTAATTGGTGTAGAAGTTTCCGTCGAACCAAAGTCTACAAAGGGAATAACCTCGGTAATTAACGTCACGAAGGTAGCATCGTATAAGCTGGGAGAAACGGTAGATAACCTGTTCTCCTGATGATTATTATTTAGGCGACTGCGTCCTGCAGCCGCCTTTTGTTTTTAGGAGACATGAATGGCAAATAACATTTATTCTAACCGGACGACATCCCGGATTGCAAATAGAGACAGACAAAATCGTGCAGCGGAAGACCGCCTAATCGCAAAAAGTGTGATGGACTACCATCAGGCGGTAAGGGAATATGACGAAGATGTTCGCAAGGCGAAAAAGGCCGGCGAGAAAGCACCGAGCACAAAACCTGGATTGATCATGCCATCCATGGAAGAAATAGGCGTGGAAATGGCAAACAATCAGGCACTTATCTCGTCTATGGCAAAAATTGCAGAACATGACTGGGCCGGCACAAACGCAGTTATGAGCGTGCTCCCCAAAAGGTATAATGATATAGCAGAGGTCGGTGTAGAGGCGCAGCACATATATGAGCAGAAGGTATTGCCTGTCGTTGGCGAACTTTTGCGTAGTGTGCAAGCGCCAACTAAGCTGAAAACAATCCAGACAGGTGATGAGCTTTTAAAGAAAACCATCATTCAGGATGCCCAGCTTAACTATGCCTTTAACCAAAACGCCCTTGTCAAAGCGAATATGCAAAAACAGAAAGCCGTTGTTGAGCATATTCAAAAGACAGGTAAATTTATCGAATACGACCTTGAAGGTATTGGCAACAATATCACAGAATTCTCCTTTATTGAATTTGACGTAAACGCTAAAAATGGGAATCCTGTAAAAGGATACATGACCGGCCTTACAGGTGTTGACGATAAAACAGCAAAAGAACTGCAGGGCTTAATTGATACATACAATAAGTTCGGGTTTAAGCATGGCAGCCAGGCAAATGGTGTAGATGAGGCCAACCGATATAAACTCGAGGCTATTGCAAAGCGCGGACATAAAAAGACCGTCGTTGAAAAACAGGATGGAATCAATATCCTGAAAAGCTATGCGGTCGATGATGATGTCAAGATTATTGACCCGGAAGATCTTAAACGCGGTCTTGCAGGACTTGTTGAAGACTACAATGTAATTCATAAGGCAAAGCAGAAAGTCTATAAGTTTGGTAACAGGGAGTACAAACTTTATAAAGACGACTACATGATGCTGAAAATGCTTTATGATGCCAAGGTAAACAATATTGCCCTGACTGGCTTGAACGTCTTTGGGTACGATAACGCCCAGATTAATCGTCGTTTCAACTTAGCAACTGGCGACGCTTATTTGCTGTGGAAACAAATAACCGGAACCGGTGATATGAACGACAGCCACCTCATCTTCGACAAGACGGCTGTTCACCGCGAAGGCAATGACCCTGACACAATTCTTGCCAATGAAAACCGTGCTCTGGAAACGATTGCTGCAAATCCTGGCAACACCCTTAATACCTCACTTGGCCAGCAGGCAAGATATGGTAACATTAAAGACCCGGCAACTGGTAAACTGATAACAGGCCCGGAACGTTACCAACAAATGATGCACGAGCTGTTTAACGGCATAACGTATGCTCAGCATGCGGCTTTTTCTGATACGGCTATTCAGGGCTTTACAACTATTGATATGCTCAAGCATTGGTCGTTCAGTCCGACGTTCGAGGATAAGGCTGGCAACGTAGTACCCAACCCGGATTATATTTTCTCACCGGAAAATATCGAGCCAGGAAGAATGGCCAAGGCTGGCGACATCTTCTATGTGCAAAAAGGCGTAATGAAAAACACCGCAACCGGCGGTATGAGTTTCGTCGTGGACGGAATGACCGGTGATATTCGTTTTGACGGCATACGTTTCGATAACAAGGGGAAACTGCAAACAAATAGAAACCTTGTTACGCCGGCACTTAAGAGCAATACATATGCCATGCTTGCTGGTGCAAAAGAGATTTCCATTGATAGCGCTATCGGCAGAGAATATGCAAAGCTAAAGGATACGGCCGGTACAGATAAGCTCATTGCCCTGATGTTTTATCAGTATGGCAAAGCATATCAAGGAGACGCTGACGGAAAACTCAAAGACCTGAATGTATGGGTCGGCACACGTGCGGAAGCAGAAGAATTCTTAGGCAATAACCCATATGTTGGTTCCGTAGTTCCACAGAGCACACCCAAAACTCTGGGAGATTGGAGAAAAATATCCACTCAGAACCAATATACTGACACAACGGAAGTTTCCGATGTTGTAAAAAACAAGTTCGGTAAAGAACTTGAAGAAGGCGGTCTCGCAAGCTTTAATAAAGCAGTGGCTTCGTCCAATGCTACAAAGCAGGCAGACTCAGCAAGTAACTGGCTCCGTAATCTGGACTATGATAAGGCAATAGCGTCACTAGAATACCTGTCGCAGCTTAACTACGAGGTAAATGGGCGCAATATAACGGGCGGAATTTCTGAATATGCCGTAAACTATCTCGGAAAGGCACTGACCAGCAAAAAAGCGTTAACGGATACCTTTAAGATGTTTAAGCCTAATAAGGCTAATGAGGTATTAACGCAAACAATAGCAAATGCAACGTATTCAGCTGGATATCTGTACTCGGTCCAAGATATTCTGAAAAAGTCAACCGAGCTTGCATTGCAGCTTGCAGGTAGTGGCGACGAAAAGAAAAATGTCCGAAATTATTACTTCAGGCAGATTTACGAAAACGCACTCTCTGTACTTGCTGAAGAAGTTGGCAAAATAAACGGCGTTAACTATACACCTGCACAGGCTTACGGACAGTTAATGAAGGGCGAGATGCGGACAGGAAAGCAAGCTCGCTCCGCACTTTTGGATATTTCCAGCATTATGCCAGCAAAAGCCAGAGCAGTGGCTGGACTTAACACGCCTACCGGCACGTTCTTTGAGATTGACCCACATGAGACGGAGCCACACTGGGTAAGCCGTCTTGATAAAATGCTGCAGACGGACAATCGCGCAACCGCTGTCCGTAAACTCGGTGGGCTGATTGCAAAGCAGTATGGAGAAGTAGGCGGGGAAGTAAGAGAACTGCCAAAGAGACTTGCTGGGATGGTTACTGAACCATCTGCAATGATGCTCGAAATCAATAAAACGTTGCAGCTGATTCAGAAAAAAGTTCCCGGACTTCTCAGACAACCGGAAACAAAGTACATCGATACGATAAATGGCCCCGCCCCCATTGTGGAAGCTAAAAAGCTTCTCACCAAGAAAAAACGGGAAGCCATTGAAAAAAAGATGTACGATATCAGTGGTATCGCAAATGGGGCAAATGGTAACGCCTCACTTGAAAACCTGGTTGACCAGATAACCGAGTCGCTTTTTGCCCAGACAAGCCGTTTTGATTTGGTCGGCAATAAAGTAAGCGACGATGCGTTAAGCGAACTGATATCGCATGGATATTCTTCCTGGGAAGCGGAAGAAATTATCCGTGACCGTGATAAGCGTAAAGGCGCAACGAAACGATACGTCCGCAACGCCCTGACACCAATCCTTAGTGGCGGCGGTCAGGTTGCCTACCGGTTCAATCCTGACACCATGCACCTTGAGCTTGTCGACACGGCAACGAGCACTCCGTTCGACATGTCCAATATGCTGCCGAAAGAAAGGTACGACAGCAAAACAGGACGCTTTTATACGCAGTTTGGTCAGGCACAAATCGCAACGATAAAAACCCTGGGGCGCAGCGTTGACAAAAATGGCGAAACGGGCTTTAGAATGCTTTCGCAGATTGATGTGGCAGCAAATCACCTGTTCCGTTTTGCGCAGTATGCTACAAACTCTGGCCGTACCGGCAGTGAAAATATTGGTACGCTGCAGTGGGTAATGAAGAAGGCTATTGACCTTGTTCGCCCGGATGGCGTAACGAGGTTCGACCACCAAGACCAGCGTTTCGGGTTAATGCTCGACTTCATGCCGCTCGTAAAAGAGTTTGGGTATTTCCAGTCGCTGGGTGCATTCAATCAGTTGAACCTTAGTCAGAAGACAAAAGATGTTCTGCTGAACATGGCCGGCCGTCTTGAATACGAAAACCAAAACGCCAAGTTTGGTGCGGTTAAGGCACTTAAAGATGTAAAACCGGATGAGCTTGAAGCCATCTATAAGGATTTTGATGTTATCTTTGGCGCACTTGCCGAAGACACAGATTTTTCCAAGGCAGTCTTTGGTGCAATAGACGGCAGCGATAAAAAATATATTCAGTCAAGGCTTGCTCACTTAAACATTGCGGATATTAAGAACCCTGCAAAAGCACTGGCTTCCTTTACCACAACCGGCCTTGGAGCAACGACATTTGCAGGAAAAGATAATCGTTCTGTCGGCATTGCTGCAGCCAGAGCTCACTCCATGGATTTGGATAGCTTCTATGAAGAAGATGATGAGTACAGAAAACTGGTTCGTGGCGGAAAAGCGCTCCTTACGGAAATGGAAGCGGCCAACATTGACAGAAACGGTTTGTATGGCGCAGTCCGTACCCATGGCGTAAATATCGATACATCTGTATATGAAGCCGCAATAAACGCAAATCTGGACAAGCTTGCGGATTTGGAAGATGGTTCGGCCATAATCCGATTCCTTAACGAAAACGGCTCTATCGCCAATCCGCGATTGCAGCATTTGTTCCCTAAAAATATAAACCAGAAACACCAGACGGTTGGGCTTATTGATGTTGATGAGCTTCACGGCGTAGCGGTACGAAGCGCAATCGAAGCGGAAGAAAAAATCCGTCGCTCTACCGAAGAAGTTATTGAGATTGCCAAAAACGGCGGCAAGATTAACTTCAGCTACACAAATGAGGCCGACAAGCAAAAAGGCTGGGCGTATGTCCAGAGGGACGATATTATCGCCTGGGATAAAAGCTACGTTGGTGAGCCATCCAAGGTACGGGCAGACCGTGAAGGATTCCTGTATAAACGTTACTTTAGAGACGGCCGCGAAATCGACGAGGCTGAAATCAATGAAGTATTAAACCGGCATGCTGGTGAGTTTGCAGAATATGGCCGCGACGTTACGTCCAGAAATAATGCAGAAATCAGGCAGAAGGCAGCAGGTATTCTTGCAAACGAAGGGTATAGCCTCCGCTATATTGTTAAATCAGGCAACCTGCTCAATTATCAGAAAGTAATTGATAACGGAGAAAAATCAGTAGCCGACTTCCTGACTATGCGCCTTGGCGGGTACGATAAAGAAATCGGTGCGCTTCTTAAGCCTGCGGATGATATAGGGACTCCCAGAACGCTTCGGCCAACAATGGAAGCACTGAAGGACATTGACCACTTCAATAGCTTCCTTGTTGCAAATGGTTACCAGGGGATAACTCAGGCCTCACTCGATGCAATAGAATCGGTTAAGGGTGACTGGAATAAGTTCAGGAAAAAGGTATTCGATGAACAATCTGTATACTTCGACCGTGTAGCGGAAATCCTTCACTCGTCAGGTTTTATTAGCGATAGCGTCTATAAGAACGGCGCCCTTGGTATAATCAGCACCGCTATGCAGGAGCAGATGAAAGGCTCCCACCGTGAAGGCGAGCGAATCGAAGCAAGGCTTGCTGATGCCATCGAGGCAAAAGCCTGGGAAATTTTTAATACCGACGGCCGGGTTAAAAAAATTGATACCGCCTATAAGAGAGCTTCCGATGAAATCTTTACCCAGTTAAGGGATGCTGGGGTATTCAAAGATAAAGACGGAAATAACATTCTTGCAAACTTTGACCCGAAGGGCAAGAGGAAGTTCGACGGTGTCGTCCTAAGCAATGACCTTTACAGTATCGATGTAGAAGCACTTGATGCAGTTATTAAGCCTTACGTAGAGCGCAACAAGATTACTGCGGACCAGGTTGATAAGAGCGTGCGAGCAACTATCGCCGAAACGCTCAGAGATAGTGCGTCCATCATGATGGACAAAAAAGAAGCCGCTTATGCCGAGGGAAAATTATCGGAAAAGGCTTACGCAAAAGCCCAAAAAGATTTTGAAGATGCTAAGGAAAAGGCTGACCGTATCGCTGCCGGTGATAAAAACGAAGTCCTTGGTTATAACAAGACTTCCGGACTTGCTCCTGCAGCCGATGCAGACGAAGTTGGCTTAAACAATGGCCATAACAGCAAGGGTGTAAAAATGACTCGCCGTCTCGCGCAGAACCTCAACCAGGAGGTTATGGATGAGACGGGTCTTGACGCTATTCGGGTAGCCTATGAAAAAATGCTGCAGAATGCCTCGTCTGAAAGCGAACAGAGCGAAATCGTAGACCGGTTCAATCGTCGATATAAAGATTTTGGCATCTCTGCAAAATGGAATGCCGAAAATGGTACGCTTACTGCAGATTATGGCGAACCAGGAAAACTGCGCCGCGTCAATGCAGCCATCATCAAGAACATGGAAGAAGAGATAGTCCGTGGTCAGGGTTTTGGCGCAATCTGGGGTGAAGGCCTTAATGAAAGCGGTGTTCGTGGTGTTATTATCGATGGCCATATCCACGAAGATGATTTACGTGAATTGAAAGAGCGCGGTATCAGTGAAGAATCTATCGGCACAATGATTAAAGCCTATGAGGAAGCTCATGGTGCTAAGATTATTGGTATGAATAACTTCCTCAGCCAGTATTCCTATCAGGCCAGCGCAGCTGCCAATGAGTTTAATGTGCAGATGGCTAAGGCTGAAACGGACGCTGAAAAGGCCGAGCTCATTGAACGCTTCACAAAACAGAACCCGGACTTCTCATTGAGGCGTATCGGCGACCTGCACACGGATAGACAATACATTCAAAACGACCCGTTAAATCCCACAAACCGCAACATGATTATCGATTTGGGTGAAAACACAAAACAGCGATATGTTGCAGTTCCGTTGGAAAATCTTTCCGTAATGGATGCGTCAAGTGGCGCAGGGGTAGTTTCCAGTTCTGAAATCAGAAGTTCAATTGGTTCACTGGCTCACTATTATCACGAACGAGTTCATCGTGGAGCTACCGTAAGCGAATTCTATCAAGAGGAATTTGATAAGGGCGTCGATAAGCTGTTAAAAGCAGTTGTTAACCTTTCTGTTCACAAAGAAGGTGCGGCAGCCCAGGTAACCAGTGATTATATCACAGGGTCTGGTACGTTTAAGGCGGATATTATCCGTATGACGGCTGACAATACCTTTGAGACAATAACCCGTAATGCGGCCGGGGAAATCACGTATGGCGGCAAGAAACAAGAATTCAGCTTGATGAATACCGCAACGGTTGATGGAATGAGCCTTGCCGAACATGCAAGACTTGGCCATAACATCAATGCTACATTCCTGGGTGAGGACTTCTTCCTTAATGCACTCCAGGATGACAGTATGAATAACATCTTTGCCGAACTTGGTATAAGTGACGGCAAGGCTACAGTTCATAACTATCTGGATAACATCAATAATGGCGGCGGTCTTGGTCTCCAGATGCGTCAGCCTGCAGAGTACAACACCTCTGTTGGCGGTTCCTACTTATTCCTCGATAGAACCTTATCCCGCAACCAGGCGCGTGTCACTCAGGCAACGCTTGCTGGCCAGAACGGCGATAAGGACGGCGACTTGGTATATGCGCTCCTTGCCCGTGCAGATGCCGAGATTCGGATAACAGGAATCAACGAGGAAGGTGAAGAGGTTGTACTGAAATCTTTCAATGCCCGTATCAACAATCTCCAGAAGGGGCTTATTGAGAAAAACATTGATGCAGTAAAAGCAGGAATTTCAAATATCGATAAATACTCTGATGTTCAGCTTAGTGTAAACTTTGCTGACGGTGACCCGTTTGAAGCTTATGCTCGTTCAGCTGAAACAATCGGAACATCGTCCCTCACCGGTATCAATCGTGACGTGCTCGCGCTGAACGATTTGGATGAGGCCATTAGAGTTCGCAATGAAACTGCGGAAATAATGGTCGGCGGCGTGGTACGGAATTCCAGTAAACTTACCATCAGCGAACGCAATAAGCTCAATGAAGCATTTGAGCAGGAGATTCAGGGCAGTGAAGAATTCCAGAAAGCTATTGAACAGTATAATAGCAAATATGACAAAGATGTAACCCTTGAAACTTTGTCGGCAGACGACCTGGCTACAAGATTAGACAAGAATAAAAAAACCAAAGAATTTGAAAAAATTGAAGGTATCGCAGACATATACTTGGAAAACAAGTACGGCGGTAAAACTGATTCGGAAGCTTATGGCCGGGAAGCAGAAATTCTTGCCAATCATGTAAATAAGCTGAATATCGACGATGAAATTGCGGCCCATATGGGCAGGGAGCGGGCAGGTATCTTCAACATGAATACCTATCGTACTACTCAGGTTGCTCATATTATCCGAGACCATGGACTTGATAATGGGCTTACAGATGAAGACCTCAATATCATCAACCAGTTCATGGTTCACGTAAAAGAAGCTGGCCAGGCTCCAAAGAACGCAACGGCGAATGCTTCTACTCTGGAAGGACTCGATACGGCCCTGAAAGACTTCTGGGGTATTGGTACTGGCAGAAACGGTACAGTATATCAGAAGCAGGCCGACGCAACAAAACTTAACGAACTGATTGACGAGGTTTATGCGGGCGGCATTAAGGAGTTTAAAAAGCTTCCTGACCGCATGAAGGACCCGGAAACGGGTACGGTAAGCGCTGAGCGCATCAAAGAAGCGTTCAGTCACCTACTTCCGGAAGGCAGTGCCCTGAGCGGTGAGCTTTACAAGGCCCTCCGCGTTGGTTATGCCATGGATATGTCCTACACTAACGTCGGCACGCCCGATGAAGGGGATATGCTCTACAGGGCAAACCAGATAAAGGATAAGTGGGTTGAGTCAATCGGTTTTGATGATGCAAAAACCCGCCAGCTGGATATATTAACCAACCCTGTCGGTTCCAGTTTCACCGATACGCCATATACACCCGATGAATTTATCGGCGACCTGCCGGAAGGGGAGGTTCCGATTGGCGACCAGGTTCGAGGGCTTATGAGCTCCATAAAGAAAAACTTTAAGGGGCATGGAGCAATCGCAGCACTTGGTTTAGCAGGTGTTACTATGGCCATGGGTATGGCGGGCGGAGCACCGACCGCTCCTCCTGCAACACAGGGACAGGCTAAGGGAATTCAGCAGGAAAATGCGGTTTACGAAATCCCAAGTACAATGAGTATGCAGGGCGTACAAAGTGGGGCAAACCAGTCTTATATCATCAATGTAAATGCTTCTACGGACAAAGGCCGGGACTTTGCAACAAACGTAATCAACCAGGCGTTTGCCAATATGCCGCAATCGGCAGGAGGCAACACAATGACTATGAATATTAAAGACTCGTCTAGTAATATCGGCTACAGTGATATTGCTTCGTATGTCTCAAACATGCTTTAAGATACAAGCGGACCAAAGCAATGACTTTGGTCCGTTTTTTTATATAAGTCGGAGGAAAGTAAATGGTAACGGATAGTCTTAATCCTGCAATCGGGCTTCCCGATATGGGAGATTTTTATTACGATGCACCTGACCAGGAATCGTATTTTGGTGAAATGGATAGAAACTTGAACTCTATACGGCGGGATCGGGCCAATACTGCAGAAGCGTATAAGTTCTACCAAGAAGACCCTCCGCAGCCGGGAGCTGACGAAAAAGGCAAAGTATTTGTCTTCGACATTGAACTTGGCGGTAAAGGTATCGGTGATGACGATGAAACAGTTGCCGGTATTAAAGTCGATGATGGTGATACGCTTGCTATTCCTGTTGGGAGCATACATGCCGCTGACGAAAAGAGCGAAAAGTATTTAAGCTACGTAAAGGGCTATGTCAGCACACATAATACCAGCGGAGAAGCTACCTCAATCAATGTTCGTTTTGCCGGCGTTGATACCAAGGAATTGCCGCACTACAGAAAAGTAGAAATGTCGGAACTAAACAGCAAGGAAGTAGAAACGGTTAACCTTGCTGAAGCCCTCGGCAATAAAGATTATATGGTATCCAAGTATAAGAGCTGGATGCAGGTTAGAAAAACCATCGATGAATCTTATGATGGGTATAAAACCAAGGGCACATTCTTTGACTACTCGGAAAGCAGCGACAGCACAGTAACCGTTGTAAAACTCGATGATGGAAAATACCACCAGTACTTTTCAGACGGAACAAACGGTTATGTGTTAATCGCTAATGATACGAACAATTACTCTCCGGAAACAATTGCCGATGCCGGCCTCGCACGCGATGTCGTAGTAAATGCGCTGAACGATGCAGAGGCTATGCGTATCGTTATAGACGGCACGCAGATTACTCGTGACGGCGGAAACATCAAAACGATGTTCAACACCGACTTGTATGGCACAGGGCTTGAAAATGAAGCTCACCGCATGCTCGATATGATGTTTGATTCTTATACAAAGCACCAGCGTCCGGGATTTAATACATGGGGGCAAGATGCGTACGGCCGCTGCATTAGTGCTGTATATGTAAAAATCAAAGGCAAGTGGATTAACCTCAACAAACTTGTTATCGCCGACACGAACATGACGGAGATTAACAAGTATAACAATGGCGACCAGGCTTCTACGGTTATTGACCTGGATAGCTATGAGTATGATGCAAAAGAATATGCCGACAGTCTTTACGCAGACTCGAAAAAATTTGATGACCGCGAAAAAGTACAAAAACAGTTATTCAATCAAACCTGGGAAGCCTTAAAGGAATGGACGGTAACGATTGGCGATGTGACACTTTTTGTGCCGCCCACAAGTATCCGTACCCTCACCCAGACGAAAGCAGAACGCACTCCTCTTATTCGCGCAAAAGGCTCCATGGCCAAAAGCGGAACAAAGAGCCAGCGTATTATTGAAATGGATTTGTACTTCAACGAAGACCGTGGCATTAACGGATATGAGTACAAGACTAATACTCGTGCAGATAATAAGGGCAAGGAAATCACCTACTGGATGAACGGCCTTCGTGCACTCTATGCACAGTTCCGTGTAGCGCCATTCCTTCCCATTGAAAACAATTATATCAATACTGTCCTTGGGGTGGATGCGGTATCTCTGCTGAGCTTTTCCTGCGAGACGGTTCCGAACTTCCCGAAACTTATCCGGGCCACAATTCAGCTCTCGGAATTTGAATATCGCGTTTATATGCCTGAAATTCCTTACGACCCGGGCGATGATGACGAAAAAGAAGTAAGAAACTATTTCAGCAAACAGATTAACTATCCTCTCTTCCGCTACTATTATCAGCGCTTAATCCGAAACGGCGAAGAACTCAAGGATGTAAAGTTCATGGACGAAAAGTACATCAAAAGTACTTTTGGCAATAAGACCTGCCTTGTCCCTGCAAAGTTTGTAGACCCGTACATTCGTTTTTACGTGCCGAACAAGAATCAGCTCGAAAGGCTGAAAAAGGCAAAACTTGAGCGCATGGCCAGACCGAATACGGTTCGTGATATTACGAAGGCAGAGCTCGACTTTGCCGGCGAGATGGCCAAGATTAAAAATGAAATCGACTACATCAATTCATCACAGTCTCCATTGGACAAGATAAACGATTATCTGAAAAATCCAGAGCTGGACGGATATGTTCTGGGTGGCATCAATACCAAGATTATGATTGGTAAGGTTGATTCAACCACTAACAGTTTTGTCCCGGACCCGGAAAAGACGCGAGAATTTGAACGACTGCTTGGGGAAGCTGTTAACAATTATGACGTTGGCCTCACCTCACTTAAGCGGGAAGATGGTATGCCACTGTGCCAAAAACAGGGCACGGTAAGTTCCGGCGCGACCAATTCTGACGGCTCTGTGTACAGTGTAGACTTTGCAATGAACGTCGAGGTTCCGAATATCTCGGAAGATTCCCTGAACAATCTGAGAACCTTGTCGACGGTATCGGGTGTCGCATCAGCAGATGAAATCTTCAAGAACCGGTGCCTGCATTTCAGACTTTCCGTGGATATGGGCGAAAGCGATATTGAATATGCTTCAATCAAGATTAGATGTGCAAAGCTTGGCCAAAATGAAGGACTATTCTATTTCGATACGTCTGCTGACACAAGCTTTTTGAACTTCCTTGCGGAAGCGAATAATAAACAGGGCGTTGGCGGCAACGAAGATGCGAACAGCGCAAAAGCGTCTGTTGATTTTGTTAGCGCTGCAACATTACAGTTTGAGCCGTATAATGAAGACCAGGATTTTCTGGTTGAGGCTATTCACATCAATACCAGCAACACATTCTCGCAAATCACCCTGCAGGAAACAAACGGGTATGCACCGCAGTATATGGGCGGTACGGATGTAACAATTCAGTTAAGTCTGTATACGCAGAGCAAAAAGGCGGCGTCATCCATTAACGCCCTCCCGCAGGTTTCGGCGGAGTTTGCTCGTAACTATCGTTTGGTTTTGGCGGCATGGCCGTTAAAAATCGAGACAGAGTTCACCAAGCTCTTTGGTATTACGGACGTAATGGTTGAGGCCTGCCAGGTTGATACCGTACCAAACTATCCCGGCCTTTACCATATCACCATGAGCCTTGTATCTGTTGACCGCTCACTGAGAAACCGTGAAGCAATGCAACAGAAGGACATGAAGAACTTCCACAACCTGTCTGTAGAAGGCATTGCTCGTGAACGCAGATGGTCGTATGGACAGATGTCCAAGTTCCTGTCTGAGGCGGAACTTTACCCAGACCTTGAACTTCCGACATTGGAAGAACTTGGAGAACAGGGGTTCAACTTTATCCGTTATTCCAACGAAAACCGTGTTTATCCGGACCCGGACTTCTACTTCACTTACAGCTACGTCTTAATGAGCCAGCTTATTCGTGAAGCCGTCCTGAACGCATTAAACTCGGATGCTTGTCAGACCTTAATGAAGGATACGACGGGAAAGGAAATCGGCGGCAGCCTTACAAGCCATCTGGGAACCTGGGATAGAAACTACGAAATGTCCAAAGGATGGGATAAAGACCTTCAGGACGAGTTTTCAAATGATGACTTGATTCCCGCCCGCATGCTTTGCGATTTCCAAAACGTAGCAGATGATGAGCGCGACGAAATGTGGACCATCGCGCCAAACGTAAAAGTTGCGATGATGGAAAAGCGGATGCTTAACCGCATTAATGATGCGTCCAAGCAGAGCTACAAGGAAAAGAATGGCGCAGACATTCATTCGTCCACAACATATGACAATGCTGATGGAATAAAACAGCCTGGCAATAGTGAGGATGGGCTCAAGAAGGACAAAGATGGCAATGTCGTAGAAATGGAAGATACGCCGAATGATAACAACCAGCTCACGAAAGAACAGAAGGCTGAAAACGGCGAAAAGCTTAAACAGCAGCAGAAAGATATTAAGGATGGAAAGTCTGCAGGAAAATACTCTTCTATTATCCACGAGAAAAACGAAGAGATTTCCAATCGAATCAATGGAGTAATCAAGCACATTGAAAATATCCCTGTCGAAAAAACGGACGACAGTATCAGTGACCTCATGGAGGAACTTGTTGCTGCCTTTAACACTTGCCCCAAGTATGACGCAGTGATTGGTAAGTCTGGTGAGAGTTCTGCTTCTGGTGGTATGTTTGGTAAAATCCCTGCATTCCTGGATGCGGCGGCCGACGCAATTTGCAGCAATAATGGTGTAGATTATAGTTCGCAGAATGCAAACCATCTCAACCCAGCCGCTGCGGCATTTATAGGGAGTGTAGCAACTGGAGCCGGAGCCGGAGCAATTGTGGGGACGGTTGCGACTCCTGTAGGAACAGCGGTAGGTGCTGCAACTGGTGCTGCGGTGGGGGCAGTTGGCGGCACTGTAGCAGCTGGTGCATCATTGGTCACAGGGTCGCATTCTAAAAATGATACGGCCCCATGGAGGCATAGCACCAAATATCGTGGACGCCTCAAAATTGACGGAATTGAACAGGTTTGGGCGTTTGACGATGATGACCCCCAGCATGAATACAAAATTAATCTCCTGGCGGAAAATGCTACAGAGTTTGGCTTCTTCAACTTCAAGTATTACACGCCAGAAGAACTGGAAGACCGTTTTGGCTACTACGGGCATATCGAGCAGGATGAAAGCGTAGAAAACAGCGAGACTGTTGTTGAAGCACATCCGCGCATGGGTAAGTATCTGGCCGACCCGTACTATCGTTACGCGAACGAAGAAACGCAAAAAGAATACGTACGCAAGTGCGTAACGGACTACAGCTTTGCGAAAAAGGCTTTCCTCCGTATCTGTATTCTTTACATGAAGGTGCTTGTAAGCTATAACGTATTCCCATCGTTTTCTTACGATGTTATGCGCGACGCATTAACGAATGAATCCAACATGAAGAAAATACTCAAAAGTGTTGGTGAGTTGCGGGCCAAAAAAGCAGCCGAAGCAAAAACAAAATCGGAAACCCAAAAGCAGTACGGTACATCCAAAAAATACTCGGCAAAGAAAAAGCCGGGTTCACTTGACCAAAATGCTGTTGGAGCAGTTTCTTATGTTGGGGACGAAGTTCCAAAGCAGGAAGCTCAAAAGACGGAACAAGACAAGGACAAACAGAATGCGTCAGCAGAACCCGATAAGGAAACCAAAGATGCCAGCGCAGAGCGTGTTTCAAAAGAAGAGGAGACTGTAAGCAGGTACGCACAGAAAATCAACGAAAACAAAGAAGCCATTGATAACGGAAAAATATTCCTCATGGTTGCTATGGGTGTCGTTGACGGAGATAAGAATTTCCTTAAGTTGCTGCTTGAAAGAAAATATGATGCCTTAAATGCTATTGTTAGTGGAGCGTGCTCAGGGAATGTATCTCCCAACAAAAAAGACGGGGCATACGAAACCCGCCTCCGTAGTTTTGTTCGGGCCCTGGCCGGGGAAGATGTGATTGAAGAATCGCTGATTGCATCTGGCGAAACCGAAGCACCATCTGCAGTATTCAACAAAGATGAAGCAAGAAAGAACTGTGCTGCAGCAGCAGAAGACCCGACGCTGTACATGGTGCATAGCTTCTACGATATGGTTGTGCATGATTGTCGCGGACGGATGCTCCGTGCATTCCCGACATTCTATATGTTCTTTATTGACGAAGGGCGTAAGATTGGCAGATTCAAACTGCACGACAATTTTTATAACACCAATGCGGTTTCAAGCATAACAATATCGCAGTCCAGGAAAAACCCGACAGACGTAGCAGAGATTGTAATGACCAACTTCTTCAACACCTTCACAACGGAAGATGAAGATTTGAATATGAACTACACGGCAAACTTTACCGATGTGTTCCGGTCACTCTGGCTTCCTACGCTGCAGTCATATGCCATGGATGAAGAAGAGCGTCGCACAAACGCACCAAAACCGGAGCGCTTCAGATTGCGGCCCGGTGCAAGAATTCATATTCGCCTTGGTTACGGTGCAGACGCCTCCCATCTGCCCATCAGCTTTAACGGTATGGTTGCCGAGGTTGAAACAGGCGATGTAGTAAAACTTATCTGCCAGAGTGATGGCAGCGAAATCTGCAAACCAATCCTTTTGGAGAAAAAAGCGTCGGCGCTTCAAGGCATTGATGGCGTTGGCTGGTCCTCTGTTGCAGAAAACGGGGATACTCCTAAGGGTATCATGCGCAGTCTCATGTGCTTAAAGGGCGGCCTGATTAACTCCTACATGCATAATAAGGGCTGGGATGATGTGGCAAATATGTGGGGCGACCCCATTAATCCCCTCGGAATTTATCATTTTGGTAATCCTGATATGGAATATGGCGGCGACGCAGAACCTGTGCAGAACATCTTTGAGATTGGGCTTGAGTCAGGTTCCGAACGTTATTTAAGCACGCCTGGTGAAGACCATAAAGAGGGCGTAGCGGCTTCTATTAAAAACTATCTGATGGATAAGAAAGTCGAAGTGGCAACTCAGCTTCAGTTTGAAGTGTTTGGTAAGACGGTTTGGGATGTAGCTAATATCTGCCGCAGTACCGACCCGGAATACTACACATCGGTACGCCCCTTCCATATGCGTTCCACGCTCTTTATGGGACGCGCGCATGATTATTATGCATACGATTACGAGCAAAGAGGCGGAGCCTGGATTGAAAAGCGCAAGCCGTATCAGCAGGCCCATATTTATACGTCTCTGACAGACATTATCGATAACCGACTGGCTGTGTCGCCGAAAGACATAAAAACCTGTGCAATCGGAATGTATGAAGTCGAAGGCTTTATGAATGCCAAGGTCCAGAAAAAGACTGACCCACAGTGGGTTGATGCAGCGATTTACCCAGAATATCAGAAAACAATGTACGTCGATACCAAACTTTTTGGTGAAGCCTCAAGAAAACTTGGGCTTATAAGCGATGTAGTTGGCTGGTTTTCAAACGGTTTATTCAACAGCTACCTTGACCGCGGTGCAGATAAAGACGGTGACATCCGAAGCCATCATGCACTTGCCGTCAAAATGACAATAAGCGCATTGAAAGATGCTATGAAGGAAATGTACCAGGGCAATATCGTAATCATCGGTGACCCGACAGTGCAGCCAAATGATAGGATGATTCTGAATGACACCTACAATTACATAAACGGACAATGTCTTGTTCGTGATGTGGTGCAGGTGTTCTCGTGCGAAGATGGTTATCGGACGGTGCTCACGCCAGACTTAATCACTACACAGATAGGTACTCCGGCTGCAGGAGAAGCCAAAGAACAGAGTTATACCTGTCTTATCGAAAATGCGGCAATGGCTCCGGTTATTTCATTGGTCGGGGCAAAGTTGTTCCAGGCAAGCGCAACGAAGCTTACAGAATCTCTTGGGGCAATCAAAAACAGCAGTATCGTTTCCAAAGCTGCAGATTTTGCAAAAGCAGGTTCGGAAGCAATATCCAACAATAGCATTGTGCAAAAAGGCAAGGCGATTGCAGATGTTGGTGGTAAAGCATTAAAAGGGCTGAAACAGTTCGGAGAGGCTGCCGGTAAAGCCGTCAGGATTATTCGCACATTGGGTTCGGCTGCAGAAGCAGTAGCTGGTGCCGCCAGTACTGCGGTAGGGACAGCTAGTAGTGCGGCCGGGGCTGTTGGTTCGGCAGTTGCTGGCATCCTGTCGTCTCCGGCTGCTCTTGCGGCAGCAGCTGTTGTGCCGGTATACTTTGCACTGGGCTCGATTGAAGATATTGTCGCATCCAAATTCAACAGCCGAAAAACACTGGTTATATTCCCCCTGCAAAAATACAATAAGCCGTATGTTGGCGGAATTGATGGGCATGTTGGCTCTGTATATGGCGCTCCGAACTTTGGTTCGGAGGATGCAATTCAGTCGATGTTTACTAAGCTGAAAAATAGTGACGTCGGTGCTGCAGTAAACTTCCTCTTTGGAAAAGGAAGCATAATGGACATTCACAAGTCTTTTGGTATGGATGAATGCCAAAAAATTGCCAACGATGAAGGGGTTGCACAGCTCGCTTATCGTCAGATAAACAATAGCCAAATCAACCACTTCAACAAAGCGTCGTTTAACCCGTTGCAGCCACGCATGGCTGTGCGCAGTTCAGACTCGGTTAAAAAGGCTCAGGAACTTTACGGTGTGCAGGGTAAAACGCCGGACGATATTAATGCGGATACAAAGATGAAAAATATGAAGAGCGTTATCCATGACGAAACGCTGAAAAGCTATATGACGAGTGGGTTCTTCCGTGTTGCCGCCCACGAAAGAGGTTTTACGGCAGACATTAGCGATAAGATAAAGTGCATCTGCATTAAAAATCCGGAGAATGAAGAGTATTACTACATTAATGCCGTACTCGATAGTAATGGGTGCTATGACATACCATTTGTGAACAAAGACGCATTTGGTGTGTTGCATGATATTATTGCCAGAGCATTTGTATTAATGGCTGGCACAGAGCAGGAACGTGACGCATACAAGTGGTACGAAGACAACAAGGATTCGTTCATCACATTAACATCTGCGTTAAAATGTGGTTCGACGAAGAGTTATGAGTCAACAGGCTTTTCGTTCATTCTGACATCATCGGATGATAAATCACACCATGCACTTTCCAGTGCGATTGATTTTATCAACCGGCAGATGGCGGAAACGCATAACAAGATGGAGGCGGTTCCTGAAGCAGTAATGGAGAAAAAGGAAAGCGGGAGAGATGTATTCATCGTAGTGCATCCTCCACAGAGGTAACATATGGGTGTCCTTGGCAATGCAATGAAAAATGGTGTTATTGGCGAAGCAATGCGCTCCGCCAATAAAGACCAACAAACTGTTGCCATGGTTATGAGTGCGGATGAGTCCAATAATCTGTGTTCTGTAGAGTACATGGATAGGGACGGCAATAAAGTAAAAATTGACAAGGCTATGGTAGACCTGCGGAATAAGGACTGGTTCCCTAAAAAAGGGGACATAGTCCTTATCCGTGTATCTGGCCGAACCGCACTGGTTGAGCAGCAGTATACAGAAGATTACAATGCGGATATCCGCAGTAAGCAGCAGTTAAGTAATGATGTCACCGCAGATGGTGACGGAACCGTTGCAGGTTCCATTTTTTGAGGAATTATGGCAGAAAACAAAACCGATAAATTTGCTTTAGAGGTTGGGGCTGTAAAACCCGACCTCCGAGCAAATATCAGCAAACTGAAAAAACGGGCGACCTATCCTGAAAGAGGCGCAGATTCAGCCATGGTAAGTAATGATGGCAATGTATCTCTGCGACTGTTTGACAAGAAGATTAACCAGGCCGCATCTCAAAATTCGTCACAAAAAATGACGGACAAACAGAATATCACAATGTCGTTTGAAGAACGCCATGTAACAAACAGGTTTAGCCTGGAAGCATATGATTATATCTTCAATGGCCATAAACTTAATCCAAACCTGTGGGAATACAGTGACTTCAAAAAATATGTCGATATGTATGGGCAGGAACATGCAGTTGGCGGTTTTACCATGATGGGCACAGTTCTTACGCCGTCATGGGATGAGCAGCTGCACCGGTATGTGCTTATTCGCCGGCAGGCCCGTATGCCGTTCTTCTCGCCAAAGAATAACGTACCGGAAATTTTAAAGACACTGCAAATTGACGACCCGACAAAGGTTGCTTACAAATACGGTGTAAAACAGTCCTCCGAAACGGCCCAGCAGTATTACGAGCGCATAGGTAAGAACTTCGACAACAAGAAGTACTATACAGGTGCAACGGTATCGTATTCTGGTGGTGGTGCCGGCAGGGCAACATCGGAAATCGTCGAAAAAGCTGTGCAGTGGTGTATTAAGATTGCAAACGACGAAGATGGGCAGATTCATCATTATTCACAGGCCAATAGAACAGGCCCGGATTACGATTGCACATCGTTTGTTTGCGCAGGGCTTCAGGCCGGTGGATTGGATATCCCGTTCTTGGGCGGTCCGTCTTTTGATGACCAGATTGTGAATTATGGCTTTGAACGGCTTCCGTTCCCAGGACTTGAAGGATTGCAGCGTGGCGATATTATGAGCAGTCCGTCTCACGTTGAGTGGTATATTGGCAATAACCAGCGGTGCGGTGCGCATACAGATAGTAAGCCGGCCGAAAAGCAAATCAGCGTAGAAGAATATTGGGATGGTGGCTGGACAGACATCTTCCGATATAAAGGATGATTAGATGGCTGAAATACCTGAGTATAACAGAATCGATTACAAGAATGATTCCAGAATTGTAATATATGCAAAGTCGGAAGCAATCAAGAAAGCTGGCGGAGATGTTTATGCGGGCGGAATAAACGCGCCCGCAATTAAGCCAAACAGCAAAATTGAGACGAAAGAGAAAATTAGCGGGGCTCAAAAATCTGACGGTGTCAAAGCGGTGACTACGCAAAACACGGCGTCTGGGAAATCAAGTGTGGTTTCCAATAGAAAATCCCAAGAGGAAAAGCTAAAGGCAGCTGAGGCCCGCAAGAAAAAACGGGACAAGGAATATCAGGAAAAAACAGCGCTTGCCAAAAAGAACAGTGACAACGCAATCGAAAATGTACAAAAGTACATTGCCGATCAAGTAAAGCAGAGTACGGAAAAGAAAGAGAAAACCGTATCTTCTGCGGAAGCCTTGAAAGATATGCAAAGTTCCGTAAAAAATATTTGGCAAGGAATTATTTCCCCTGTAAGCGACTCACTAAACCAAGCGGTCCAAAATGTAAAATCGGATGAGGCCGCCAAGCAGTTCGTGGACGAAATCCGTAAAGGCGCACAGGGTATCGGAAAGATTGAGGATTTCCTGAAAGGGAAAGATGGTTTTTCCGAGGAAGAGCTCTTAAAGCTGAGTACAAAAGCCCTTCTTGGATTACAGCAAGATATTCTGAGTCAGAACATGACGCATCAGGCAGTCCTGGATGGTATTGCTAAGCGTATTGCTGAACAGGCAGGAAATATCGAAAAGCTGGCCAGTAGTGTAACGGAACAATATCTCCTACAGAAAGCCTACATCAATGCTTATCTGAAAAACACGTTTGGCAATCCTGAATTCATGGGCAAAGTGTCCAAGGAAATTGAGGGCAAAGTAACAGCCTATATCGATGCCTTGTCCAATGAAAAAATCAACATGGTGAATGAAAAAATCGACAGTGCAATCGACAATACATTTAGCCGTGTCACAAATACAATAGATACAACGACCAACAGGATAAATACGAAACTGGACGACTTGCTTAAGTTGGATATCGTGAATGATATAAACTCCAAGCTCGAAAAGAGTATTTCTCTGGAATCGTTTGAAAAGAGGCTGAATGCAAATCCATTAACGCAAATCTTTGCGCCAAGCATTATGGCTATTTGTCAGGCTGGCCAGGTATCTGTTCTCAACTCCTTCAAACAGCCGAAGATGCTCGAAGCTATTAAGAAGGTTCAGGATAAGGTCAAGATTGTTCAGGATAATCTTAAGAAGGCAAAAGACTTCATTGCCAACAAGACGAAGATGCTTAAAGAGTATGTGGATACGCTTAAGAAGAAGGCAACGGAAGCAGTTAAACAATTTGCCAACAAGGTTATTTCTGATATTAAGAGCAAGATTTCCGTCGCACTCGGCAATGCCATAAGTGGAGCGGTTTCAGGACTTGCTGCAGGTTTTTAGGGGGTGGTGATAAAAGTGATAGATTTAGAAATGACAGAGAACGGCGATATTAACTGGTCCTCCGAACCCAGCATATCGACTTTCCGCTTGCGCTTTGCGCTGTCAGACTACAAAACGCAGCATATTCATTTCTTGTGTATGCCGACAAGCCGGAGGCAAAATGTTCCGCCAAAGAAAGGGCAGCATATTCAGTTCCGCTATGTAGAGCATGGTGATGAACTGAAACTGCAGACAGGACTTGTGCAGGAGCAGAAGGAAACACTTCAATCCTTATATATTGCCTTAAGAACAGAACTTGGCGACGTAAATGACGATACGGTAGGTTCCGATTTTTATAAGGTGTCACATAAGATAATTACGGAAAGTAATGACCTGACCTATATTCGTGACAGGGCGGGGGAAGTCGTGCAGAAATTCTTCCCCGGCACGCTGCTGGAGGCAGAGTATGTTATCTGCCCAGAGGCTGGCAACTTCAAATACCAGTCTGTAAAATTCACAATAAAAGATAAAAACAATGAGGTTATCGCCTCATTTGTATTCTAAGGGAGCAAAAAAGCTCCCTATTTTTTTAAAAAAAATTGTAAGTAAGGACACAAAACCATTGACAAATGTAGTAATGTGTACTATGATTAACGTAGTACAAGATACCACATAGAGAGGTTAAAAAAATGAAACAGTCACAGGAAGAGAAAGAATTTCTCAAGAGCTACAACGCAGCGCAGTACGAAAGGCCGTCGGTAACGGCAGACGTTGTTATCTTTACTATTGATAAGGATAATGACCTGAGTATCCTGCTGATAAAACGCGGTGGCCATCCATACAAAGACCACTGGGCGATACCTGGCGGATTCTTGGAAGCAGGAAAAGAATCTATCGATGAAGCTGCGGCCCGCGAATTGTATGAGGAAACAGGGATAAAAGTTTCCGACGGTATTGAACTTCGGCAGCTTATCACGATGGGCGAACCGAACCGTGACCCAAGAACACATGTTGTAAGTGTAGTTTACACAGCATTGGTTCCTAAAGGGCTCTTACATATCAAAGCCGGAGACGATGCGAAAGAAGCACAGCTCTTCAAGATTCGCGATTGGTTCGACGAAGAGGGGAATATTAAGACTCGTTTTATCGGTGACAAGATTTCCCTTACCATGGACAACCTAGCGTTTGACCATGCCCGTATCGTAGAGGTTGCAATAGAAAGGCTTCGCGGCAGATTAAGTTACACGAATGATGCTTTTGCAATGCTTAAGGATAAAAAGTGCTTCAGAATTTACGAGCTTAAGAAGATTCACGAAGCCATCCTGCAGAAAGTAATCGACCGGGCGAATTTCAGAAAGATGTTTATTCGAAACTTTGTCGATACGGGGAAGGTTCGAGAACTGGATAAAAGTGAGGTAAAGGGCGCAAAAACAGCAATGTATGCCCTGCTTGATAGTCAATAACCCCCGCCTAGCGGCTTTGCGCTTGAGGCGGGAGCTTGCGGAAGCAAGCTCTGATTGACTAGCCTAAGTCTTAACTGACTACGTTGCTTTCGTTATCTCACCCGTGGGTGTTTATCCTAGCTTACGGCTCTGAGCAGGCTCTGTAAAAGTTCTGAGAGGTAGGAACGGTCAACCTGAGGACGGTCTGGCGTTAATCCAGACAAGCGATTACAACATTGGCGAAGGGTAGATTACTCTAATTTGAAGCTTTTGCTTCGGAAAGGAGGTACACGTTATGTTCGTGTACATCATTAACAAAAACGGACAGCCGCTAATGCCCTGCAAGCCTCAAAAAGCAAGAAAGCTCCTGAAGGCTGGCAAGGCGGAGGTTGTCAAATATGAGCCATTCACTATCAAGCTGAAATTTGGCTCAGCTGGCTACAAACAGCCGATAACTTTAGGTATTGACGCCGGCTCCAAACATATTGGGGCTTCCGTGTCAACAGAAAAACAGGAATTATATGCTTCGGAAACAGTCATGCGTTCTGATGATGGCAAGGCTACTATCGTGAATCTTATAGCAAAACGCAGAGAGCTTCGACGTAACCGCAGAAACCGTAAGACCCGTTATCGCGAAGCAAGATTCTTAAACCATGTTCATCGCAAGCACAAAGGCTGGCTTGCTCCAAGCGTAGAGAACAAAATCCATGTCCACCTAAAGCTGGTGGCGGATATCCACAAGATACTGCCCATCACTAAAGTAGTGGTGGAAGTTGCCCAGTTCGACATTCAGAAGATTAAGAATCCTGATATTTCCGGTGTCGAATATCAACAAGGTGAACAACTTGGTTGGGCTAACGTCAGGGAATATGTATTATTCCGCGACAATCACGAATGTCAGTGTTGCAAAGGCAGATCTGGAGATCCGATACTGAATGTGCATCACATTGAGTCGCGAAAAACTGGCGGCAACGCACCAAACAATCTGATAACTCTCTGCGAACATTGCCATCAGAGCTATCACCAAGGCAAAATTTCTTTACCTAAGTCGATACATCGCGGCATGAGTTTCCGAGATGCAGCTTTCATGGGCATCATGCGATGGGCATTCTACAATAGAATTAAGGCGTTATATCAAGACGTCAAACTAACTTATGGTTACATCACGAAAAATACTCGCATCAAGAATAACATTGCCAAGACACATACAGCTGACGCTTACTGTATCGCCGGGAACGTCAAAGCTAGACGGCTTAAACATGAGTATTTACGTAAGCAAGTTCGCAGGCATAATCGCAAACTACATCGAGAAGTGCCAGCTAAAGGTGGTATTCGTCGATTGGCTCAAGCAGGGCATTTCGTAAGAGGCTTTTGCTTGAACGATACTGTGATGGCCAAAAATCAGCAGTGGTTTATTCGAGGCATGCGTCAAAAGGGCAGTTTTGTTCTAAGACATCTTGATGGCACAAAACTGGAAATTGCGCTTTCAAAAATAACATTTTTGAGACATAACAATTCTTATTTAATCGAGAGGAGAGAAGTGGCGCTTACCTCCACCCTGTAGAGGGTGGAGTCCCCGCGCCGCGATTTTAGATGGAGGAAAATAGTCATGGAAAATAAGAAAAAAGTATTAATCGTTGTGGATATGCAGAACGACTTTATCGACGGTGCGCTTGGAACAAAAGAAGCCCAGGCTATTGTCGACAATGTAGCCAAGAAGGTTGCGGAGGCAAAAAAGAACGACGATGTCGTTGTCTTCACACAGGATACGCATACGGAAGACTACCTCAATACGCAGGAGGGTAAGAATCTGCCGGTGCCTCATTGCATTAAAGGAACAGATGGTTGGGAGATAACCAGCAAAATTGACATTCCTAAAGAATGCCTGATGTACGAAAAAGGTTCCTTTGGTTCTGGTGAACTTGGCAAAGACCTTTCCGATAGCGAAGGGGAAATCAGTGCAATTGAATTCGTTGGGCTCTGCACAGATATCTGCGTACTTTCCAACGTGGTTATCGCAAAGGCTGCGCTGCCAGAAGTCCCCATCACAGTAGATGCGGCATGCTGCGCGGGCGTAACACCGAAGAGCCACGATGAAGCTCTTGGTGCATTGCAGATGATTCAGGTAAAAGTCGTAAATCAAGGACAGGAACCCTGGAGGGCATAAAATGCGCGTCGGTATTTTTTTCGGGTGCTTCATCCCGTTACATAAGGGCCATGAAGAAATGATTCGCTTAGCAATGAAGGAAAATGACCACCTGATTCTTGGTATATGTGGATACGATAACGACCGAGGAAAGGGGTATCTTTCATTCAGAGAACGACTAAGGTTAATGACAAAACTTTTTGGCGACAAGGAAAATGTGACGCTTGCAGTTGTGGATGATAAGAAAGTCGGGCTCAAGGGAACATTTAGCGTGAACGCCTGGAAGCTTTGGTCGGACGAATTGTTTGAGAATGCCAAATTCAATCCGAACGACAAGTCTCACCAGTACACCTGGTATTCTGGTGAGCCGGACTATCTGGAAAAGATACAGGAACTTTACCCGACCCACGAAATAAAACATATACCGAGGACGTTAATTCCTATTTCGGGAACTCAGATTAGAAACAATACAACTAAGTACAGGGAAGATGTTAATCCGCTTTTTGCAGTCTATCTTGCAGAGCGGGGATTGATGGAGGAAAAATTATGAAATTCAAACAGATTATTAACTCACTTCTGGAAACCGACCTTTACAAATTCAGCATGGGGCAGGCTATCTTCCACCAGGCCAGCGAATTTGAAACGACCTGGTCATTTAAGTGCCGTAACAAGGATGTGTTCTTCACCCCTGAAATGGTTGAAGAAATCCGCGAACAGATTCGTGCGTTCTGCAATTTGAGTTTTACAGAAGATGAACTGGATTATCTTGCCAATATCAAATGGCTGAAAAAATCCTACATCAATCACCTCCGCTTGTGGCATCCGAACTTTGACAATTTCATTATTAAAGCGGGCGGAGAAAAAGGGCTTATCCTTGAAGCAAAAGGAACGCTTCTTGATACCTCCATGTATGAAATTCCGACTCTGGCCATTGTCAATGAGGTGTATTTCCGGTTCCGTGACGACTACGCATTGCTCGTTGAAGATTCAAAGGCACGGACAAGAGCAAAGGCAGAAAAGCTCCAGATGGGGAAATACTGGCTGCCGGTATTCTCTGAATTTGGCCTTCGCCGCCGCCTTTGCGCAGAAGCACAGGAATATGCTGTAGAAACATTCTCGAAACTGGATTGTCACGATGTATTGCGTTCGCATTTTGTCGGTACGTCCAATGTTTATCTGGCCAAGAAATATGGTGTAACTCCTGTCGGCACGATGGCGCATGAATGGATTATGTGCATGGGACAGGGCAATCATCTTTACAATCCGGCATATTCCAACAAGGTAGCTCTTGAAGCTTGGGTAAGAGAATATGGCGTGGATAATGGTATCGCTCTTACTGACACGATTACTACGGACTGCTTCTTGCGTGATTTCGACAAAACACTGGCAACGCTCTTTAGCGGTGTCCGTCACGATTCTGGCGATCCGTTTGTGTGGGGCGATAAGATGATTGACCATTACACCCGCCTTGGTATTGACCCTGCAACAAAGACCCTGCTGTTCTCAGATTCTCTTGATTTTGAGAGAGCTGATAAAATTGCGCGTTATTTCCAGGGTAAGGCAAAAGTAGCTTTTGGTATTGGTACTTATATCTCAAACGATACCTACGCAACGCCGCTAAACATCGTTATGAAGGTTACGGAATGCAACGGAAGCCCGGTGGCCAAAATCTCCGATACGGAAGGTAAGGGAATGTGCAAGAGTCAGGAATATGTTGACTACCTGCAGCGTTCGATTGACTGGCGTCTGAAAAACAACGATTGAGAGGAATAAATATGTATCCAGAATTTGACGCGGAAAAAGACAAACAAAAAATTATTGATTTTATCAGAATGTGGTTTGCGATAAATGCAAGCCTGGACACAAAAGCTGTTATCGGAATTTCAGGCGGCAAGGATTCTTCTATTGCTGCAGCGCTCTGCGTAGAGGCGCTTGGAAAGGATAGTGTCGTCGGCGTACTTATGCCAAACGGTGTACAGGCAGATATTGACGATGCTCTGGCTTTGGTAAAACACCTTGATATCAAATACCGCATTGTAAATATTGAGGCGCCTTACAAGGCTATGCTAAAGGCCATCCAGTACACAGAAACAGCAAGTGACAATAATTTTTACTTTTCCGTGACCAGCCAGCTCACGCAAAATCTGGCTCCGAGACTTAGAATGGCAACTCTGTATGCAGTAGCGCAGGGGGTTCATGGCGGCGGCCGTGTAATTAACACCTGTAACCGTTCGGAAGATTATGTTGGCTATAGCACAAAATTTGGCGATAGCGCCGGCGACATATCTCCTCTTGGAGCATATACGGTTGATGAAATTCTCGCTATTGGCGATACGCTCGACCTGCCTGAAAAGCTCGTACATAAGGCGCCATCTGATGGCCTTTGCGGTAAGACCGATGAAGATAACCTTGGGTTTACTTACGCAGTGCTTGATAAATACATCAAGACGGGAGAGTGTAAAGACGAAGTCACCCAGAAAAAGATTGACGAACTGCACGATAAAAACCTGCATAAACTGAAACCACTACCAATGGTTGAGCGGTAAGATAAAAAGCCTCTATCGAAATGATGGAGGCTTTTGTTTTGTTTCGTGGACTAAGGCGTTATGGGTGGTAATGACTGCACTAGATTAACTTCGGAAAACAATAAACGGAGAGGAAAACAATGCGCACAGCTGAAGATATAAATTTAAGTATAAGAGAAAATTTTAAGAAAATCACAGGGCACAAGTACCGGCAGGGAAGTGCGCTTGGATTCATAACCGACGCAGTATCACGCGAAATGGAAAAGGCCCATCTTGAGATTGAGCGAAATAAGAACCCGCATATCTATACCAATCTTTACGGGGAAGACCTGGATAAGATGGGAACCTTTGTAAATATACCGCGCGAAGCCGGCGAAGACGATATGACCTATCTCTACCGGATTATGAACTGGACTTATCTAAAAGCAGGAGCAACAAACATCGCGGTTAACGACTCCTTGCTTAATCTGGAGTATTCGTCCGATGCTCAGTATTATCCACAGATTCATGGAGCAGGCACGGGTGTTATTTACATCATCCCTATAAAATACGAGGACGATATTATGGCCAAGGCGCTTGCCGAGGTAAAAGACCGTGTGAAAAATGTTCTGTCCCCAGAATCATATACAGAGTACATCATTCCCACAGCAATCCCTGTTAATCTTATCTGCCACCTTGAGGTGAATGGAGGAGACGTTGCTTATATCAGGGATAAGATTACAAGTGCCATCAAAGACTACATTAACGGTATCGCACCGAATGATTATCTTTCTGTGGGGGAAATGAACCGTATTGGACTTGCGGTTGACAATGTAGATTTCTTCTCTATTGATGGTGTTTACCTTAATGGGGAATACAATACGAACACAAAGATACTGCAAGAGTTGGAAACTAAGATGTTGTTCCAGGAAATTAGCTGGGAGGATTAATTATAAATGAGCTTGTCTTTAGAAACCGTTTTGCCCAGCATGAAGCAGAGCTTCCCCAGCTGGTCAGACATTCGTAAGCGCACCGACAAATCGGTTGGCGGCGCATTGATAAAATCGTATGCCCGTGAAGCAGATTATATACAGGATGCAATTAATGAGTATCGCAAACTGTTCTTCCTGCTTAATTACAAAGACCATGAGGAAGAGTTTGCAGACTATCTCTATATCGCAACTGTGGGTAAACAAAACGAGATAAGTGTCGTTGGTTTTCCGTGCCAGGTTACGGAAGATGATGACTTGTTCTATAACAACATGGACAAGATGGCCCTGTACAAAAATGGTTATCTGATGTTCCATGAAAATATCCTTCCGAATGGCGCTGAACAGAAAACGGTTCAGTACAAAACAGAGAACAAAAATGTGTATGAAGCAGAATTGCACAAAGAGCACATCTGGAATGCATTCGATGAGTTTGCTCTATTCGCAGGACTCACCAGATATGGAAATGAAACCAATAGTGAGCTTGCAGCACGTACCGTGCAGATATTCAAAGAATTTCCCAACCCGACCGGTGACGGGCTGAGGAATGCTGTAAAAGACGCGATTGCTCCACACGAAAAAATCGAGGATGAAGCAATTGATATATACACGTTTGGTGATAAAAAATTCACGCTGAGCCGTGAAGACCACAGGGCCATGTACGAAGACATGGTACAATTAAACCGAGATATTTTCCGGGCCAAGGTTTGGAACAGGGATATTTGGGAACATGGCTTCCAGAAAACGGATTACATTCCGCATGTTTGGGATGCCCCGATGGAAGCTGTGCAAAACGGCGTAGGATATAACGACTCCCTGCGGGCGGATTATATTAAGCGTCTTGGCCAGAGTGAAACCACAGACATTGAAGTAAATGCGTACAAAAAAGACTTTGAACGTATTCGGCAGTATATCGGCCGCACAAATGTTGAAGCGTCCATCCAGCTCACGCTCACAAAATACACGGATGAAGTCAATCCGAAAAATGTAGAGTTTTGTGTGAGAGCTTACGATGTTAAAAAGATTGACAAGCCGGAAAACATTCATGTTCTTGGAACGCGGAAGCAGAATGGTGAAAAGCGTTACTATGTAGATGACCTCGATGTGGAAACCTATGGCGTAACCCGCGTAGAGGGCAATCACCTTGAAGAGAACGCTTCGTACAAACTGAAGTTCACACCAAAAGATACGTTTGCCGGCATGTCCATTGAAAAATGCGCACTGGTTTCCGATAGTGGCGAAAAGGATTTACGTAAAGAGTATTCGTATTACAAGATGCAGAACGGAAGCATCGTAAACCAAAATGTTGCAGCGCACGTTACTTCGACCGCTCAAATCACCATCAATCACAATGTTGAAGATTGCAGCACGGGTATTACGGTTGGCCATGGTGACTCAAAAGGCCTGTTCGGCGTCGATGTCACCGGCATGGGAAAAGAGCTTGTCAACTACAGTGTTGCTTGCCGGCGTATTGATATAACTTCTTCAAGTTATATTGAAGGGCGCAATGGCTTTGAAATCAGTGAAGACGGAAAATCATTCGAGAGTACCCGTCCAGATTCTCTTGGCCAAATTATCATTGGTGGCCAGGGGCGTGAAATGAGTTGTAACTCATATTCGTTCACACTGGATAAGTCAGACATTCCTGCATTGCAGGGCGCAATTACCGTCACGGAAATCGTTGATGGGCAGGTTACGCAGATGACCTATCGCCAGCCGCAGGATATTGTGCGTGAATTCAAGAAGCGCTCGACGGTTCAGGTTATCATCCAAAAGTATGGGCAGAATCCTGTAAAAATCAAAAACATTGCCATGGCAAGCTATGACGTGAATGTTGGATTGTCTGATGGTACACCGCTTACGATGTCCGGAAAAACAATCCGCTTGCCGGAAAATGTTGACGGAAAAGTTCTGAATGTGGAAATCATTCCTTACACGGCGGCATACCCGGTAGTAGAATACCTGCATATCGGCGGCAGCCTGAAAGGCGCCAGATACGAAGTCGATTTCAACACGGACGGCCTCAAGAACCCGAAACTGGATATCGACACGGACTGCAACATAACCTTGTATAAGAAGTCTGGCGGCAGCAGTATCCTCGTAGGCGACGAATACAAATATACAACAAAAGCACGCTTTAAGAATACGACTTCCGACCCCGGCCAGATTATTCTCGACCTGAGCGATTTTGCTTCCATCTCCAGTGCTAGTCAGAAGATAAAAGACCAGTATAAGGGTATGAACAAGAAGTATATCGAACTTGCGCCAGGAGAAGAAATCTTCGAGATGGACATAACAGGTGAGGTTATCAGGCAGGTTACAAACAAACCAATCCTGTGGCATCTGTTTGGGGACGATACGAAGAATAAAGAATTGTATGCTACCCGAGGAACGAATGGATACATTCTGGTAAAAGACACGGAAAGCGGTGAAACGAAAAAGGTAACAATCCGATACGAGGATTTGGATGGCAGAGCAGACAGCTACCAGCTGACCGGGCTTTCACATGAACTTTCCGCAGAGTTTGTAACAGCAAACGGTGAAATTCGTGAAACGGTAAACTCTGGTACGGGCTCAATCTTTGACCATCTTGGAATAACGTACAAACAGGCATCTGAGTATGTTGCTTACAATACGTTCTCCATGATTCGGGAAAAGCAATCGGGAGTTGAACTGGTAAACACGTTTACGCCGGTTATGTCCATGACGGAACTGAAATACTATGTAATTGCTTCAACGAAAAATGCAAGAGAAGATAAGGTATGTTTTGAAACCTCTGGTGATAACTGGAGCCTGGGCGTAGATGAGAAGGGCATTTCCATTACGACAGTGTTGGAAACCAAAAACGCAGACTCTTGGATTATCAGTATCAATAATGTAAACAACAGGTATATCCTTGCCAACGAAGTCCCGCTGGAGGAAAGATATTTTATCGAGCAGGATAATATGTATCACGACCTGCGCGAATACATGGTATTTACCGAGCCGGGGCTTGTTGTCAATTACGAAATAGAGCCTGGCATCGAGGAGAACATTGTTGTAAAAGAGAAGCTCGTAAACAAGCTCAAGTTCTCAAATATCAACGACCTGAAGGTTTACCAGGGCAATGCGCTCTTGACCAGCGGGTACGAAGTGATGAAAGATGAGGGCCTTATCATATGGTCCGATGAACGGTATCTCGGCATCCCGCTGCGTATCGTTTATTCCATTAGACGGGCATCCACAGTATCTTATACAAAAGAGTATGAGGATAAACTGTATAATCTGGTAAACTTCTCCGCAGAGGCTTATAAGCTTATTGGTACAAATACTTATAAGAACTGCCCGGATGGAGCACGATACAATCTTCGATTCGATGAAGAGCCGGATAAAATCATCACGGCATGCACGAATGCGTCGTTTAGTACATCTATCCTCAATGGCGTATTAACCGCCGCCCGCATAACGGATGAAGATAAGATAGCGGTTCATAACGGCTATATTTATGACCAGGGGCGGGAGTATTACTACTTCAGTGATATTTTCAATGACCGGGTAGATGCATTCAGTAACATCGAACTTCACGACGTAAGCAGGATGAATGGCGAATTGCTGTTCCATATGCGCTCCACAAACTACCTGCCGTACTCAAATATGAGGACTTCGGTTATGGCAAAGCTTTGTTCTGTAGACCTCACGAAGCGTCTGCCGAAGGGAATCAGTAAGGCTGCGCACCAAACAGCATGCGAAAGCTTTAACCTCTGGCACAATATAAATATGAAGGTTGCGCTGACAGAAAACGGCATGAATAGCTACGGTCTCAATTTCAAGTCGGCTGATAAAACAGGCGGATATGCTGCGCTGGATATTACATCGTTTTATATCGAGGGGCATGCAATCTCGCTGTACATTGTCGGCGACTTGAAAGCAAGTATCGTTAAGGAGACGCAGGTTGATGGCCTGACCATGACGAAATCCATTTTCCTGGAGACAAAAGATGGATATGAGCTGGAGCGGGAAAAAGACCTCGCTTACGGCATCTGTGGCAAACCTGAAAAAAATTGCAGATACTTCCTCGTGCTCTCAGGAACGAGCGGAACGATTGACGATATTGTGTCTCTTCCGTACACCGACCTGAAAGGGATTAAAGAATCACACAGGAAGAACATTAATAAGCTGAACTTTAACATTGCCGAAAAGATGCCCGAAAAATACGAATGTGATTTGGAATTCGATATTGCGGGTGCTGCTTACAAAGACTTGAATATTCACAGCCAGACAAAAGAGATTGAGACGTCGGCAAACGTTGAATATGGTCTTACCTTGGCAGAATCCATTGACCTTGAGCAGTGTCTGATATCCAGGATGCAGCTTAAGAAGGGCACACTCATAACGACACTTGACGGCGGAAGCGCAAGAACGCCAGTATTCTTTACGCATACAAAGTCGTCCATCTATGCACTCTATGTAAAAGTGAACGACATTATTGAGGGGCAGTACAAAGGATTTACAATCAAATTGTACGGCTCAAACACGAGAAGCGGCGGATATACTCTGCTTGCTACGGAGGAAAATGCAAATCTGCTTTCAATACCACACAACCTCGTTCGGAATTACTACTATGTCGAAGTTATTGCGAATAAAAACAAAGTAATTCATAGCATAGATGTTTATGCAAGATACGCAGAAACGGAAGATGGCGGCATGTTGGCGCCGACAAGAATTAGTCAGGGAACATTCATTAGCAAGATTTACGATATGGGTGAAAAAGCAAATTATATTCTGAAAGATATTTGTTACAAAACAAATAATCAGGATGAATATGTAGAGTTCTATATCAGAGGTGCTCGTGAAGGAAAAAGCAATCTGGTATTTACGCCGTGGAGAAAATATGCGGCAAATAGCGATAAGCTCAAAGAGATTCGTTATGATGACTATTCTCTGTTCCAGTTTAAAATCAATGTTAATAGCCCAACGGTTACATTGACGGTTGATAAATTTAGAATGGTGGTTGCATCTTAATGCAGGAAATCTTTCAGACAAATGGCCGCGTAGAAGGCTTGAATGGCATGCACTTCTATGAGCAGGACATTGTTATGCTTAACTACATATATACCGGCGATGTAGTAATTGACGCAGAGGTTGATTACTGCATGCCCGGTTTTGGCTTTGTGTTTGCTTCATACGGCATTGGATTAACCAGTGCTGATGAGGCGCGCAGTGCCATTCTGGCAAAAGTCGGCAGCCTGGATTTCTCCGTATACAAGAAAAACCTTGGTACGCAAAGCAGGCTTTACAACAGCAGCTGTCCGCTAAAGCCAGATAAAAAGACACACAAGCTGAGATTCAGAAAAACAGGAACATATGTTTACTGCTACGAGCTTGTTGGCGATAAAGAGCAGGAGCTATCACACTGTAATACAAAAGTCGATATTGATAAATTCTTTATAGGGGTATATTCCAATAAAGGCAATACGCTTCGAGTGATGGACGTTTACGATAACCGTCCGCAGTATTGGTTCACGAGTATCCAAAACACAAATGGCGGAAGAATCTCATTCGAGCAGAATGCCTTTAAGGTGGAAAATGCGGAAAAGGATGCCGAAATTGAACAGGAATTAATATTCCTCAAAAGAGGCAGATACTTCCTGGACTATAAAGAGGAAGCCGTAAACGACGACCTCGATAAGCGGGTATACATCTTTGATTCAACTGAACCTAGAATTAAAGCCCCAGAGAAAACGAAGTTGAAGTTCGACGAATTGCGTTATGGGAAAATTCCATACTTTGATATGGATAGGGATGGATACGTAAACATTCTTTGGCAGATTGCTTCCGGCCGCATATCCAATATCGCAATCAAAGATGATTGCCGGCAAGATTTTGTAACAACAGATGAGTCTGCAGAGGAAAAAGAAGGAAGTTACATCCTCTTAAAACTGAAAGGGATAAAGGGGGCAAAATGGGTAGGCGTTATTGAAAAGACGCCGGCCGCAGCATTAACCCAAAAAATCCCATACAGTCTTTTTAGCTATGACGGCATGACGCTCGATATGGATGTGTCCCATGTAAAACTGGAAAGGCCATACAATTATGCATTCGAGTACATCGATGTAGATACCTGGAAGTTGACAATTACAGAGGTTGGAGAGGACGAAGATGTTGTATACGAACATGTCTATCATTCCAAAAACACATCGGCCAGAATATTTGACAGCATAACGGCAACCATATCCAGCTTCACGCTGATTAAGGAAGACGGGGAAGAAACGGATGTGATTAACCGCAGAACAATTCGCAAAATTGTCCCTGCAGCCGTTAAGGGCCCCATTATTGTCACGGATAGCGACAATATTCCACTTGACCTTTCTGCCTCGTACCGTATACTCCCGGATGGCCGGGCAATCTTTACCAATTATGAACGTGAGATTTTTGACGTAGCGGAATCGCTGGTACTGGATAAAATTCCGAGCGATGGAGCGGATATTGTACTGTATGGTATTCGTGGTGATGTCGATAGGACTAAGCTGTATCATGTCCGGGACGAAGCGATTGTAACCGACATTAGCGCAGCATCACAGCGATACGACTTGATAAGCGGTGACCTGTTCCAGCTTATAGATGGTCAAATCATAAAGCTGGACGACAGTGTTCTGCATAACGGATATAAAACATTTATCGTGGACTACTTAAAAGATGACAGCTATTGCATAAACATGTCCGAAGATGGCATGGAATATGTGGTCGATATTGTTACAAAATCCGGCGTCGTAAATACGCTTTACGATATGGCAGAAGATGGCCGTGTCAGGGCCTACAAGATTGACGAAACAATAAAACCTGGAGATAACAGTTACTTAGTATTGAGAAAGGATGAGTTAAGCTGAAAATATATCCATCTCCGCATGTTGTGCGGGCAACAAAAAAACCTGGCTTTTTAGACATCCCGCTCTCACACGTTGAAAAAGACTACCATCCCCAGAAAATTGTTGTCGAAGTAGAACCCGATTTTTCCGTGGGGAAAGAAACTTATGTTGCTCCATACCAATGGTTTACGACCCGAAACTTTATTGCATTTGACGAGAACAGGCAGGCAGTTGACCTGCCACTCCGTCACAGCAATCACCGGTTTATTTATGAGCCGGCCGGATATAAGGAATTTACACCAGAAGAATTTACATTCTCCTGTATGGTGAAACGCGATGACCGTTATTCCAGTATCAACGACTACAATATGCATATTGGTGTTCTGAATCAGACAGGAGCAAAAGATTTTGCTTCAACGATTATTGCGATATTCGGTGACGCCTCTTACCGTGGGGTATCACCAGCCAACGTAAAAGTAAATGGCCGTGACACCAACCCGGAAAGCCTCCTTGTAAAAGATACGGAAAATCTTGACTGGATTATCATTCAGTCAAAAGACGGTGTGCAAACCAAGGACGGCAGCATTGCTGAGCTTGATTACGAAACCATAATGAAGAACGGGTGCAATGTTTGGGTTACACTCTCGGATGAAGGCATGGCTGCCTTTATGGATAAGAGCAAGGATGCTTACACGATAAAGGCGGAAGACCTTGGTGTGAATGAACTCGGTGGAAAAACGGAGTATTCATTCTTCGCAGATTACGGGTATGTAATAAAAGAGAATGTTAATTACGATGAAAACCTGAACACGGGCGCACTGAGCGTTATCCTTGACGGAAACGGAAAGAGTGCTCCAATGGCAATACTGGAAAAACCGGACCGAGGATACATTGTAATCTCCCATGAAAAGATTTTTTCGGAAAGAAACATCAAAACTTACGCACCGCTGATTTACAACATTTTGGTTTCCTGTTTTCTCAACGGGTATACGAGAACAAGGACGCAGTATTTGTGGATAACCAATGACGTTGTTGATTATATCGGTTCAACCAATACTCCATTGAGGAGAAAACACCCGGCTGTAAATATCCGAAAAGAAGTTGACTCTAAAATAGAAAATTTCCGCATCGTCGAGTATAGTATCGATAAAGCAGACGTAATGCTTGACATGATTGATAAAAACGGCGAAGTGTATTTCAGCAAGCTCTTGATAACAGACCCTCCGCGTCAAAACGGAGATATATCCGTATATACAACGCAGGGGACAGTTATGCTGCATAAACAGACACAGTATAGCCTTATTGAAGATGAGGTGCATCTGCTTACGGAAATCAATGACGAAAATTGTTATGTCACGGTGGAACCGTTCGTATCATCTTCCAACCGACTGGTTTTAAGCAAGCCAAAACGGATGAAGATTGAGTACATTGATATGACCTATGATGTATATGCCCTTCCGATTGGCGTAGATGGTGAATCGGAAGTTATGCTGATAGAGCGCAGCAAATGGCAAACCATGGGCGCCGCAGTTAGAATAGCGAGTGTACATGTTGAATTTGTTGGCGAGCCTGCAGCATATGATATCCGTCAGCTCGGAGGAGGCCTCCCTGCAGAATATACAGATTATGAAATGATGGATGTTGGGCATATTAAAGGGCGGCCATACCGTGTTGGTGTAAGCGCCGTTATAGAACTGCCGAAAAATTATCGTGAATACGATGCAAGAATCAAAGAGTCAGTAGACCGCTACAAAGTGGCCGCAGACCAAATTTATGTAACTTACAAGAATTGAGGCATCAAATGATAGAAAATAAATTAAAGGTGATAGACTTCTCTGCAGCCTTGCGGTCAGAACCTCTTAATTACAACTTTGATATCGTAAAGGGATGGGTTGACCGTGAACGCCTCCGCACAGGAGGTTACGGATTGGTAGAAGGTTTTGATATCTCCTATGCGGGAAATTATTTCGTGGATATTGGTGAAGGTATTCTAATTGACATGGCCGGCGAAGAAATCATTGTGCCGCCCACCAGACTTCAGTTCGCACCGCCCATGTATGAAAGAATTACAGAACGTGTACAGGTATCGGAAGATGGTGAAATTCTGCTCAAGTATACGCCCTATTCTCCATCCGCAGAAGGACTGATATTTGTAAATGCTTATCGGGCAACCAATTACAAACCGGAAGAGCTTGTCATTAGGGAACCGAGTGGTACGCTCGGCAACCTGAAAGCTATCAATGTAGATGGCAGAAAGATTGGCGTTACTACTCGTGCTGCCGGCCTGATTGTCGAAGTAGAGTATTGCTACTGCAATGACCGTGTGGATGCCATTATGATTAATGATAAGGCCCAGTACAGCACAGAGTTTGGTATTAATGCAGAGTCGCCAAGTGCTGCCAACGTAAATCTCGATAAAAGATTCTTAATTGCTTTTGCGCACTGGATTATCGGCGAGACGATTGATGTGGAATTTATCGTTGACGATAGAACATACCGAAAGGTATACGTTGACCGATTAAACCGCCTCTTCTTAAACGGCAAACTTTACCAGGAACCACGCTTTATCTATTTTGTGGAGCCGGAATCTCCCGAAGAAAATGATATCTGGTATGACTACGACAGCAATACCTTAAACATCTGGTCCAGAACAAATGGTGTATGGGGCTGGCGCATTATGAACGATTTTACGAATGTGCCGCTTAGAACCATAAAAATGTGGACGGTAAAAGAATTCCCTGAAGACGGCCAGACCTTCCTGTTCGATGAAAGCGAAACGAATCTTCGGTTTATCCCCAACACGAATGCACTGGAAATCACCATTGACCAGCAGGTTGTTATGGCTGACCAGTTTACTGAGGTAGTGCAGGCGGGAACAAAACCATATTTATCATCCGGTATCGGCTTCAAGCTGGTTGAGCCTTTGGACAGGCCAACTGTTGTACAGTGCGTAGTTCATCATGTTGTAAAAAATGCTCCGTTAAAAAACGTGTTCCAGCGGGCGGCAATTTTTACGGCAGAGAACTTCTTCCCGTATAATGCAGCAATAAACCCGGACAAGATTTTTGTAACTGACCTTCCGTATGCGATTAAGGCAAGTCAGCTTGAGGTATTTGTGGATGGCCGCAGACTGATTCGCGACCTGGACTTTGCTGAAATGGTAGATGGTGAAAAGAACGCTACTGATTCGGACAAGGATGTTACAACAAAATACTTCCGCATCATGTGTCCAATTGAGGATGGGCAACAGGTTTCTTATAAAATTTCCCGTTATGTCTGGAGCTATGACCAGCTTAACGAAATGATGAACGAGATTGAACAGAAGGCTGATAAGGCCCTGAAAGACCTGACCACACTCAATGATAAGGTTGATACGATGTCTGATAATATCGGCAAAGTATTGGACTCCTTAAAAGAGAGAATGGAAAATGCGGAAGCAAAACTTGAAACGCTGAAAGAGTACAGAAAGACATCGGAAAAGATAAAGGTAGACGACCTGGCTGACGATTTACGCAAAGGCGTTATCAAGTCTCGCGCACAGATGGTATTTAACGCTTCCAATATTGATAACACAATTGCGGATTGCAAAAAAGAAGATTATGTACATATCGTGTGTGTTAATAACGAAGGTGTCGTACCGCTCAATGAGGATTCCGAGTATAGTCTCGTCTATGTAGAAGACGGCGCGATTATTGATTTGGAATCCGAATGGATGTCTCCGGATAATACTTTGTATGTAAACATTATCCGCATAGGACGATGACCTGATTTTGGAGGTAATGTAGGACATGGAAAAACCCTCAATAACATGGTTTGTTCGGCGCGAGCAGGAAGATAATTACGAAGAAACAAGTGACTTCTATGCTGGCTCGTACAATCAGGAGGATAACCTGGAAATAGAGTTCATGATTTGGAACAATCGGTATGGTACAGAGCGTGTCGCGGATTTGAAGGATTTCGGCATCACGGTATCATTTGACCACGAAGAGGACGGGAGCCTGCTTAAGTACTGTCAGTTTGTATTAAACGGTGGTTACTGGCTCACGCCACAAGTGGCAGGCAATGAAGCCACGGTACAATTTCCGAAGGATACTATATTAAGTGGCGCAATCAATAATGGGGAGTTGGGTAACTCTGAAAATTACCTGACGCTCAAAATGATCTTGGCTGTTCCGTCAGGAAAGAAACTGAAGATGAACGATATCAAGGGCATGACTTTTAGTGTTACAAACTTATAAAGGGGATGCTGTTCTTGAATAATAAAACCACAATTGGTTTTAATGACAATTATCCTTACGGGAATGGCGGAGCAAGCGTCACAGATAGGGTTATTACCGATAAGATGTTGTCTGATTTGGAGCTTCGTCTGGCGGCAGAAGGCCTTCCGGACAAGCTCAATCAAAAAACACTTGTACTTGACCCTACAACCGGGCAAATTGTAATTGGTGACGGGTCAGGAAATCCCAAAGTAATATCCTGCATAAAGGTAATTGGTACATTAGACGACCTGCCTGTAACCGGCCTTAATGACATGCTTTATGTCGCCATTTTTGAAAAAGCATTCGCTATTTGGGATAGCAGCAACAATGCTTATGTAAAAATGGGAACCGGCGATTCGGGAAGTACCGCGCTGGATAAATCGGTTGAAACATATCCGTCGGTTGCAAATTTCCCGCTCGAAGGCGAAAAAGACAAACTGTATGTTACATATAGCGGCAAGAGCTACTTCTTTGTTGATGGAAAGTACCGCCCCTTGTTTAGTGGAGGTGTGGATGCTTACACGAAAGAGGAAGCAGACGAGCTTTTCGCAAAGGAAGAAGTTCTTGGACAAAAGGCAGACGCAGAGTCAGTTTACACAAAGAATGAAGTAGATGACCTTTTAAGCACGGTTCAAGCTGAAAAAGGTGAGCAGGGCGAAAAGGGAGACCAAGGTGACCCGGGTAAATCTGCTTATGACATTGCTTCGGAGGCCGGATTTGACGGAAGCGAAGAAGAATGGCTGGAGTCTCTGCGTGGCGAGCAAGGTGCAGATGGTATTTCTGGACGAGATGGTGCGTCCGCTTACGAGATTGCCAAGAATAACGGCTTTACTGGGACAGAAGAGGAATGGCTCGAATCCTTAAAGTCGGATGCTGACGTTTCAGTTGTTACACCAGACGATATTGACGCACTCTTTAATGAAAGGGAAGAGCAGAAGCTGGAAGATGTTCTCTCCGTCGCTTCTCTTGAAGAGGTCGATGCCTTGTTCAAGAATAAGCCAGTCATGGAAGTAGAACCTCTGCGCATCGCTTCCCTTGAAGAAATAGATGCTCTTTTTCAATAAAATAAAAACGAAAGGAACGGAGTGAAACATGGATACTCGTCCAGAGGAAGTAACTGAAGAAAATATTGATGAAAAATTAATCAACTACGCCGACCTTAGACGTTTTGGTGAAAATATAAATAGGCATTATGCCTCCGTTGGCGTCTTAAAAGCAAAGGCCAATATCACCGAAGTGTATACCCGCAAGGAAATCGATGATAAGCTGGCTGATATTTCTGTTGGCGAAGGCGTTAAGGGTGACAAAGGTGACCCCGGAGAACAGGGCCCAAAAGGTGACCCTGGCCAAGACGGACAAAACGGCCGTGATGGTACAGATGGGAAATCCGCCTTTGAAATCGCAAAAGAGAATGGCTTTGCAGGGAGCGAAGCAGAGTGGCTGAAATCACTGCAGGGAACCCCTGGCACAAATGGAGTTTCGGGACAAGATGGTGAGTCTGCTTACGAAATTGCCGTAAGAAATGGTTTTAAGGGCACAGAAAAAGAATGGCTGGAGTCCTTAAAGGGAGAAGGCGGCACGCCTGCAGACCCCATCGATACAACAAATTTTGTACAGAAGAATGAACTGGAAGGATATGCTACGAAGGAAGACATCCCCGATGTTACCGGACTTGCCAAGAAAAGTGACATCCCGGATGTATCCAACTTAGCAAAAAAGAGCGATATTCCTGATGTATCAAACCTTGCTACAAAGGATGATATTCCTGACCTTACAGGCTATGCTAAAGCTGAAGATATTCCCAAGCAGAAAACATTGGCGGAGCTGGGCGGCGTAACACAGACCGGCGTTGAGGCAATCATTCAGGCAAAAGATTTTACATCCACTGACGTTGTAAGGCAAATGATTGAAGCTGCCATTGCTGAGGCCTTGAAGAATAATGGTGGCAATAGTGGCAGTGGCGAGAGCGGTAGCGGCGGTAATAGTGGCAGCGACACTCCAGAACCGGAGCCTACTCCGCAACCATCACTGCCTCAATTTGATGAAAGCGACTACGCATGGACGCACTACTTTGTAGTTCCGGCCGGCTGTCATTTTATAACTGACCATGCCAGCACCTTCTTCGGTGACCCGCTAACACCGGAAGACCTGTTTGGTCCCAACTATGACATGAAGAATGCTACAACCGAAATTCGTGTACTTGGTACATTGAGAGATAACGAAAACACCGAAACGGTGGTTGATGACGCCATTAAAGGGCGCACAATCGGTTACGACTTCACCGAGTATTATAAAGAGGGCTTAAGGGTGCCGCTGGATGCTGCCGAAGGGGTAGACGTGGATGGCTTCTGTAAAGAGCTCGATAGGGTTTGCCGTTGGAACGATGGCGCCATTAGCCACGACGGTGAAGAGATAATGGAAACAACCTTGATGACTTCCGGATGTGGACTCCTATATATCATCCGTAAGCTGAAAGATGGCAAGACGTTCCCCGAGTATACAATTGGTGAAAAACTCAAATAAGAAGTAAAGGAAAAGGAGCTCGTTGAATGTATTCGAATAACGACGAACCGACAAAAAGCTTTAACGAGCTTCAATCCGATATACTCGGGGAGAAGCTTACAAGCAACCCATTGATGACAGCGCACAAGCTGGTCGGAAAAAACAAAGCTTTAAATACGAAACAGAAAACCATAGTCAATGCTATTAATGAAGTGTTGGCAACTATGGAAAGAATTGAAGCAGCCACAGATAAAGACCTGAAATCGATGTATTCGTATTTGGGCTCGTTTAACACGAAACCAACTCTTATCAATGAGTTAAGTTCGAGGGATGCAGACTCCGTATTGTCGCTTGCAATGAAAGCTTACGATGATGTCCAAGAAATAAAAGATATTGCAAAAGATGATTATGAGGATGTGTTCCATGTCGGTGAAGGGGAAACACAGTCTGTATTCAAATTATCCTACAAACCTATTGGTAAAATCCGTATGTATATCGACGGCATAAGATACTTCCATGATTGCATCTCATATAATGCGGAAACAAACGAAGTGACTTGGATTAACGACTCGTCAAAAACTGAAGGGTTCGACATTACAGACGCAGACGTTGTTTTTGAATACGACTGTATAAAAGAATAAAGAAGGTGGCAACAATTTTCCTCACAAGATTAAAACAGATTACAAAAGGCGAAAAAGCGATATTTCGCATGGAGCAGGTTGATGATGGAAAGAGTAAGCTCACCGGGAGCCTGTTGCTTGGCATAGGTGCTGTCGAAAGAAACAAGGAGTATTCAGTAGGAGAAAACCTGTTTAATGCAGGGAATAGCATCGACTTCGGGTCAATTCTTGAATGTGTTAAGGCAGGAAAAACAGGCGATACTCCTATCACTATCCCAGACAATGCAAAAACTGGAGACGTCTTTAGTGACGGAGAAGTTGAATGGAGGCTCACAAAAGTCTACATTTGATAAAACATCATAATGCAAAAGCAGCATTGGATAAAAATACAAAACTGCCGTCCACATACAATATGTAATGGGGAGGCAGTTTTTGTATTATGCAGTTTTCTCCAATAGCGCTCTACTTAATGGTAATACCTGAAAAGAGGATTTGCCGATGAAACAGAAAGGATTGGTGGCGATTTGGCTACGAAAACTCGCGGTATACGCAAAGTTAGCGAAAACGTTCTCGCTCCTGGCAGAGCGATAATTATTACCGAAAAAGATAAAGACAAGTACAAGTGGGGAGACATCCCTGTCGGCTCGAAATTTATCGACACAGCCACGGGAATCGAAATGGTCAAACTCGAAGGCGAGAGCGACTGGGTTCCCGCAGGTGTTAAAAATGATGGAACGATTTGTATTTCCAAGGACTCCGTAATCACTTGTGAAATTTACACAATCACGGAAATAGATAAAGATAAAAGAACATTCCGGTATCATAACGAAGATGGTGAGTATAGGAACTCAACAATGGTTTATGATGAGGAAACCGAAGAGCTGACCTATTTGTTTAAAGTTGAAAAGGGCGATTTTCAGCCGGGACGAAACCTGCTGCAGGTAACCCTTAATGATGCACTGACCCGTTCCGCTGCATCGGGCGGCTTGGTTGAAATCACAAACCGCCACTTTGGTTTCGTTGAAAACCTGGAAGTTGGCGATGAACTCACTGTTATTTATATCCATAAAATCAATATCGGCAATCCATATCCGAGAATTTTCTACGGGGGCACGGTTCCTGTTGATGCGGAAGATGGAGACCTCTGGCTTGATACATCTTCGGCACCGTATAACGGAAATGAGATAGTTGAGGTACAAGGGGAATAAAAATGAGTGAAAGAAAGAAAAAGAAAACAGCCCTTATAAGGGAGCATATGCTTGAGCCGGATTTTCGCAAGAAGATTCGTCTCAACGACAAACTGATTGGGCTTGACGACCTTACCCCCGAAATTCGTAAGAAGATAACCAATATTGCTTTGAATGAGGGAACGGCGTATGACGATAATGAACTCCGTGAGCGAATTACAAATCTGGAAAACGGAGGAACTACGCTTGGTGAAGTATTCGTAAAAGACCTGGACAAGGTTTCCCGCAAAGACCTGGATTATAATGCTCAGGTGGCATATGACAGAGCAAATGAAGTCCCGGAACTGCAGGAGAAGAAAGCGGATAAAGAATATGTGGATGAAAACTTCCGCAAGAAGGCTATCCCAGTAATTCAGGGCGACTTTGACCCACTGCTGCAGAAAAAGCTTAATGATATGCAGGCAAATCTTAACAGTATCATGGCAAATTTTGATTCCAATAGCGGTGCAGTAACCTCCGTCCAAGCCCTCGAAGAGGCAGTTAAAAACCTTAGTACGACGAAGGTTGAAAAGACCTACGTGGATAAAACCTTCCGTAAGGCTATTGACCAAATTTCGTTGTCTGATGTGGATAGCACTATCGCAGAGCCTGTCAATTCAATCCCGCAGATGCAGAAAAAATTGGATGACGCGGCAATGCTGTCAGACCTGGAAAACTACCGGCCAAAAGCAGATCAAATCCGAATGGAAGATATGACAAACGATTTGCGCGATAAGCTTAAGAAAGTTTTCGATAGTGCGGACGATGCTAAGAAGGCCGCAGAAGAGTCATTCAAAGAAAACTTTGATTCCTATGGTATAACCCAGATACTCGACCGTTATGGTGACCTTATCTGTACAGACCCTGTTAACCCGCATGTAATTGCTGGTGTTGACCAGATGAGTGACATGGAAAGAAAGTTCAAAGGTATTTATCCGTTCAGTCTTGCCGTAAACATCACAAAGTATATCGGGACGTATGGTATCGGGGAGTCCAATCCATTGGGCGGCCGCATGAGTTTTTCCGGAGCTATCAATTATCTGTACGATTTGATTATGAAGACGTCCGGTGATGAAAGCCCGTTTGGCCTGTTCTTGAACTCTGGTAAAAAAGATATTAAGAAGCTCCGGGATGAATTGGATGCCTTAACGGAAACGGTCGAAACTATGCAGGGCGATATTGAAGACCTGCAGACGGAAAACACTGCACTGAAAGAGCGCGTCAAAAAACTGGAAGATAGCAGTAGCAGCGGAAGCGACAGCGGTGGAAAAAAATAAGAAAGAGCAGGATAAGCAATGAGATTACTTAGGTACGATGCAAAAAAGAAACGGTGGATACAGCTGTTTGCCGATTCTGCCTTGGATAAGTATAAAAACCTTTCGGATGTCGTTGATAAAAAAGCGGCACGAGATAATCTCGAACTGGATGAATATTATTGGAATAAAGCGGCGTTGAAAGACGGCGCCGCTGTCAATTCCATCCATAACGTATGTGTTATCCAGGATGAGAAAGCTCAGTTTGTAACGAAGGCAGATAAAGAAAACTGGAACCAGAAGGTAGACCGGCCAATCGTAAAATCCACTGCGGATGAAGAACTTCCCGAAATGACGGAAGGCCAGATGGTTTACAACCGCGCTACGGATACCATCAAGGTTAAGATTGACGGTAAAATTCGCGATTTTGAAAACAACCGCGAAATCCATGGCACAGCAAATTTTGCAGGAATGGGAAATGAAGTTAAGATTGAACATCATCTGGAAACCATTCACGGCGTAAAAATAACGCCAAAATTTGTTGGCATATCATGTGTCACCAACCCTGGAGGAATGTTAGGTGAAACATGGACGAGAAAAGACGATACGTATTTTTATGTAGGGAATACAGGTAGTTATCAAGGGCCATTTGAATATATGGTTTACTACTAAGGTTTTTTTGGAGGAAATAATTTTGAGACAACTACCAACAGCGGCAAGCTTACTTTTAACGGAAAACTGCAACTTGCGATGCACTTATTGTTTTGAGAAACACAACAAAACAAAAATGAGCAAAGAGGTTGGACGAAAGGCAATCGACTGGCTTTCGGATAATGCTGTGAAAACAGGCCTGGATGAGTTTTCCGTTCTCCTCTTTGGGGGAGAACCTCTACTCAATATCGACACGATTGAGGAAGTGTTAGAATACGGCGTAAAAGTCGCAGACGAAAAAGGACTCCGCTTTACGGCGTCAATGGTTACGAATGCCACAGTAATGAATGACCATATTTATAGCGTACTCCGTAAATACCGCGACATGGTTAATCTTGGCATACAGCTTTCTGTGGATGGAATTCCTGAAGTACAGGACAGATACAGATTGACGGTTGCCGGAAAAGGCTCGTGGCATATGGTTGAAAAGAATCTGCCAAGATTCAAGGAGCTTTACGATAACAACCCGGACGATAACCGCCTGTCCATTCATGGCTGCATCAATAAGGAAACAATGCCATTCCTGTATGAGAATTACAACTTCTTCCGTAAGGAATTAGGGTTCAAGCGTATCTGGTTCCTTCCGATAGCCGAGGAAAAATGGGATGCGTCAGATGTAAAGCTCTATCAGGAAAACAGCCAAAAAATCTTCAACGACTGTGTCGCAGATTTGCTGCAGAGCATGGACTATCAGGAAGCTCTCAATTATGCGCCGTTTGATAAGTTTGCAAATGGTCTGGAGTGTCGCCCGGACGCACCGTGCGGCGCCGGCAGAAGTTTTGTCACAATAACCGCAACGGGCGAAATTTATCCATGCCATCAAATCTACTTCAATGACCCGGAAAAAGATACGCTGATTGGCAATGTGATGGGCGATGGAGAACTGGATGAAGACAGACGAAGAATTTTCCTTGAATACGAAGAGGAAGATATTGGATGTCAGGATTGCCCAAATACACAGTGCTACAGATGTCTTGCTACAAACTATGTAAACAACGGAGGCATTCTCTCTCAAATTAGGGGGCTGTATTGTGCCCTGTCTGGTATCGACAGATATTTCCAAGGCAAAATGTTGGAGGTTGTACGGAAATTGCGTCTGGCATCACAGGGCGACGATGAAGTGCAGGACTGCTTGTGTAATTCCCGAAGTGCAACGTCAGTTAATGGCTGCGATATCGTAAATAACAAAGACTTGTGTCAGTCGGGAAACAATCCTAAAGCGCCGGGATGCCTCTGCGACGTAGATAGCGGATTTTAACAGAATAATGAATAAGAGGACGATAGGATGGCTTTAAGAAGCTTAAAAAACACATACAGCCGAATGGTTGATGATATAAGACAAAGCGGGCCAGCCAATAATGATTGGAAGGATTTGGCAACCTTAAAGGACCGGCTTGACAAAATGTATAAGTATCGCAATAACGAGATAATCGATAGCGACCCCAGAAATTCAAATGATGATACGCCAGGACAGATTCATAATGTGTGTACGCAACATTATTACAAAAGCTTCAAGGACTTCCAGCAGAAAATGGGAGTGGATTACAGCCTGTCCATCGGTGATATCGACAATGCTCTCGATAGTATGCCGTATTGTACATGCAATGGCCGGTCTATGCAAGCATGCAAATGTGTGGCCCGAGATGCTGGCGATCATTGTTCGTGCAATGTAAGAGCGCCTATTGGGTGCGCTTGCGTATACCGCAACGGTGGCAAGTATGGCAGCCCGTGTGCAATAAATAGCTACAATTTTGGATGCAGCTGTGTAAGCCGGGCGGCTACTAGAGATTGTGATTGCAACGGTCGTTGCTCCTGTAATGTGGTGAATGAATACACCATGAAAACATATAGACAGAAGCTAAACGACGAAGGCATTACGGAAACCTGCCGTTGTGTATCAAGGCAGCTTGGCGATGTATGCCTGTGTCACGCCAGAACTGTTGCAGCACAACCCCCTACTCATAGGCATACAATGGGGTGTAATACAAAGTATAATGTGCCGCAAAAATATTGTGACTGCGTACAGAGAACGTCATCAATATCGTGTGAATACCACGAAATACATTTATAAGTAGTTAGTTAAGTAGTTAAGGAGTTAATATGCTGGAAAGATACGTCATTCACGTTACCAAAGCATGCAATATGGATTGTTTTTACTGCTACGAGCAGGACAAAACAAGCAAGTATACAAAAGAGGAAGTTCTTGGCACCGTTGAAAAAATCGCCGCAAATTGCAAAGACAAAGAATTTGGTGTGGAATTTCTTGGCGGTGAGCCAATGCTTGCTTTTGATATTATCAAGGCGGTATATGAATATTTGGAGGAAAATTACAAGGGCCGCGTCAGGGATTACGTCATCACAACAAACGGCACAATACTGACGGATGATATGTTGGCATACCTACAGGAAAATCCTAAAATCGTATATGCTGTTAGCCTGGACGGTACGAAGTGGGCAAACCAGCTTCGCCGTTTTAAGGGCGGGGCCGGAGCATTTGAGCCGGTTGTGGCAAACTTAAAGAAAGCAATCAACGGGCTTTCCGATGAACAGATAAGCGTACATATGGTAACGCATCCATTTAATGTCGGCAACATATTTAATAGCATTAAGTTTATTCATAGCATGGGTGTTAAATACATCGGTGTTGGTACAGTGGAAAGTACAATGCTTATTGATGCGATGTACTGTGAAAGATTCGTTCAGGAAATGGATAAAGTAAGCCAGGCTATTGTTAGTGGTGAGCTGGCCGGGGTGGAGATAGATATTCTAAACACCGTTAAGCCTGTTGATGATGTGCGTACGTACATTAAAGATGATACCGGCAAGGTAATCGGCGAAAGCTATGGTAGAAGCAAGGACGATATAACGTATACGAATGAATTTAACAGCGTGCGTACGGCATCGCCGATTGGGGATGTAATTGTTTCGCTGCGCAGATGCGTTTATGAAAATCACCAGTATAGACTCGGAGGAAATAATGATAAAATCGCTTGAACACATCAAAGGACTTTGGGCAAAGTTAGACAAAAACGAAAAGCTGAGCATATACATCAATATCCCGTTCTGTAAATGTCAGTGCAGGTATTGCCTTTATAAAGGAGAGCCGGGCGCGGGGGACGAAGAACATCGAAAGTTTGTATACGATTACCTGATTCCGTCAATCAAAAGATTCCATGACTTATTCGATGAGCATGAAATCGAAACGATATACTTCGGTGGCGGAACACCAAATGCAATCCCCATAAAATACATTATGGATATATGCGATGCAACAGCATGCTTCAATCGAGCAAAGAATAGAATTATTGAAATGAATCCGGCGTACTGCTCCGTTCAGGACGTAGAACTGTTAACCGATTTTGGTTTTACACTGATTACGTTCGGCGTTCAGTCGTTCTGCAAAGAAGCTCTTAATTTCCAGCAAAGGCCATACTGCAGCGAGGATAAAATCACAAAACTTGGCAAGGCTATCCAGTCTCTTGGCGGAAAGTTCAGTCTGGACATCATGTGCTATTTGCTAAAGTATGACAAGAGCGACCTTGAGATATTCAAACAGGATGTTGAGATTGCGAAAAGAACGAACGCGGACTTTGTAACGATATACCCGGAGCTGAACCTAATCCTGAATGATGAACAGGCAGCAAACGATTTTGTGCAATGCGTAAAGAATGTTGACTGGAGCGGATATTGGCTGGACGATGATACTACCAATATAGAAAAGACGCACAGATTGATAACTCGGATGGTTAAGGACAAATACAGTGAAGAAGAATTCTATGAAAGCATCCTTCCTTATTATGCGGACGACTTCCCATACGCAACACAAAACATTGTTAGTTTTGGCGCAGGAAATGGTAAGCATGATGTAATGTCCTATGTGCCGGGAGAATTCTATTATGTAGAAGTCAACCTGGGAACCAATACACCAATATACAATATGAAATTCGAAGAAGGGGAACCGCAATAGAACCCCTCCATCGAAAAAGAAATGGAGGAGCATAAATGTCCAAGCCTCAGGGTGTCCATAAAGTCAGCGAAAACATTGTTCAGCTGGGAAGAGGAGTAATCTATACAGAAGAACTGGACAATATCGATATGGAAAAAGTCCCAGATGGTTCTATTTGGGTGAATGTAGACAATGGTGGTTTGGCGGTAAAGTTGAGAGGGAGCGATTCATTCACAGAGCTCCCAATCGGCCTTGCTGACGCTGATGATGACGAAAGTCAGAAACTGCTGGAAGAGTTTGTAAAAAAGTATGCAAACGCCGATATCCAGCACAAGCACATCGAGGAAGATGTCCTAAAAAATAAAGAGAAGATACAAGAGTTAAAATCTCTGCTTGAAAAACTGCAAGAGCAAATTCACAACATAAACATATACGCCCTATACGAAAGTTTGACTGACAGGTTTACAGAGCAGGGAAACGAAATTATAACACTGCGAAGGGAAAAACTCGATAAGAAGGACCTAAAGCTCTTTGTTACAATAGACCAGATGGAACCGATTATCCAGGAAAGGACAGCGCAGTTTGCAAGCAGAAAAGAGCTTGCTGAAATAAAAACCGACTTCAACAATGTCGTAAAGACCTTTGCAACAAAAGATGAGCTGGATAAAAAGCTGTTTGAAAAAACACAGCCACTGGCTCAAGAGAAAGACGTTCAAACGTTAGGGGAGCAGTTAAAAACGCTTATTCAGGAAGTAGAGGAAATCAAGCTTGATAACCAGGAGAAAGCAAAAGAGCTAGATGAAAAGTTTGGGGATATTGACGATAAGCTTATTGAGCTCGACGCAGCAACCGGAGATAAGGTTATCAAATCGCTTACACTGGAAGCTGGACAAACCAAGCCATGCGAAATTGACGAAGGAAAGCAATATCGCATAATGCAAGTTTATATCAAAAAGCCGAGCGAGGACTTGTGGTCATTCGATACAGAGCAAATTGATGTTGCAGCTGATGAGAATGGGGCAGTTAATGTTACAAACAAGTCATCGAATGAACTTGATTGTTTACTGATACTGATGTAATAGGTGATAACAATGAAATCAAAAGCTACAGCACTTCATGTTGCAGAATTGAATGAGAGAGTCTTGGATAACGCAAGAAATGTAAGACGCTGTCTCGAAATGGTTGAAGAAATAGCCATACAGATTAACGAAGCGATTGAAAGCTACCGTAATTTTAAGCGGGATAAGAAAGTTTGCATGGATGCCGTTAATCTGGAGGTAACAAACCGAGAACTCCAGTACGGAGTAATTGAAAAGCAGATGGCCGGTATCCAAAAAGCTGCCCGTGAGATGGAGGACATGCGGGAGAGCTTTGAAGAAACCAGAGCAACTGTGGTGGAGAATTCGTCAACCATCACAGATATTACGAAAAACATTGAACAGCTAAAAAACGACGTCACAAAAGAATTTGCAAAGAAGATAAGCACATCTGGCGGCACGATATATGGTGACCTGACCGTAACCGGCATGGTTAATGGCCGTGCTGAGAAAGCAAAGGAAGCGGAAAGTGTCGAGTGGGATGCTGTGCAAAACAGGCCGGAATATTATCCGCCCGCACAACATAACCATGATGACCTTTATCCTGCAATCAATGGTGAGCGGGCCGAAGGTAAATGGAATATCGATATTTCTGGTAAGGCAGATAAGGCTGGCGATGCAGACCGAGCCGATAATGCCGACCATGCAGCAGTTGCAGATAAGATTGATTGGGCAGGTATTGAGAACAAACCAGAAAATTACCCGCCGGCAGAGCATAACCACGATGCCTTGTATCCATCCATAAAAGGTGAACGTGCAGAAGGTGTCTGGAATATTGATATCGACGGTGAGGCAAAAAGGGCCAAATCCGACAGCGAAGGCAATATTATCACTGCAACCTATGTGAAAAAAACTGACATGGGGGAACTGCAGAAAGAAATCGGCAAAATTTCGACGGAGATAAAAGAATCCTTAAAGGGGACATCTGTTGAAAACGAAACGCCGGATGAAAAAATCACGCTGCGCTGTGAAGTTGAAAATGGCATGCTCACGGTTGTTCCTTATGTGAATGGGGAGCGGGCCTACATTACTTCCAGTGTTATTGCCTGTGAAGACACCAGTGAAGAATAATAAAGAAAAACATAACGCGGTCTTGTTTAGACCGCCGTTTGTGTGCGTAATATTCCGACAAGAAAGATAAAATAAGAAAGTTGGTGTACCTTTTGAGTTTGCCATACAGTCGCAAATTTAATAGCGGCAGACAATCAGAGCAGCTTCTCAATGAGGAACTGCATAAAATATATGAATCGGTAAAACACCTGACGGATACGCCGCCCAAGATGGAGGTTCCACAGGCAAAGCTGCATCGTGCAATATGGCATGATATGGAAACCAACCAGCTCAAATGGTGGGATCAGGGGTCGAGTAAGTGGCGCAAGTATTTTGAGCGAGAGTTCAAACTTACGGAAAACATTATGTCGACGCTGCCGCCAGAGGACCCTGTCAGAGGCGAACTTTGGATATACAATGGCGTACTGTGTTATTACGATGGCATTAACTGGGCGCCCATAAAAGCCCTCTTGCAGGACGGCTCGCAGTTTAGCTTGGACGTGTTTAGAAACTTTCTTTTGGTTAGTCCTCTTTGGAGAATTGGTAACACAATCGTCGAGGATGACGAAATTGAAAGCTACAAAACAGAGTTAAGAAAATATCTGCAGGGCGTGCTGGACGGAGAAACGGATTCTATGATAACCGGCGATGGAGAGAAATACTCCATTGACCAGCACCAGTGTATAGAAAATCCTCCGCAAGTACCGGCAATCCCGTTCAATAAAAAGGCGCAGCTCCTTGTGCCGAATATCGACAACGCAAGGATATTCCTGGACCACGAACTGGATACGGAAAAATTCGAAGAAGTATCCAAGGTGTGCATCCAGTACGATAAGAGAGACCTTATCAATTCGACTCCTTCGCTTGTTCATATAAACCCTGGCCGAATGACCAGGATTGTAAAGCGCATTATCAAGATTGACCGAGATAACCCGCGCATCCAAATTCCTGCAGCGGATACGGAGTTTTACGGCTTCCATGAAAGTCAGTATTTTGGCGACCTGCTTCTTCCTGACCAGGAGAAAAAGGAAGATGACGGAACGGTATCGGTAGAACCGAAGGATTACACCATCGTCGAAGATGGTATCCTTTTGTCTTACAATGCTTCTCAGAACTACGACTATGTTCTTGCAATCACCTATGAATTTTCATGGATGAAAAGCACAGGCCGCATGGATAAGTCCTGTTCCAAAGATGCCACAAATGCTTATTTCGTAGATAAGTACAACGGGCCGTTCAATGTCTTTGTGGAAGGCTATAACTACGAAGACCCATACTATGAAACCGACAGCATGTCGCAGACCATAAAGACGAAGGAAGATACCAGAGAACTTGAAGTATCCCTCCTGCACGTACCAAAACGTGAGTATGGTTACATGCGCACAATAAACGTTGCCGGCGAAGGAATAATCCGCCCGCTGCGTGATTATAAAAACCCGTTAGTCTTTGTAAATGGTGAAGCCCTGTCGGAACAGAACGGGGACATCATTATCGAAAGTGACGGCCTCATCCGCGTAAGAGACGCAAAAGACGATATGGCATGGTGTATCGTTGACCTTTTCGAGGAAGCGAATGAGAAAAACGAATTCAAGGACTACACTCCTACAGTTGTTACGGGCAAGGTTGGCAATGACAATCTGATTAGCTATGACGCCAGTGTTGTTCCCGACCAGAAAACCTGTGTGCTGTTTATCGATGGCCTTTTGGTTAAGAAGGAAGCCATTGAATACGACCGTGCAAATTGCAAAATCGATGTAGAGGGCGGCCTTACTGCAGGGCAGGAATACATCCTTGTCGAGGATAAATATGGATGGCTTTACAATGAAGAAGCATTGCAGCCGGCCCTGTCTGTTGGTAAATTCTCCGACTCACTCGTTTATTTTAACAACCATTTGATTTGCAACAACGTTGCGATTGATACTTCGGACGAACCTTATACCGCAGAGGTTTATCCAGACGGAACGAAAGTTTACAAACCGTATCCGGGTGTGTTTAACGAAATCAAAAACTTCAAGTCGATTTATGATGACGTTATTGAGATGGACACCATGGATGACCTGGATGCTTTGATTAAAGCAAATACGGGCAGACATGAACTGGATATCGAACGCGAGGTTGAAAAACAGGTTCGCGAAGAGTTGGCAGACAAAGGAATGTCTGACGGGCAAATTACATCCGAAGTTGAAAAAGCTAAAAGACGGCGGGTGTTCCACAGTGGAGTTCTTTACTATATAAAGGATACCAAAGATGGATATGTTGGCGAAAAGAACAACTTTGATGAGAAGTACCCGTGCAAAATCCAGAAGGTGTTCTCAAATGACGATACCGATGCCATTCGGGAAATCCAGCGCGATAGTATAGGAAACATTGTTCAAATAGCAAACAGCCGTTATCGCATTTTCGACATCAAAGCAGATAAATGGGTTCCTATGGCCATGGAGGATATTCCAAAGGTAAAAGCCTTTGCATATTCTTACGAGAACATGCCGCGTTCCATTCGACTGCTTCTGCCGTACAGCAACAAGGATGTCATTCAGACATATGCATTTAATCTTGCTAACGCTATCGAGCATCCGTTAATCATTAAGTCGGTTGATGTTCGGGACGAAGATAAGATATATGTAAATGGCCAGTATGTCTTTGGCGCCAATAGCCTCAGAGTGTGGTGCAACGGGATAAGACAGTATCCGAACACTGCGCCGACAGGTGACCCACCAAACGGCATTATTGAATCGCTTGATGGCAAATCATTTAAGCTCCCGGAAAAGTTCACCGGAATGGTAACGTATGTTATCGAGCTTCCGGAGAAAAATCAGGCTCAGTCCTGCAGTATGGAAATTCTTGACCGGAACAACGTACTTCCTGACCACATCAATATGTATAAAACCAAAATGCCGTTATTCCCTGGCAGGGTAACGATTTACGTTAATGGCATAAGACTGGGGTCAGACCAGTACAGCATCATGGATAACCATACGCTCTTAATTGATAACGAAGAGCCTCTGCTTGGAAGTACAAAGAATTTCCCATCTGAAACATTCGTTGCAAATAATAAGCGACATACCATTCATTGGCCTACGGACGATAAACTTCTTGTAGAAGTTCGACAGGATGACCGTGTGGAAACCACTTTTGAATGTAAAGGGCACCCAGTCTTTGAGCTGCCAATTCTGAAGTATGGCATTGACCCGACTATCCTGGAGGCAGCTGACGAAATCATGATTTTCGTTAACGGCCTGTACTTTGGTCCGACAAAGAATGAAGGGTATTCGATTAATATATCCCGAGGGGCAGTTTCTGTAACCCAGGAAGAAATTCTCGAAATCATGAACCATGACGAAGAGGACATCTTCCTAAAAGGAAATGAAGAGTATTACGAGCACAGTTACAAGGCCGTTACAAACGGACAGCCTTATGAACAGAAAAACGCCTTATTAACACTGGAATGGAGATAACAGACGTATGACAATGGTAAAACCGGGGCACACAAGCCTCAACATGCAAGATATATCAGAAGACCTGCGTGTCGTGCATCGCCATGTAACAAAGGTAGCACCAACCACAATTGACCCCGAAACGGGAAAAGTCATTGACATGCGTGAAGAAGGAAGCATCGATAAACCGGTGCTTCCGGAATTCCGCAAAAAGATTGTCAAGGCAGATGATGTAGACCAGGTTGCAGGTGTGGATGCAGACCGCATTGCCGTAGCGGTAAGCGAGGACGACCGTACGACAATTAATAATGCATTAAATCTTGGTGGCCGGCCGGCAGATGATTTCACTTCTGCTGAAGAAGGACAGAAGATAAAGCGCATGACAACGGAGGTCACGAAGCATTACGGTGACGATATTGCTTCCATCCGTGATGAACTCTATCAGCTGAAACATGCTCTGGAAAAGAACGGCCTTGTTCATCTGACAAATGAACATTTTGGCTATAACGATACGTTCCGCAACGGCTATCTGCCGTATGAATATGAAGAACTTGGCCGCCCAACGATTGACTGCCCGGCAGCAAACAAGATTCGTCTGGATGAAGAAGCGGTTGCAAAGATTGACGAGGGCGACTATATTGCCATCTACTTCCGTGACGAAGAAAAGGTGGATGTCATTCAGGTTGCAGAAATTGGCCCGGACGGCCAGACGCTTACGCTGGATGAAGGTATGACGCACGGCAACCTTACAAAGGAAAACATTATTGTATACAAGAGCTTTGGTGTTTCCCGTGACGGCAACTTCTACTTCGCCCGCGATGTAGAATTCAAGGTTGGCGATGAAAATATCTGGACTGGTCTCGACGATGACACGACTACGACACTTTACCGTCCTGTAACGGAAGAGCAGAGTTCCTATGGTTATGGCTTCCGTATCCCGGAAACAAAGCAGGGCTTCCTCACCAAGTTCCAGATTTACACCCATGCAATCGGCAATCCGACACTGACCTGTTATATCTTTGACGAACAGGATATTGGTAACTTCAAGAACCCTGTTCAGGCAGAGAACCTTTACAAGAGCGGGGATGTAAATGCAGACGGCGAACCCAAGATGCACTTCTTTGCAAAGTCTAAGCCGGTCAGCCTTGACCCGACACTTGGAGAGCATATTGTAACATTTGACTTCTGGAATGCAGATTCGGAGTCTTACCCTCTGATTCAGAGAAAAGACACGCCGACCAATCGCGTACGTTATGTTGCGGTTATCTGCGGAACGTTTGTCGATAGTAACAACTATGCTAATATCCGCTTTATTATGAATAGCAGCGAAGAGGGCGGCGACCTGGAAACAAACAACAAGGTTTACCGTTATTCCGAGCAGCTTGATACAGCTGTTGCGTCGGCGCTGTCCCATGACCCGAAAGACAACAACAAGGATATGTACTATGCGGTTATTATGCGCGAAGCAATCCGCCATGAAATGGATGCGCAGACTCGTGGGTTGTACTCGGCAATTATTACAAGCCCGAAAGGCATGCCAGTATCCAGAGCAAGACTTACTATGCGTGTTAAGCGCGAAGGTGGCCTTTGGGATGCAAACATCACAGAACCTGGCGTATATGGTATCAGCGAGCGCGTAGCTTTCCCCGTTGAAGTGTTCAATAACTTCCCGACCAAGAAAGCATCGTTTAGAACGACAGATACGCTTGGTTTGCAGGATGATATTCGCCTGCCGATGGAACTTCGCACGGATGATAAAATCTTTACGAGAAAGCCGGACACGATTATCGGCAGCAATATCGTAAAGGGTTCCCCGAACAACACCTCCATCATTCCTGCAGAGCCTATCATGGTTAAGCCGAACGACATGGTATACCGTAATGCATATCAGGTTTCCGTAAAAGGCAAACTCTATGAGTATGATGAAGAGAAGAAGAAATTCATCGTAACGTCACAGAATAAAGTATTCTTGAAGCCGATTGCGGTAATCCCGGACGGCTGCAAGGATAAAAAGGATGTATACTCTGACCGGATTATCTGGGAGGGCGATTTCCGCACAGAAGCAGGAAACCCGCTTTACTTCAACGAGTTGGAACTCCAGGTATTCTGGCACAAACCAGCATTCTCGGAACTGAATATGGTTGCAAACGAGCAGATGGGTATTATCCATGACCTCGTATTCTCAACCGACCGTACCGTGTAAACAGGAAGCCGCCCGAACAAATCCGGGCGGCTTTTTATTAAATCAACCCAATAACGCAGAACAAATGGTAATACCAACGATAGCAGTTAATTTTAGGGAGGGCCGTATGGCGACGATAACAAACTCTGACGAACTTGTCAGCAATATAAAACACCTGACGACACCTATTAATCTCCCATCCAATACATTTAGTGAGAAAATGGACGCAGGTGAAGTTAATGGGTTATTCGAGGGAATCGAAATATGCCTGAATAATCTGTATGAAAAATTACGCATGCTGGAAGACCTTCACGATTTTAGCGAAGAATATATAAAGAATGAATTCAATAAAGTAAAACCTGCGCTGGATGACGCAATCGTTAAGCTCGGTGATGCAGCCGAGGACTATGCAAACACGACAACAAAGGCAAACCTTTTAACCTTCCGTGGAGGCACAATCGTTACAGACCGTGACGGAACCGCAATTAACTCCGCTCAGGTAATCGATGGAAAGATTATTATGGCCGGCGCAGCAAAAATATCGGAAGCGACGCCGACAAGAGCGGTTGTTGGTTCTACGGACATTGTGTATAGGCGCAGTGAAATGCCTGCAGATAACTACAAGTCGTTTTATGTAATGGAGTCTTACCCTGTAAGGCCGGTAGAAGAATACATTGACTTTTTCTTTGCGCGGCCCACGATAATCAACTTCATTAAGGCATCGGCATTCAATGCGGAGCTCAGCAATATCACAATATATAAATCGAATAATGAGATACTGGAAGTAAGCGGTGAAAACATGGTATTCCCGGAATGCACGGCAATTGGTATCCACGTCGAGCTAAAAGGCGGAAAAATAGAGCCTGTCCGTATGGAAGTAACCGGGGATAAGGATACATTTAGCAGCCTTGAGAATGTGTACGAAGAAGATGCGCTCAACAGTATATTTGAAAAACATATAAAAGATAATGGCGGTGTATGATGTATATTAATCTACTGACTGCCCAGCATATCCCCGATGAGGCCGTTATAAAAGAAACGGATACAGGGCTTCTGTATTTTGAGGGAAACAGCTGGAAGTACCTGACCAAAAAAGAATATAAGGTTTTGGAGGACGGGGCGTACGGTACGAAAAAAATCGGGAAGAAAACGTACGCCGACCTTCCTGAAAACGAAATCGTGCCGGCCGAAAAAGCCTCCACAAAGTCCTTTCGTTATTACACGAACTTCTTCGGATTAAACGAACTGATTGTTGGTGACCGAAAGTTTTACAATACAAACGGCCTGGTTACAGAAGACATTGCAGTTGAAAAAGGAAAACCTGTGCGCCTGAAAGCAGATATGAGGCCGCAGGATTTTACCAGTGTAGAATTTTCCATTATCGACGGAACAGAAGAAGTTCCCATCCTTTTAAGTGGAGAGGATAAAGTAGTTGACGAAAAGGTGTTTTTTAATTGCGGTACACGTATGAATGGAGAAGATAAGATATACCGCAAAGATTTTCGGCCACTTACCAGGGAACCGGACAATGGCGACTTTTTCAGCGACAGTATCCTTACAGTCTCCTATACGCCGGATAGCAGATACCATACTTATGTGCCAAAACATGACACGGTAAAGGTAAAAGTCGTTATCCGTGTTTATACGGAAGGCGCTATCACACCGGAAATTTCTAACCTAACACTTACGCAGGGGGGTTGAAGATGCCAACAACAGAATTATTGGACGGTTCGCTGGAACTTCAAAAAGACCTGTACAGCATTGTGGTTCCGGAAGAAAGCGTTATCAAAACCAGTGATTTCCGCAAAGAGTATGCGAAAATGATTGCGTCAGCTCCGTTCTTAGATGAGAAGCGGGCGGATGAGATTGCAGGCAGCAAGGAAGATGAGCCGATTTTTGCCATTAAAAAACTGCATGCGGAAGATCAACCAAAGCGCATGGACTTGGTACAGATGACTACGGATGTATCAATGGATTTAGCGACCGCTGATTATAAAATAATCGATACGGCAAACAAATACACCATGCTGATAGCGGGGACAATCAATCGCATGAACGCAGTAAGAGAAAGGCTCATGCGTGATAAGGAACGACTGGAAGATATTAATTTTATAACATCTGCCTATAAAGGGCTTAGCAATGCGGCCATGATTACAGAAGATATGTGTTCCGGCTCCTATCTTTACCATGATGGTGTGTATGGTGCATTCTGTCCGTACGGCCCAGTGGAAACAAAACAAGAGATACAGATTCTGTCGGTAGAGGGAAATGGTTATGTAGGCAATGGCCATGTTTTGAGTGCCGGCGATGCATACCTGGAAGAAACGGATAATCGTGGGAAAATCGAGTACATCGCAGACAGCAGCCCGATGACCGTATTTGAATACTCCAGAATCTGCAGCAATGACAAATCGCAGTACCAGTCCAACGATGACAGCGTATATGATGTAAACCAGGATGACAAGGATGTAACCTGCATTATCACGGCTATGAGCAAAGGAGAGGGCGGTATCAATATGCTCGATATTGATTCTCCAAACGATGATATAAAAATCAAAGACATCCTTATCTCTGGCAACAATATTAGTTACAGAAGCGTACTGCAGTCGGAAATCGACTTCCGCACGGATATGTACCACTCTGTAAATCAAATTGCAGGAAGCAAGAAGGTATGCTTCCCCACCACGCGGTATGTAAAAATCGTGCTGACATCCAGTCATTGTGAACCAGGCGAACAGCTCGGATACAGCGAAGTAGATGTTAGTGGCCAAAAGCCCGTCACGGTAATCCGCAGATTAAAAGGGGCTATCAGAAAAGTAATTCAGATAGGCAGCCTGAATGCGTATCGCTGTGAATACGAAAACGGGACAATCCTTACAAGTGACCTTGCTCCGGAGGGCGGCTGCAGGACAGTAGCCCTGTTTGCCAATGAGTACATCCCGTTTGGCATGGAAGACCCTGAAACAGCCATCACCTATGAGCTTCACATAAACGGTGAAAAACACAACGTTGTTCCCATTAACGGCAACCGGCCGGGATATAAAATGATTTCCTGTACGGAAAGTCAGTTCGAGGACAGCAACGTAAAGTTCGTTGGTGAAAAAATCAACACGGTGCAGGTTCGCATTAATATCCGAAGCGACGGCGACCTTACACCGCTAGTCGGAAATCTTAAACTTTGTATAGGGTAGGACAATGTATATAGAACGATTAAAGAAACTAAAAGAGCTTAAAGAGCTTACGGAACGTGCCCTGCTGCAGCAAGGTGAGTTTCCAGACAAAGCATATGTAAAGCAACTGCTTTCCAGCATGGATACGCGCTATGCAATCTTTGATTACGACAAGGTTGCGCCGGACACAAAATTCGACTTGGAGAAAATGGTCAATGACCTGCGCTGTATCGAAAAAGACCTGAAAATAATCTATGAAATCATAGACGAACTAACCAGAGAGCGTTATATCCGTCTGGAAGCGTTTGTTAATGGCTATCTATCATCACTGGAAGAAGTAGCGGACCGGGCCGACAAAAAGGCGATGGAGGAAATCGAAGCTACATCACTTGGCGCTTCCATGGTATATTTTACCAATAATATCATGTCAGCATATATGGAAGATACCACGGCATATATTGACGTGGGAACTATTCACTGCAGTCCGCAAAGCAAACTTTGTGGTTCCATTATCGGTTCTGGATTCAATGTGGAAGATGTCGTATTCCAGGTTGTGGATAAAAAGTTTTCCCCATACTCGGTAAACCGGAGCACTATGAAAGTTGGCGGAGAATTACAGAAGAACACATACACTTATGCAATTAATGACAACTATCCTGTTGGAAAAGCGTTTAAGCTCCCAAACTCTGCGATTGTTGCAAGTGAGAAAAACCTGTATGAGGTGTATGGCGGCCGCGGATATGTAAAGGGCGTTTCCAGTAAATATACAGGCCTTGTGTCGGCAAACGAATTGCAAAACAGCGTAGTAAACGAAACAACAACGTATTCCTTCTACCTGAGCGATGCAACCAGAATTACGTTCGATTTTTCCATTGAGCCGACTTACAAAAACTTTGAAAACTACGACATGCAAAACCTGAAGCGCGGAAAGGTATATCACTTTGAGTTTACCATGCCAGCAGGAACCGCATTTTCGTGGGCGCATGACGGAACGGTATTTGCCACAAAAGAAAAAACGGCGGTCAGTGGAACAGAGCTATGCATCGTAGAGCATACACTGGCCAACGACTTTATTATCTATGAATATGCTCCCGGCGACAAAGTTGTGTATGACAATGTAAAGGTAATTATCCATAATGTGAAGCAGGAAGTATTCCACATTGACTCCATTGCGATAAAGGAAATTTGTGAAACGGGGGTAGCTGTGTCGGTATGATTTTGTATAATTTACGTTACCGTGGCCCATATGAATATGAAAAGTTTATCCTCAACGTACTGCAGTATCATAATGAGATATTGCGTATGAAAAAAGAGCTCGGTGAACAAAATGATAAAAACATAGCGGAGCTCACTGCAAAGCTTGATAAAATCTGCAATAAATTTGATGAGCTGAGTGAGGAGCTGCTGGTGCTGCGAGAAAAGGCCACGGCGGTATAATGGATTAGCGAGGAAATAAAATTGATTGATAAACCAACAACAAGCGAAGTCATGGATATTTTTAACGAAGCGTACGACGACGCCAAAAAGATTGGCCAGGACATCCGTGACACCAAAAAAGTATTGAGTGAGAAGCTGGAACTGCTTAGCGCACAGGTGGAGTATATGGCAGGCCAGGTGTCGCTGGCAGGCGAGCAAAAGGGTATCGTGGAGGAAAAAATCTTCTTGGCAGATGCCGATAAGGTAGGCCGTTATGACCAATTCGGTATGACCATCCATCCAAAATTCGTAAAAGACCCGAGAGACCTTTTCAATTTCAAATCGACAAAGGGCTATCTCTTTAAGGGAAATGTCGTCACAAAAATCAATGGGGAGGAAGACCTTGAGTATACGGAATGCTTAAAACAGGACACCGTCCCCAGTAAAAAGTATAAAATCAAAGAGTATGATGACAGCAACCTTGTTTTAACGATTCTCCCAAATCTCAAGGCTCCGCTCGGAAGTCTGCAGTTTAATATGCTGGAAATCATGCCGTATCTTCCCGGCTCGTTCAACATTGAGTCAATCAAGGTTTATTCCCGTGATAATCTTGAGGTGGAAACGCAGGCACTTGAGCACGGTATCATCCGTGTCGGCCCGCAGCGCATTATCTTTTCGGGCAAGACAGAGCTGGGAAAAATCGAGATAAGGGTACGCCTGCTTTATAAAAATGCAGCAGGGAAATACCCGTTCGGATTAAAGCATCTGTATGTGCAGGAAGCAGACTTTGAGGATAACTGCTACGTGTTTGTCCGAGCAGATAAACCCAAAGCGGTTTCCTATATCTACGACAATGTCGTAATCAAAAACCAGTATGGCGTGGATACAAACGCATCCAGTAAAGAGTACGGCATCCACTACTACGCATTTTTTGACGGGGAAACGCCTGACCGCGAAATGGAAGTATCCAAGCCGGCCAGCTTGAATTACATTGCGACCAACACAAAAACCGTATTTATCAGAATTCCTGTGGAAACATCCCTGATGGCCATAACGCCAAATATCTCCACGGAAACCATAAACTAAGAACAGCGTCCGTTTTTCGGACGTTTTTCTTTCCTTCTTATCCGAAATCAGAAAATTCTCAAAAAATTTCCCCAAAGGTATTGCATCTTCTTAATGAATATGTTAATATGTAATTAAGAAAAGGTAAGTAAGAATAGGAGAAAAAGGCTATGGAAATTACAGATGCAGAGTTTTTCTTTAAAAACTACGTGGGGTATCACCCAGAAGAAGAATGGATGTACGAAAGCACAAAAGGCATGATTGAGCATTATGTGGAGTCCGGACTGAAAGACAGGCTGCTTGATATCTATGAAGCCTGTGCGGAAGACGGGGTGCTCACTGCTGACAATATCCCGCACCATTTATGGCAGGATGGGAATATACTGATTCCTGGACAGTTTTATCTACACCCGGAACTTACGCTTATGCAGCGGGCGCCAGAAATAAATATTTTTACAGGCGAGGCTGTAGTAAAGGAACATTACAGGGAAATAAAGGAACTGTACACCCTAAACGACGTCCTGATTTACGCCAGCAAGCTGCTCCGCCGGGATACGCTTCTGAAAGACGAGAACCAGGATATAGGTGCTGTAAAACACCTTCTGAAACGATACGCACGGCAGGAAGCCGAGCTTGGTATCATGGCCCTCGATATGGTGATGTTTCTGATTCGCCACCACAAAGGCGAAAGGATAGAGCTTATCAATATTTCGCAGGGAGAAGATGAAGTAGCACTGCAGGTCAGGGCATATGCAGAAAAATTAAAGTCGATGAACAGACACAGAATAATATGGAGAGGAAATATTAAATGCTGTCAGAAGGATACATCGAAGTAGGCGGGAAGTGCGGCAACTACTTCACGAGAAATATGGTCTACCCGCTTAGCGGGCGGCAACAGGCCTTTACGGACTTAAAAAAGAAAACGGGCGGCAGGGATATGTATTACTGCACCTATGTATTTGACAATAAAGAGCGAAAAGAAGGTACACGGTACTTTTCTCCCCTCTATTTCGATATTGATGGGGACATCCAGACGGATGATGGTTTTGAGCGTGTAAGACTGGCAACGCTGTCACTGGCAACGATTCTGAATCTGGAATTGCGCTTAAAGGTAAATGAAATGAAGTTCTACTTTTCAGGAGGAAAAGGATTTCATGTTTTTATCGACCCGCGGGTGCTCGGTGTAAAGCCGACATCAAAACTCCCCATGCTCTATAAGTCCTTTATCAGCTATATCAGCACAAAGATTGAAAACAGTGCCCTGCTTGATACAAGGATTTATGACAATCGCCGCCTGATTCGCTTTCCCAATACGGTAAACGATAAGACGGGATTGTATAAGATTCCAGTAACATATAATCAGCTTAGAACCTTAACGAGGGCGCAGATTCTGGAACTTGCCAAAACGCCGCAACAGGAATATGTAACGTCAGCAGCACTTAATCCCGAAGCAAGCAGCCGTTTTGTTGACAAGCTCCGTGAAATCATACAGAGTGTGCCGCAGAAAACAACAGGGAATATCCATATCCCAAGCAGCGTACAGAAGCTTCCGTTATGTGTAAAGTATCTGCTTACAACAGCGGTAAATAAAGGCGGGCGCAATAATACACTGGCGCTTATAGCTTCCCTTTTGGTCCAGAATGGTTACGTGGGAGATGTGGCCATAGGAATCTTACAGAAGTGGAATCTGAACAATGAAGAACCTCTGACAGACCATGAGCTTATCACGACATACAACAGCGCCGAGAGAATGGCAAAAGCTGGCCGTGGATACGGATGTTCTTCAATTAGACAACAAGGGGTTTTTGCACCTCGGGAGGTTTGCCCGAAATGCAAAATTTTCATTAGTAAACAAAAGCAAGGGGCTTGATAGGGATGGCAGAAGAAAACGTAACAGAAGTAAAAGAGCAGGAGGCTGACCTGGGTTTCTTGGATAACGCTTTCGTGGAAGAACTCAATGTCCATGATGCGCAGGAAATCGGAACCGTTGATAAATACGCAGTGCAGCCAATCGATGTATTTGAGGCATCCAGACAGTACATCGAAGATTTTGATAATACATGTCAGAATGAGGGAACAGGCTATGAGGCGCCAAACTTCCCGATTTGGTCGCAAAAAATGGAAGGGCTTATGAACGGCTTTTACATCTTTGCGGGATACTCAAACAGTGGTAAGTCTGCAACTTGTATGAATATAGCAATGGACTACGCCTTAAACGAAGACAATCACCTGTATCTTATCTATTATTCCTTGGACGACACGAAAGAAGACATCTACTCCCGCATTATTGCTATGCGGTCGCGCATTCCTATTTCTATTGTCCGGAAGCCGAAGCGTTACGAAAAGATGATTGAAGAAGGCGTGGAAGATTCCGCTCACTACAGAGAAATGCTGGAACTGCGCAAGGAAGCTGTGAAAAACATCATGGACTATTCCCATAAGTTCATGGTTAAGGATAGCGAAGATATTGACTGCATTGAAAAACTGCTCAACCATGCAAAGATGGTAAAGAGCTATCTGCAGACCCGCGATCCGCAGGCAAACGTAATCATTGTAATTGACTCCCTTATGGATATCAATATCGATTCCAAGAACTACAGGGAAGAAAAAGACCGCAATACGGCAATTTCTCAGCTTGTCAAACACTATGCAACGACGGAGATTAAGTGCCCTATCTTTGGTACGGCTCACGTTCGCAAAAACTCCGGCCGTCGTATTACCATCAGCGACCTGAAAGAATCCGGCCGCTACGAATACGATGCCCGCGCAGTATTCCTTATCACAAATGATGTATCCCGTAACGGCCAGAATGCAGAGATTTACTACACGCAGAAGAACGATACGCAGAAACATCCAGTGCTTGAAATTTATTGGGCCAAGAACAAAACCTCCTCATTTAAGGAGCGCACCTACTGTTACTTCTGCCCGGAAAACTCCCTGGCTATTGAAGTCAAGAAAGAACAGCAGGAAGAATTCGACAGCATTATATATGCAGAGTAATTAAGACTTGCCTCACGGCAAGTCTTTTCTCTTTCTTACTCGTTTTATCAATCTTAATAACAAGTTTTTATTGACAAAATGGTAAGTAAGGATATATAATAAACACATAAAGCAACACAAAAGAATACAGCAAGCGCCAGATATAAGGGCGCGGAAAGGAAAAACAGTTGATTACTATTTCTTTAAAAGACACAGAAATCCCAGGACCTCTCAAGGAAATGTGCGTAAGCTACAATCCCGCTACGGAAGGAAGCGTGCTCGACGAGGACCTGACGGTAGAAGAAAAGGCCACCATCCTTAATGGTAAGTTTAAAGATTTGCTCGACAGCTGGGGAAGACTGGTAGTCGGTGACACAGATTTTCAGCGAGCGTATTTGGAGGGATAATCATTATGGACACAATCGAATGCAAAGGGCTGACCATCACGATTATGTGTGATACTCCCATGATTGACAGCAAGGAACTGGCAAGAGAATTTGGGAAGAAACATCAGAACTTCCGAAACGCAACGGAAATTTATTTGAATTCTCTCCCGACAGCGAAATCGCATATTTTGCTGGCTAAGGATGGAAAGAGCTATCTGTTTGACCTGCAAGGCTTTACGTCGATTGCCCCATACCTCGTGGGGAACAAAAACACGAAAGCCATGGAAATTGCAGAGGCATTTGAAGAAGCTTATCATAAAGTCTCTCGAAAGCGGGAGGAAAAAGCTACTACAAAGTTAAAACAGACGGCCATGCAGCTTCGCGACGAACGCGACGATGCCATGGAAAAAGTAAAGGCACTCGATGCGTTATGCAACACGAAAGACTACTACTCTTTCTCGGACGCAGCCAAGTTGATTGGCATTCCGCGCAAGAAATTAATCCGGGCGCTTGAGGAACACGAATATGTTGTTCGTAAGGCAAGAGCGGGCCGTTACAATCAGACGACACTGATTCCGAAGGCAAAATACATGGCAGACGGTTATGGCGAAGGATTGTTCGTATTAAAGCAGCTAAAGTTCGGCCCCGCCTGGAAAAACGAAAAAGGCGAAACTTGTCAGAGCACGACAATGTGGCCATACCTTACGGAAAAAGGCATTGTAAAAATGCAAAGTCTCTTGAGGAGATGGGGTGAAATCGCTGCGTGAGATAAAGACTTGGAATTCTGCACTCGGCGCAGAAAAGCACTGTCCCAATTTTGACCCATGTCCACTTTGTTTTGGATGCAGGAATTATACAGAAAAAGCGGTGCGGTGCGATAAGTGTGCAGAAGACAATTATAAAAAGAACATATGTAACACGGAGCGTCATACGGAAAAGGCGCTTGGTATGATGATAAGACAAACAGAATTAAAATTGTATGAGGCATGAGTAAGAAAATGGAAGATTATCGCATCAATAAAATTTACGCAAGCCCCGAAGATATGTATTCGTGGCAGGACAGAATTAAGGGATATATTGCAGGAACTGAAAATTGTGACGGTATCACAATTCTCGCTCCAGAGGGATATGGCAAAACGTACTTTTGCCGCGACGTTGTAAACGAGGGACTGGAAATGCTTAGTCCTGGCGCAAACGTGCTGTATTATTCCCCTGACAATAAAACCTGTGACCGTGTAGCGGTAACCAGCGCTTTTATTCAGAAAGGGCATATGACAAAAGACTATACGGTTACCAATGAAGAACAGCAGACCATTGTGGTTCCGGCCAGCATGGCACAGCTGAAAAAGATTCTGTCCTCTGCTATGAAGTTTGACCTTATCGTCATTGACGATGCAGACATGATAAGCAACCCTGTTCTTCATTCTGTAGTCTTGAAAAACATGATTGATGACGGAAAGCTCATTATTGTCGGCACATCATATGAACGTCAGGAAGTCCAGCTCACGAAAAGCATTTGGAAATGGCTCCTCAATCATCCGTGTTACACTGCATTTGAGGTTATCCGCCCGAGCAGCATAGCAGACAGCGAAGAGTATGATAGCGGGAATTTGGCACTGAGCCATCTGATTAGCATTCTCCATCCGCAGAATTATCGTTACACAGCATAAGAAAGCAGGTAAACAAAAACATGGTAAAAATTATTCCGATTGGCGAAAAACTGTTAGTTAAGCCGGAAACCGTTGAGACAAAAATGACCGAGGGCGGTATTGTTCTTCCGGAAACACTCACGGAAAAGCCGCAGATTGGCGAGGTTGTTGCAACCGGCGAAGGCCGTATCCTGGAAAACGGCAAAATGATGCCGCTGACGGTAAAGGTAGGCGACCGCATTATCTTCCGCAAATTTGCAGGAACGGAAATCAAAATCGACAAAAAGGATGAACCGCTTCTTCTTATCACGGAACGTGATATTCTGGGCATCATCGTAAAGCAGTAAGAAACTAGCCGTCGCAAAATAGCGGCGGCCGGACTTCTAAAACGGAGGAAATAAACTTGCAATCTAATAATCAAAACGTCAACTATCTCGAGGAATGGGCTAACAGGCCGGATGTCCTTACCGAATATCTTGACGATAAGCTGACGGAAAAGCTGGAAGATGCCATAAAAAGACTTTACTATCCTGAGCTGCAGCAGTTTGTTGTGCTGGTTCTTACAAGGGAAAATGAGTTTATATCGGACATCGAAGATGCTCTTGGCGCTTTTCAGCTTGGCCTCAAATACTTCACGGAGCGTGGCTATTATCACATAATGGCACCGAGCAAGCAGACTTGCACATTCCTGGCATCGCTTCTTCTTCATAATGTTTATTTTAACCACCATGAACATGACGCATTTGACTGGCTCAGGGTGTTCTCCTTGCGGGATAAAACCGAAGGGCTCGCCTACGCACTGTATGAAAATATGGACTACAATGACCGTGGCATGTTTGAGTTTGTATATCAGAATGTTGAAGCGCAGCTCGGCGAAGCAATGCCGACTCCGGGCAACCGTCCTGTTCGTGGCCAGAATACGGAACACTTTTGGAATGTACTCTGGTTCTATTATAACGGCAGAGTAGATATCTATGATAATCGAGATAACTGAAGAACAACTCTTTGATTATATGAATTGTCCTGTGCGGTACGCAATTAAATATGGTAAGAACCATATCAAAGTACCGCCGCAGGTTACATATCCAAAATTACTGAATCAGGTTGTTTATGGATTTTGCCAATCTCTTAAAGATGGCATCATTATGCCGCCCGATAAATTAAAGAGGCGGTGGGATGGAATCTGCAAGCAATACCCTGATAAAGTAACACCAGACAAAATCCGTGAAGGTTTTGGGGCTCTGTATAGATTCTATGAATATGCAGAGAGTAATCAAATCCTGGTTGCCGACATTGGTTCATCCTATATCCTTCGCGTTAAAGATGGAGAAGATACATACATCTATAATGGTACGCTTGGTATAATCCTTGCTAACCAAAATGGCGAGCCGGAGAACTTTAAGACAGACTTTTCCTCGAAGTTCCCTGACCAAAGCCGATTGGACATGAACCTTAAAATCACGTTGGACCATGTAGGGTTTTACAATCTTTACAATACGCCGCTGACTGGCACGCGGGTCCATCATGTTAAGAAAAGCAGGGATTATTATACGACGCGCGATATACCAAGTGCAACGAAAAAGGTTGGCACGATTATCGCCAATGTATGCAAGTCCATAAAACAGAATATCTGGTATCCGCATGAAAATCCACTGTGTTCTTCTTGCGAGGTGCGGGATTTCTGCATGATGTATGGCTCCTAATAAAGCCAAAGTAGTTTAAGTGAGGTACAAGATGTTAGAGTTAACAGAACGTGTAGGGGCAAAGCCCAAACTGGTAAAAAGGGTGCCGGGTGTATCGGTGAGTATTGGTGACACCATTCCTTTCGATGAAGCTGACATGCCGGAAGAAGTTGCCAAAAAGGTAAAAGAAAACACGGAAACGAAAAAGGGGTAATTTCCTATGCCGTTTCTCCGTAGAAGAGCAGCAAAAAAGACAACAACCATAAAAAAGACAACAAAGACTTATGAGGTTGACGGAAAGACTTACAGCAGTAAGGCACTAAAAGATTATCACGTAGAGCTAAGTGGATATGTAGAGTCTGGGCTGATAAAATCTTTCGAATTGCCGGAGGGGAAACTTGCAAAGTCAAAATTTCACTCCATAAAGGCAACTATTGACGGTATCGAATTTGACTCACTTAATGAGTCACGTTACTACATCCATGTTTTGGAGGAAGTAAAGGCCGGAAATATTAAGTCTTTTGAGCTGCAAAAAGCGTATGAAATCGTGCCATCACATATTCGGCGCGGAAAAAAGATACGTAAAATGGAATACCTGGCGGATTTTGTATGTCAGATGTCGGATGGTACGGAAAAAGTCATCGATGTAAAAGGCATTGAAACAGATGTCTTTAAGATGAAAAAGAAATTAGTAGAATACCTTTATCCGAATGTTGAAGTGCAATGCGTCCGGTATGTTGCAAAAGAACGAGCGTGGCTGACGACTAAGGAATGCAAAGCCCGCGAAAAAGCCAAAAAGGCTTCGAAGGAGAAGAAGCTGGCAGGCTGACAACTAAAAACTGTTGGAATCTCTAGTGATTGGTAATCTTAAGCAGAAAGAAGATAACCATCATAAAAAAGAGAAAAAAACTTTTAGAAGACGTTGTTGTGCGCGACGTCGATAAAACCCAGGTTTTCGAAAATGGTTTTGTAACCATCCGAACTGTCTTTAAGGAAGAAGCAGATTATCTCTGGGATTTATACCAGCACGAAGATGAATGGCGCGAAATCGATGAGCTTGTGCGTCAGTATCAGGGGCAATTTAAAGAAGGGGCCACAGAAGAAGCCCGTCAGATTGCAAACGCAGCTGGCACAGAGCTCTTAAACAGATTCCAGCCGTTATTCAAAAAGTATGTAATCCTTTTAAAAAATGGCCAGATTAACTTCCATAATAGTGAGCAACGTCAGTTTGTACGCCTGTTTATTCAGGAGCTTCACCTGCAGAAGGCACTTAGCCGTAAAAATCCTGGCCGGGATTACTGTGAACAGATTACAGCCCGTTTTAACTTTTTGATTGAGGGCTATGGACACCAAGATGAAGAAGAGATTTATGACGATATGCGGGTGATCTTCTTCATGCTTGTTAAACGATATAAGGACGTGGGCCGCAGTTTCTGCTGTTACGTCTACAACGTGTTTAAGTACGAGGTTTGCCGTCATATTCAAAAATATCAGCGCAACCCGGCAAACTTTCATTATAAAATTGCAGAACTCGAGGATAACTGCAAAACGGTTATGGATGACTACAGCTCTATCGAAGATGTCGTCTATGAAGATGACCAGGGGCTTCCCGATATGACATGGATTCGAGGCGATACATGTTCGGAAATCTTCCAGCAGTTTACCGATGAAGAACGGCTGATATTCTCGAAATATTACCTGCAGGATTGGAACGATAGTCAGATTGCCCAGCTTCTCGGTATGCATATCAACACTGCAAACCAGAGAAGAAAGAGCATTACCAGACGCTTATGCAAAACGCTTGGTTTTGACCCGAAGGACATTGTGAGACATCGTAAATCCGGAAAGAAAGCCATCCTCAACACAGAGGTAGCTTAAGTAAGGTTGGGGGCAATAAGCCCCCAAAAAATTGGAGGAAATAAATTTTGACCCCGAAGAAGAATTTAAAAAGTTTTTCGCCCGTGGTGAAATGGTCATCAGTAATAGTAAACCTTTTTGCGTGCCTCGCATGGTTATCATCGATAGGCGAAGGAAAATATGCAGCGTGGTTTTGCGTTACCAATCTCATTAACACGATTGCGGCCTTTTTGTGGGCGAAGAATTTTTTGTATGACTATGCATTTTGGGCAATTTTAAGTATTATGAGCTTCTTGCAAGCAGCAGCCTATTTTAAAGACGGTGGCATGACTATGCTTGGCTTAACCTGTTGCTTTGCATTGTCCTTTGCGCTCATAGCGTATATTGCCCGTAAAATACTTGTGGAGGGATTACTTGATGACGAAGAGTAAAATTATTGCAATTATCGTAGCCGTATTGCTGGCACTGTTCCTGGTGGGGAATTTTAACTCCCTTACCAATAAGGATGTGGAAGTCCAGACGGCAGCCGCCCAGATTGATGTTCAGCTGCAGCGCCGTGCAGAGCTTATTCCGAACCTTGTAAACACGGTTAAAGGCTACGCTTCCCATGAAAAGGAAACGCTTACCGCAATTACCGAGGCTCGTGCAAAACTGCAGGACCCCAACGCAACACTTAAAGATAAAGCTCATGCAGACGGTGAGCTCACCAGTGCTCTTAACCGGCTGATGATGGTACAGGAAAACTATCCGAACCTTAAAGCGGACGCACACTTTACCGAACTTATGCGTGAACTTGCTGGCACTGAAAACCGTGTCACGGTGGCCCGCACCCGTTATAATAAGGCGGTAGCCGATTACAACACTTCTGTTCGCACCTTCCCGGGCAATATCTGTGCAGGTGTTTTTGGTTTTGAACAGGCTGAGCCGATTGAGGCGACGGAAACCGAAAAGAAAAACCCCGAAGTAAAATTCTAAACCCGTAAAGGTGGCGAAATAATATGCAGAAAAAGATTATGGGCGCCATCCTTGTAGCCATTGCGTTAATCGTAATGGCTATGGGTGGCTCTTTTTGTCAGGCAGGCTCTATCCATGATGAAGCACCCGCCCGCCTCGTCGATACGACAAAGACGTTGACGGTAGAAGAAAAAGCCAAGATTAACGACCAGCTCGAAGCACTCCATAATGCAGGAAAGGCCGAAATGGTTGTTGTTATGGTTCCTGACCTTGAAGGAAAAACCGTGGAGGAATTCTCCATGGATATTGCAGAACGCTGGAAAGTTGGCAAGAAGGGCGAAGATAATGGACTTCTCCTTGTTATCGCCAAAGACGAACATAAGATGCGTCTTGAGGTTGGCCGTGGTCTGGAAGGAAGTATCACAGACGGTATGGCCGGCGAGATAATCGACCGGATGAAACCACAACTCCGAAACAACGATTTCGCAGGAGCAATCCTTAGTGCAACAGCAGATGTGGAATTAAAGATTGACGGCAAGGAAATTGAGCATGAAGGTGTAGATGGCCTTATCGATACGATATGCGATATTATCATCGTGCTCGCTTGCATTTATGCAGTGCTGATTTTCTTTACATGGTTGTACGAGGCACATAGGGCAAAATATCGGTACGGATTTATCAACAAAAGTTATGCTTATCGCTTCTTCTCGATTACTGTGTTCCTGTGGGCGGTTGAGAGCGTTTTTGAAGCAACGTTCGATATACTTATCACCATACCGCTCGATTGTTTAGGCGGTGGAAGCAGCGGCGGATATTCCGGCAGCTCAAGCTCGTTCGATTCAGGCAGCTCATTTGATTCGGGCGGCTTCTTCGATGGTGGGGGCTCATCGGGAGACTGGTAAAATATTTATAGGGGGCCAAGTCGGGCCCCTAAATTTTATCTAAAAAACTATTGCTTTTTTACCTTGAATGTTGTATACTTAAATCAACGAAAGGGCGGTGGTAAATTAGATGAAGAATGGGCATTACACCAAGGCAGACATTGTTGAGTTAAATACTTACAAGGAATCAAAGTTTGTGCGGGTTGCCGTAGCGGAGCTGATAAGCGGCACAAAAATATGGAGCAACGGACTGGACGTACAAATCATAGAACCGTCTGGCGAGAAACAGATGTATATGGATTTTACAAAAGATAAGATTCCTGCGGTTTACGCAGTGGTTGCTGAAATGGTTTGTAAAAAGGCATACGGGCATGGAGGTTACCGGCCTGGCGCCGGCAGGAAAAAAGACGAAAGCAAGGCACCCAAAATCGCATGTTCGTTCCGGCTGACCGCAGAGGAACGTGAAAAAGTAAAACAGTTTATTAATGATATGCGAGCAGAAAGTGGTGAGAAAAAATGAATAAGGTTTTCAGAGCACTACTTACAATACTTACTGGTTTATCTGTTTGGGTATCTGCTGCAGGCAGCAGCGAAGCAACCAATTACCTGGCTATCGGGTTTTGGAATGATGCGGAAAACTACACATTCAACAACACCAGCAACAGGCTGTGGGCGGAAGAATACATAAGGTCCAAAATGCTTGAAGAGCACGGACAGAGATGGATTGTAGAACACAAGCTCGCCGAAGATATTGGTAAGTTCGACTACATGTCGGAGGCCGCCAAAGTTGCAGGAAATTGGGACCCGAACGCATATGTACTCCTGATTTGCGTAGATGAATGTTTTATAAACCATACTGATTTTAGTCATTGGAGAACCGGACATGTAGACCTCAAGGACCCCTTCGTTGGAATAAACATGTTCCTTTTCACGGGATACGGAGAAAGCATTTGTTCCAAAGGACTTAGCAAACATTTGTCAAACAGGCAGGAAGAGCCCGCGATACTGTTCAATGCACTGTATCGTCACTGCTTCCGCGATGCCTGGGATAACTTTTTTGACCCATGGTTATTTCCAAAAAGGAAAAGACCACAAGGAAATTATACAGAGGATTACCTCTGATAAATATAAGGATGTGAAATACATTGGTTAACAAGTATGTAAAAAGGAAACCGCCAGCAAATGGCTTCACCCTGCAGGATGTAATTGAAATATCCGCGGTAAGCCAAATTCCTCAAGTTCTTATTGCGGCCATGGCAAATCGTGGTTTTTCCCCTGCCGAAGTAAAGGATATTATTTTAAACGATAATCCTGCTCAAACATTAATCACAACCCCTCTGCGGGGAGCCGAAGATGCGGCAGAAGAAATCCTTAATCACATTAAAAAGGGTGATGCTATTGGGATTTTCGCCGATTACGATTGCGACGGGGTAACATCGGGCTTTGTAATGTATGAAGGCCTTAATGAAATCATAAAACATCTTGACTCTGTAAGTAAGATTGGGGTATACTATCCACAGCGCAGTGAAGGCTATGGACTTAATATGGACTATTGCCAAAAGGCAGTAGAGCATAAAGTCGGCCTTGTAGTAACGGTTGATAACGGCATCACCGTAAAGGAACAATGTAATTTCCTTAAAAAACATGGCATTAACCTTGTTGTTACTGACCATCACGAACCGATTAAAACAAAACTTCCGAATTGCACAATCGTTGACCCGTGCTTTTCTGATATTGACCGCAGCTATATGGCGGGCGTGGCAGTCGCTTTTAACGTAATCCAGACTATGGCAAACAAAGTAAATTGCAAGTTGGATATGGAAAGACTTTATCCCGCAGTAGCTATCGGCACCATTTCGGACTGCATGCCAATGTGTTATGAAAATTCGGCTTATGTAAAAATTGGTCTGGGGCTTATCAACAATGGTGAAGCAGGGAAGTTCCTGTCCATGCTTAAAGGTGATAATCCGTTAGACTATACGCCGACAGATATTTCCTTTAGCATCGCCCCGCTTATCAATGCGGCATCCCGCATGGGCGACACCAGGATTGGGGCGGCAGGGTTCCTTACGGATGACGACAGTAAAATCTCGGCAATTATCCGTAGTCTGCAGGAGCTCAACAAAAACCGAAAAGAAATCACTGACAATGCAAGAGAAGTTGTTTCTCATATCGATCCGAAAGACAATCGAATCATTTGCTTTAATGGTGCCAATTACGGTAAGGGAATCCACGGTATTATTGCCGGCGAAATTTCCAAACGCTTTCCGGATTATCCGGCGTTTGTTTACAACATAAAACCGTTTGATGGAAAAGATGTTGCAGCAGGCTCTATCCGCTGTGCAAATGCTGGCCTTAATTGCATGGAAATGTTTGACCAGCTGAAAAAACGTGGGATTATCCGTATGGTTGCAGGGCATGCTTCTGCCTGTGTATTGGAAGTCTATGCCGATAAAATGGGAGAGTTTGTAGCAGAATTTAATTCCATGTATGACAATATGGAAATTCCACCCACGGTAAAAGAACTGGATGCCTCCATCACGATTAAGGAAGCAACCAACAACCAGACGCTTATCGCACTCAATAAAATCCCGTTCACGGCGCAGGAAGAACCGCTCTTCGGTATTTCCAACGTAATGATTAATGACGTGTACGCCTCCAAGAACAATCCTGAAAATGTCCGCTTTACGCTTGCCGATAGTACAGGGTATAAGCAGGCGTGGGCATGGAAGTTTGGTTCTCGTTATAAAGAACTGGGAGAGCCGACACAGGTTCATCTTGTCTGCACCATCACGCAGGATTTTATGAACAAACGCTCGCCGAAAGCAACGATTAAGATAGTAGATATGATTCCGGTTAGAGTACCGGCTTAAGAATAAGATACAGGGGGTTAAGATTTGAGCATAAAAATTCCAGAAAAAGAAGTCGACGTCATGGTCCAAATGTACAATGCTGGAAAAAATACAACTCAAATTGCGGAGGCCTTACACCGGGATAGACATGCAGTATCGAGAAATTTAAAGAAGCGTGGCGTTGATGTTAAACCCACTCAATTTACGCAAATTAGTAAAGATTTTGATAAAAAGTATTTCGACAAAATCGATACTGAACAAAAGGCGTACATATTAGGCTTGTTGTTTGCAGACGGCACCTGTAATAAGTATGGCTCAACGTCGATACAGTTACAGGAATGTGACAAGTATATTTTAGACGAAATAAAAGCAGAAATGAAGCATGGCGGAAAAATAATAAGAATCGCCCAGAAACAAAATTTCAAAGAATGTAAAAAGTCTAAAACGAGATATCGGTTTACCGCGTCCTGCAAATATATGACAGAAAAACTAATACAAATGGGGATGAGAAGTAAGGAACACATCCCCGAAATGCCAAAAGAAATGATTCCTCACTTTTTAAGAGGGAATTTTGATGGCGACGGGTGTATATATGTGCCTGAAAAACCAAGAAGTAAAAGTGATGGTTTGTTTTATTTCATGGGGGAGCAAAGCTTTTGTGCTGATATTGTAAAATATTGCAGAGAGAATAATATATGTGATTTTACAAAAATTGACAAGAGAAAAGGCATATACCAAATTAGGAAAAGCGGAAACAAGCAGGCCATGAAGAATATGTATGGTCTTCTTTATAAAAATGCAAAAATCTATATGAAAAGGAAGAAAGAAAAATGGGACTTGTACATGAAACGGAATCCGGAGTTATTGCAGGCATAATAAAACAGGAGCACGAGGATAGGCCTGAAATAAAAGACTTCGTTCACCTCCATGTTCATACAATTTATTCAACCTTAGATGGGTTGTGTAAACCGGACGTGTTGGCCGCTCGCGCAAAAGAACTGGGTATGAAGGCCGTTGCGGTGACCGACCATGGTCATTGTGGTTCTGCGCTCGCCTTTCAGACGGCCATGAAAAAACAGGGGATTAAGCCGATTCTTGGTGCAGAACTTTACTATACGCCGGATATGAAAATTGCGGCCATGGAAAAAGAGGACCGCGATGCATGGGGTATCCGTGAAGTCTTAAAAGACCAGGAAGCAAGAAACCATTGTGATTGGGGTATCACCAAGAAAAAGGGCGACAGAAAAACCCTGGACGAATATATGTTGATGTTGCTGGCAACCATCAAAGATGAAACCAAGCGTGACATTAAGAATGTATCGCTGGAAGCCATAAGAGAAGTATTTAATAAAGATGAAATCTCTGCATTTAAGCGCCTTAATGCAGGCATCTTTGAAGAGTTTGCTTACGACATGCGCCAGTACCATTTGATTGTGCTGGCCATGAATCAGACGGGCTGGAAAAACCTTGTAGCAATCCAATCGATTGCTTCCCGTGAATGTCAGTATAATAACCGTGCGCTCACTGACCTTAATCTCCTTAAAAAATACAACGAGGGGCTTATCGTGGCCACGGCATGTGTCGGCTCAATCTTTAGCCGCTACGTACAGAAGCGCAGACCTGACCTCGCTGAACAAGCACTGTTTGAATTCAAGGAAGTGTTCGGCGACAGATTTTATCTTGAAATCCAGCCCATCGCAATCCCGCAGCAGATGATGACCAATCCATTCTATATGGAAATGGCCAAGAAACATGATATTAAGACCATCGCTACAACCGATACGCATTATGTCTTTAAGGAAGACCATGAAGTGCACGACGCTTACATGTGTATCAGCACGGGCCGTTATCTGGATGACAAGATTGATAAAGAACGCTGGCTCGAAAAACATAAAAGCGGTAAAACGGAATACAAGGGGCGCATGAAATATACCAACGATTACTGGCTCCGTGACATCCCCGAAATGATTGATGCCTTCCTTGTGCAGGAAGATTACGGCAAGAACTTTTTCTCGGAAGGAAATCAATTATCCATCGAAGAATACCGCAAATATTGGATTGCCGCAATAAAGGAAACAGCAAAGGTTGCAGACCGTATCGAAGATAATATTCTGATTGGCTCGGCAACAACTCTTTACCCAAAAGTAAAGGATATCCCCAAAGGTTTTACGCCGGACAGCTGGCTCACCGCACAGGCTGTAAATGGTTTGGTCCAGTATGCCGATAAGATGAAAAATGCTGGCACGCCGATTGACTTCAAGGTTTATTCCGACCGTCTTTTTGATGAGCTGGCCGTTATTAAGACGAAGCATTATGCAGACTACTTCCTCGGTGTGCAGGAATACACCAACTGGGCAAACTCCATCAATCCGGAAACGGGCCTGCCGTTCTGTGTTACGGGACCGGGCCGCGGAAGTGCAGCAGGAAGCCTTGTCCTCTACATGCTCGGTATAACGAAAAATATCGACCCGATTAAATTTAACCTGATGTTTGGTCGATTCCTCACCATGGATAGAGATACACCCCCCGATGTGGATACTGACTTTTCATGGAAACATAGACCACTTGTTATTAACCATCTTGAAGATGTATACGGTGAAGACCATGTATGTCATATCGGCGCCTGGACAACAGAATCCATTTATACGGGTATCAAAGACTTTGCGCGCGTTCTTGCTCGTCCTGTAAGTGTAGCTGATAAGATTAACAAAGAGCTGCAGGCAATCTGCAATAGCGATCCGAAAGCATGCTTTAAGATGTTTGACGGGATGAAGGAATCTAATCCCGAAGGATACAAGCGCTTTAAAGAACTCGAGGAAAGCGAACCGCAGGTATTTAATTATGCCAGACAATGTGAAGGCGTTATCCGTCAGTGGACAACGCACGCATCCGGCGTTATCGCTTGTCCGGAAAGTCTCATTGGACTGGTCCCGACACGATACGATACTAAAGAAAATACCACAGTGGCACTTTTCACTGGTGTGGAATGCGAAGAGATAGGCCTCATTTAATGTCAGATTTGGTGAGGGATAAAGCGGGTAATATGCTGGAACCCCTAAAGACCTATTTACCACAACGAAATCACATAACAGATGATAAACGTGAAGGTTATGAAAAACAATAGTGTATGAACCGTCCTGGTAGGCCAGGCTCCGGTGATGAAATGGGCAATCAGCAGGCACGATAAGTTCCGCCTCAGAGAGTATGGGAATATCCCACTGCTATATGGGTGACTGTATAGTAGATCCCCGATAAGGTCATTAGACCGAATGATGTACTCCGAACTTATGGGAGACCATAAGATCTAAGCAGAAATGACTTAGAAATTACATCTTTGGAATTATTAAGCGCAAAAACATTAGTAATGGTCCGTTTAGAAAGGACTGGTACTAATGACCGCTAAAATTCCGTCTAATTTAATACTGGAAGATATAAGACGAGTTATTGCCGAAACAGGCAGTACAAAATTCAAGGATTACAAGAGTAAAGGCAAATATTCAGAATGCGCCGTCACGAGGGTAATTGGTAGCTGGACTAAATTTTTGAAGTCAGAAGGGTATGTAAATGCTTATCACCACGGCGTATCAAAAAAAGAACTTGTTGACGATGTAAAAAGCGTATTTGCCAAAACAGGAAACACAAAACAGGAAAACTATATTCGAAATGGAAAGTTTTCAAGGGCTGTTGTTAAGAGACTATTTGGTTCATGGAACAAAATGCTGTGTGAACTTGGATATCAGGTTAATATGTTAAAACCAGGACAATATACAAAAGAAGGAATCCTGGAAAACTACAAGGAATTAAAAAAGGACTTTGGTCGTCCGTTAAGCGCAGCAGAGTTTCGGAAATATGGTAGATATTCTCAGCCAATAATTGACAGGGTCTTTGGTTCTTTTACTAATATGAAAAGAGAACTCGGAGAATTGGTTGATGGGCGTTTTGTGTCAAATGAAGAGCTAGAGAAAGATATTAGACAACTATACGAAAAATATGGCGTATTGTCCGAGGAGATAATTGGTCAGGAAGCAATCTTGTCATACCCAACCATATTGGCCAGATATGGTACTCTGGATAATTTATGTAGTAAGCTAAAAATACCACAAGGGCCGCTAAGGAACAAATCAAAATTCCTGATTAAGTGTTTAACAACAATAAAAGAACACCTTGGCAATGAATACGTATTAGAAAAGACCTTCCCATGGCTTCGAAATCCTGCAACAAATAGGCCAATGTTTATCGATATATTTTATCCAAAGCTAAAATTAGCCATAGAAGTTGATGGCGGGCAGCACCGTGAGATTTGTATGTACACGCCAACACAAGATGCGCTAAAAAGAATTCAACAAAGGGATAAGGCAAAGGATAACTTGCTGTTGAAAAATGGTTATAAAGTTATTCGTCTAAACAAATCTTCCTCGTCTTACATAGAAAAAGAATTAAAAGATGTAATTTAACAAAATCGCAAATATGACATCTTGGGCCTTAAAACCCTGGATATCATCGAAGGCACGTTGTTGTCAATTGACAAAGACTTCAACTGGCTCTACGATACCGTAACTATGAATGATAAAAAGACATTCAAAATGATTCGTGATTTAAAAACGGATGCGGTATTCCAGATTGAGTCCGACATGATGAAAGGGCTTGTAAAAGACATTCAGCCGGATAACATAGAAGACCTTTCGGCTCTTGTGGCGCTCGGTTAACCAGGACAGGCCGAGGATAAAGCGGGTAATATGCGGGAACCCCTAAAGACTTGCACACTACAACGAAATGTTATCATAATAAACATAAGCGTGACAGTTTTAAAAAGAAGCAAGTATGAACCATCCTAGTGGGCTAGGCTCTGGTGATGAAATGGGCAATCCGCAGGCACGATAAGTTCCGCCTCAACGAGTATGGGAATATCCCATTGCTGTATAGGTGACTGTATAGCAAATCCCCGATAAGGACAATAGTCCGAATGATGTACTCTGAACTTATGGGAAACCATAAGAATTAAGCAGAAATGACTTAATCGAAAGCGAAGATAGAAATGACTAAACAAGAAATAGCTCAAAGATTACAACGAGAATACAAACAATACGGGAAAGTTGACGCAAACAAACTTAATAATAATGAATATAATTTTTACATGGAAATTCTTGAAAAGTTTGGAGCCATGTGGAGGGCTCTAAGGTTTGCGAACATCCCGCAGAAAGTTCCTGTAATAGGAATAACGAAAGAAGAATGCATTGAAGAACTTCGGCGCCTACAAAAAGAACACGGCAAAGTTACTACTAAAATAATAAAAGACTTCTCGTTCGTCAGTGTCGTTAAGTTCCATAAGACTTTCGGTTCTTTGTCGGCAGCGAAAGAGGAAGCAGGCATTGCGAACCTCCAGCCAAAGATAGATAAAAGAAAACGAATTATAAAGTGCTTACAGGATATGTATAAAGCAGACGGTAGGGTAGACTCTTATAAACTTAAAGCCCAACATAGCGGAATATACAAAGATATTTTGCAGGAATATAATGGCGGTTTGTGGAGGGCCTTAAAAGACGCAGGAATTCAACAGGACTGTTTAGTTGCGAACTTAACAAAACCAGAAGCAATAGAAGAACTGCAACGGCTATATAAAAAGCACGGAAAAGTAACAAAAGATATAATAGATGAATACGGGATTATGTCTTCGAGTCTTGTTGGATGTTTATTTGGTGGTATCCAAGCTGCCTTAGTCGAGGCGGGGATAGAAAAACGCGTTGTTGGGCAAAGAAAGAATATCTCTAAGGAAGAACTCGATGCTGAAATATTTCGTCTGGTGGCGAGATATGGATATATCAGCAAGCCAATGATGGAAAAGCATTCAACCATTAACTATAAAGTCGTTAATAGGATATACGGCGGCTTTAAGAAAATGTATGACGAACTAGGAGTCCCTCATAGTAAAAATGGAAGAACCCCAACCGACGAAGAGCTAATTGATGAGTACCTAAGGATATGCAGTGAGTTTAAAGAGGTGACTCAAGATATTATAACTCAGGAGTCCGAATACTCGACAACCTGTTATAAAGATAGGTTTGGTTCACTAAATAAACTTAGGGAAAAGCTAGGAATGAAGCCTAACCCAAACGGCGTCAGAAAATCTTCAAAAACAGCAGCATGGTGTATAAAAAAGTACGAAAAATTTTTAAAGCGCAAAGCTGTAAAAGAAAAATCATTTCCATGGCTAAGGAATAAAGAAACCGGGAAAAAGCTTAGAATAGATGCTTACTTCGAAGATTTAAAAGTTGGTATTGAATATAATGGTCCACAACATTATATAGACACTCCTTTATATTACAAAAATAAAGGCGAACTTGAGCACCGCCAAAAATTAGATAAATTAAAAATCGAACTGTGTAAACAACATGGTATAAAAATCATTTCTGTCAAATACGACGATAAAGTCACAAACGACTATATCAAACAATCGCTTTTGTAACAAATTTGCGTCCTGGCCCGATGGGCGCAGGCTCACATAAGCAGTACGCTGAGTGGAAAAAAGACCCATCAAAACGTGAAGAATATCTGCCGAATATCGAAAACATCTTGGAGAGAACCTCTGGCGTAATCTGTTATCAGGAACAGCTCATGCTTATCTCCAAACAGGTTTCCGGGTTTAATGACGGTCAGGCAGACTCTATTACGCGTAAGGTTACGGCAAAGAAAAAACTCGATATGATGCCGATGATGCGTCGCTGCCATATTTACGGCAAAAAGAACTGTGAAGGTCCAGAAGGATGGGAAAACGACAATAATGCTCCGTGGTATGACCCGGATGGGCATTATGGCCCGGAAATTCCCGGCGCAATCGCAAATGGTTATACGGCAGAACAGATGGACAACTACTTTGCGAAAATCCAGAAATTTGCCGAATATGCGTTCAACCAGTCTCACTCTGCCTGCTACGCATATATTTCTCTTCTTAGTGCTTATCTGAAATCACATTATCCGTCCCAGTTTATGGCCTCTGTAATTTCCATGGCACAGACGGATGAAAAGAAAGAAAAATACATGAAGGCCTGTGAAGACCTCGGCATTAAAATCACGCCGCCGAATGCAAATCTTTCCAAAGAAGGTTTTACGGCAACGAGCGACACAACCATTTCTTATGGTCTTTCCTCTATTAAGGGAATCAAGCAGACGGCAGATATTATTGCCAATGCGCCTTATAAAGACCTTGAGGATGCATATAACCGCATTCCAAAGAAATCCTTTAATAAGAGAGTAGCGGAAGGACTCATTAAAGCAGGCGCTTTTGATTTCGTCAATCCGAACCGCAAGGAACTGCTAAACGCATATATCACGCTTACCAATGAGGGAAAGACGAAGAGTCAGCAGCGTGAACTTTTAGAGAACACAACCTATGACCGTCTGGAATGCATGCAGATGGAAGTGGAAACCCTTGGCCGCTCCATTACTTACGAACCGGCATGGAAAGGTGCCCTTGCAGGCGAACCGCTTGAAGGCAATTGCACGCTTAAGGGAATCAAACACCACATTGCAAAAACCAGCGGTAAACGCATGGCCATGCTTACGGTCGTAAATGAAACTTACGCTATTGAAGCACTTCTCTTCCCGCGCGAGTATCCTAAATACATGAACCTCCTGAAAAGCTATGAAGATGGCCAGTTGGTTTACATTAAGGGAGTCATGGACAAGGAAGGCAAGAAACTTATCATAAACAGCATCAGCGCACCGCAGATTGAAAATGAAGAGCCGGAAAAAGCAGTGAATACGGCTGGCATGCCGGAATTTAACTTTGACCCGTTTGGCTTCAGCGCTGCGTAATAACCTAAAAGGCAGGTAATATAGGAATCGTACCAGTCAAGTTAACTATCGAGCAGAAAGGAAAGAATGCATGATGGAAAAACCCGATCAGGTAACGATTCAGAAATCTATTGAGGCTTCCCTGAAGGTGCTGGAAACCATTGGTGACCCGACCGTAGTCAATGAAGCCAAAAAGATTGAAGAAAATGTAGGCAAGATGGTTCAGATTAACCGTCCCATGGTTGAAGCTTACGCTGCAGAGCTGAAAGCTTTTGACCAGGGTTTGGTTGCCAAGTACGGCATGAAGGTTGCCCGCGTCATCGAGGGCGTTATCCTCGTAGCGCTGGCAGTAAAGACCTTCTATCTGGGGTAATTTGCCAAAAGAAAAAAGGCTGGAGCAATCCGGCCTTTTTCTTATTCTTAAAAAGGAGTCGGTAAGATGCGGCCAACAATACTTAGTGATGACCCGTATATTGGAGAAAAGCGGGAGCTTATTGAAAAAATCCGCAACATCTGTCATGCGGGCGGAGATACAGGCAGAGCACTCTATGAGCAGATACCAGAGTTTGAACACAGTGAAGGGCCAAACGGAGAATGGATTTACCTGAAACCTGTTAAAGATGGCTTTTACGGATGGGCAATCCCGGAATGGTAAGAAAAGACACCGAAAGCGAATCAATTAAGACAAAATTTGATAAACGGCAGTAAAAGGTCCCTACTTTGGGGCTTTTTATTTTTGAAAAAAACTTTTTTGGAAATGTTTATATGACGAACACTATCTGTAATGTCGGGGTGGGATTGAGCAAAACAGTATACTTTTTTCTTTCCGCGCATCTTCACTTAAAGGAAAGAGGTGGCAAGGTTTTGTTTAAGCAACTTCTTAAAGCGCTTTTCTATGAAAATGGAGAAGCCAGTTTATCCAAGGTGCTTACTGCTCTGTATTTTTTGCTGTTTGCAGGGGTAAGCATCTATCTCGTAGCGTATGGCATTCATTGGCAGAGCTATGAGATTTTCTCAGCCTTTGCCGGCGGTGGTGGCGCTGTAGCACAGGTTTCGCATAAGTTTATTAACAGCAAATACAATTCGGTTCCGGGCGGCTTTGAAGCAAACCAAGTCGAACGGAAGTAACCGTGAGGATTTTAAGTATGAGAACTGAATTTTGGAATGAGCTCGAAGAAATCGCGCTCGAAGCCAAGGAAGCTCTCTGGTGTCAGGCTGAAGTGGAAGACGTCGATATTACCATCAGCGTCTTCCGCCAAGCCACAATTTTCGAAGACTACCATATTGTCATCGACGAGTCGGGAAAACTTATAACTATCGATGAAAATTTCAAATACAGTGGTGCAGATATTCGCGTAGCGGTAATTTCCGACCGTGGCGAAATTAACGAAGACCAGGTGCAGACATTGGCCGGAGCATTGGCCGTATTGGTTGACGTGCTCGATATTGAATTCGACGATGAACACATTTTTCTTCCGGATTGCCTACCTGCAGATGATGTTATGACAAGTGCAGAGTGGTATCTGGAAAATGGTTTTGAATAAAGCGGAGGATACCCAAATGGCATTACAAACAATTGAAGTAGCCAGTGATCGCCCTGTCAGCTCCGTAGAGATGTCGAAAATCCAGGACATCCTGGTAGAATCCAAATGTGAATACGAATCTCTGAAAAACTCCATTGATGGAGTCACCGGGTTTTATGACGGTGTAATTACAATCGGCACCGGCATTGGCTACAAAGCCTATATCGAGATTTGAGAGCAAAACAAAAAGAGCGGCAACCCGATTAAGGTGCCACTCTTTTTGTGTAGAGCTAAGTAGTTTAAGGAGGAAATAAACGCTTGTCTTAAAGACACTCGCACCCCTATATTACCCGTTTTTTGCTCTATGCTCCCAGTACACGATTGAATAAATTTTAGTTTTTGAGGTTTTAACGATGGCTTTAAAAAGCATTTACAAGGAATTACTGGAGGCGGTAAGGCCTCCGCAGGATAGCGTGGAAGGTATGGAAATGTTCAGCTCCTTTATGGATGACATGGACGACGACATTATGTCCCGCTACGCTAAATCAGAAAGCAACCTTGCCTACCTGCCGATAAACAGACATTTTATCGAGCAGAATGGTTTAAGATTTGATATAAGCAGTATTAATTCCTGCGTCATAAAAGACAAGCTGCCCAAGAAAGTGCTGGACGAATATATCGACGGCAAGTATTTTAACGATTATCCTATCGCTGTTTCATTCCTTATGCGGCGGGATGAGTACATCAATATGCAGCGGGAAACCATTTCCGATGGACTGTATAACATTTTGCGGTTCAGCCGCGGCATGTGTAACGTGTTCTCTCAGGGGCATATCGTATCAGTATATGGAGACTCGGATACGGTTACTGTAATCGCAGGCTTTAGTAAGGAAGGAGAAGAGTTTGATGACTGACTTCATAAAACTTGCCCAGGAATTATCAACAGAAAATGACGGCGTCCTAAATGTCTTTGTCGTTCGTGATTTTGAATATAAACTTTTCGTAAACAACGAGAACTTTTCCGAAAAAGACCTGCTGCATATTGCGGCGGACGCAGTGTATGTAGATGGCGCAATGCCGCACTGGAAAATACCCATGCCAAAAAACGGCGAAAAAAAACTCATTTTGGAATCAAATTTATTTCTCCTCTGCTCGAAGGTGTTGGGGAAAACGAAAAATAAGGCGTAATACCCGACTGTAGAGTAAAAAGTAGTAAGGCTGAAAGCCTTTGGAGGAAAAGACTTTTGGAAATCAAAAATGAGTATAACCAGTCTCTTGGTGAGACTTACGATGATTGGAAATATCGAATAATCCTTGGCAAGAAAGATGGCCATGTGGATATGAGTTGGGATGAAATCATTAAGATGCTCGGCCTGACCTATTCCCGTGACTACCTGCGCAAGCTGTCCACAGGTATCGGCGAATATCGTGACTATCTGCGGACGCGTAATGAGGAAACACTTGAAAACGCTCCACAGTCTGCCATTGACGCTATTGACGATAAAGAGTTCCAGCTCCGCCGTCAGAAGATGCGGATGCAGGACCAAAAGCGCGAGTTAAACAAAAAGCTGCGCGAATGGGCGCGGGCAGAACATATCCAGGAAGAATTCGTCAAGGCTATTAAAGAACTGCCGAAGCTTCCCCCGGTAAATCCGATTCACAAAGTCGATGGTGATAAAGAGGGCATTTTGATGCTTTCTGACTGGCATGCCGGCATGGTATCCAGCAACGCCTGTAACGTATTCAATACCCGTATTCTACAGGAACGCGTGAAGCGTTTGACGGAAAAGACGATTGAAGCTTGCCTTTGCCACGACATTGGCAAAGTTCATATATTCTGTCTGGGGGATATGGTAAACGGACTTATCCATGTAACCACACGCATTAACAACGAAGAAGATGTCGTAAAACAGTCCATGCTGGTAGCCGAACTCATCTGCCAGATTATCCACGATGTATCGGAAGTGGCAGACGTTGAGCTTTATTGGAGCCGGGGAAATCATGACCGGGTTACGGCAAATAAAAAAGAGTCTATTTGTGCAGAGAGCTTTGCCGATATGATTCTTTGGTATATCAAAGCACGTATGGAGGGCGCAAAAGGAATTGCGTTCCACGAAAATGAGGTAGACGATGAGATTATCGTGGCAGACATTATGGGCAACACTGTATTCGCTGCCCATGGCCATAAAGATAAACCGACAAAGGCCGTGGAGTCCCTTTCGCTTCTTCTGAAGAAGTTTCCAGATATGGTGCTTCTTGGCCACTTCCATAGCGCTGCGGAGCGTGAGGTCCAGGGCGCCGAAGTGATTGTGAACGGTTCTTTATGCGGTACAGACTCCTACGCATTTAATTTGCGCAGAACGAGCCATCCCGTACAGAAGTTTTTGGTTATAAACGAACAAGGGCGAGAATGTACATACAACATTCGTCTGGATTAATATGTATGGAAAGGTGTTTTTCGCGGTAATATTGCCCATAGAAAAATAATAAACTATCCAGTAGATATATTATTATTTTGCTAACCCTAGTATAAGGAGAAGAGACGCCTTATCAAAGCACTCCAAAATAACACAAAGGTAAGGATGTGTGAATATGGAGCTTGAAGTTGTTGGTCAGGTGGTTGGCGTACTGGGATTCTTGGGCACCGTATTTGGCTTTCTTTTTAAGACATACGGGAAGATCCGCGACTATCTGAACACACAAAAAACTTTTCATGAGCGAATGGAGGAAGAGTCCGCTGACATGAAACGTGTTATGACTGGTCTCCGAGAAGAAGTTATCAAGATACGGGAATCAGATGCCGTACAATCCGAAGGGCTGCAGTGCGTACTCCGTGAGCAGCTGCTGAAAAATATGGAGCCATGCCTGAAACATGGCGTAGCAGATGACCATACCCGTGAAAATGTTGAGCATATGTATGTTGCTTACAAAGCCCTCGGCGGCAACGGTATGATTGAAGCTATGTATAAACAGTTCGGAAAACTTCCACCGCTCTGAAAAGGTTAGCGCCCCTATTTGGGGCGCTGGAATTATCCATATGTTTTATAAGACGCAAAAGCCCTTTTCGGGGCTTTCTTTTTTTGTCCGTAACCTTGTAAATTTGGAGACTTGCCCCGTAATTAACGGTTGTAATGAGAATCATAAAATGCGCATAAGCTTAATCAATAAACAAAAGGGACGAGGGTATAAACATGTCAATGGCTAGTCTATTGCAGTTGAGAGAGGGCAAAGAACTTCTCGAACGACTGGCTAGTTTGGAAGAACAACTGGCAAAAAAACAAAATGGCATTGCGATGGCAAACATGGGGGCAGTTGAACGCAACAAAAAATATGACAAAGGTGCAGTTGTGTTTAACGCAGATGAAGATATAGATTTTAGCTGGCTGCTTGAATGTGTAACCCCCGGCACTACTGGCAGTATTGCAGTTAAAATTTCAGACGATGCAAAAAATGGCGACACGCTTACAGATGGGGAAGTCGTTTGGAAACTGGATGATTATATAGGGGCTCACAGAAAAGGCTAAAGCATTGCAGATAAAGGTGGCTTGTTGGGCATCATGCTTGTAAGGTCACCACAACAGAAATATTCAGAAAAAACAGAAGGGGACAACGATTTATGACGCTCGCAAAGATGATAAAGAACGTTTATGAAAAACTCAATGCAAAATTTGACAAGCACGGCGGTAAGGTTGATGGAAACGTAACAATCACAGGCACGCTGAATGTCGAAAATATTAACTGTCCGAATTTTAGTGCCGGCGGGAAGGGCCTCAAAGTAAAAAGCTATGACCCGGAAACCATGACGCTTGAGCTGGAGGATGCATAAAATGAAAGCCAGTGTAATCGTGCCGGTATATAATGTTGGAGGTTATTTGAGAAAATGTCTGGATAGTATACTGGCCCAGTCTTATAAAGATATGGAAATCGTTATTGTTGACGACTGCTCTACAGACAGCAGCGGCAAGATTTGCGACGAGTACGCAGCAAAAGACGAGAGAATTACCCTGGTTCACCATCCCGAAAACCGCGGATTATCAGCCGCCCGCAATACAGGTTTGAACCTCGCAACCGGCGAGGTTTTCTTTTTTATCGACAGCGACGACTGGATTGAAAAAGATATGGTGAAAACGGGTGTAGAAGAGCTTGAGCAAAATACCGATGTGGATATCGTATGCTTTAGCTATAACAGAATATATAAAAGCGGGAAAGCTTTTCCGTACTGCACATTCTTTAATAGCCGAAAGGTTGAACCAGAAAAAGCAATCGAAATGACAATCGATCAAATAATCAGTATTGATGTCTGGAACAAATGTTTCCGCAAGAGCCTGTTCGACAATTTGCGCTTCCCGGAGGGGCTTATCGGAGAATGCTGCGAAATTACATTCCAGCTCTTCGACAAAGCAAGGCTTGTTTTATTATCCACCTATATTGCTTACAACTTTGTGTTTGAGCGGGCGGACAGTATCCGTAACTCACAAAGTGATAAACTTGCACAGCATACAAGCATATTGATGAAACGAGTAAGCAGTATGATTAAAGCAAAATATCCGAGAGTTTACAGACATATCGAGAAAGAGGGGCTATAATGGCAAAAGGTGTTGGTACGGGAGATAGGTTTTTGCAAAGCGAAAGAAGCGGGTGGTATGCAATATGTACAGATATTTACGAGATAAAAAGTGCCCCAACGCTAGATGAGTTTAAAAGATTAAAAGAAATATGCTCAAAAGACCCGACCGCAACAAGAGTGAAGCTTCACGAAGCCGGGACGACAGTGGGGTGCTGTTATGGTACACAGCACTTAAGGAAGCTGGAGGATGGCGCAGATTATAGTGTCGGAGACATTGTGATTGTAGACAAAATCTACATAGCACAGTGCATAAAAGCTGGCAATATCGGCGTGGTTGACATGGATACATTTCGAGCTGGCAACAAAGAAAATAAAGTTGTCACTGCAACGCAAGGCGAAACGCAATGGAAGACCTATTTTACAAACGGGCGCTATTCAATAGAGGAAACCATCCCTAAAACATGCAATATAAATTGGCTGTATTTAATCGAAACAAACAGCCAAGAAAAAATGTATGAAATCTATTATATTTCCCCTGCCCACTTGCCGGAATATAATACATGGGGCGGAATATTAAAGTGGGCAACAGATGGGCAAGCTGGAGAGTTTGATAGTGAGGTAAACCGGACAGGAGAAAAAACTGGAAGACATTACTCGGTTGCAGAAAATATGCTCGCTGAATATATAGAGACAATTGGGCTTACATACGAAGAATACTGTGACGATAAAGAATGGACAAGTGAGGATGAAACCAGAAAGGAAGAACTCCAAGCCGAATTCAACGAGCTTGAAGAATGGGACCCCGCGTCAACGCCAATAATTTATGACGAGCTTGTACGGGGTATATATAAGTATGACGGAATCACATATCGTTATAATGGACGCGAGGGGATAAATCTATACTGCAATAATAAGGCGGTTATGTCGGTAAAATATAACGGTGTAGTACTGAAAGACGTTGCGTTGCCAAAAACAGACATAACTTTTATACCAATAACTGACGACGAAATAAAAAACGGGGGCGATGAATACTGGGCTCCCTATCCAAACCTAAAAATGCGAACATACCCATTTAGCGCATTAGACTTTAAAAATGTAACATATATGGGGCACTTGTTCAGCGTGTACCCCTACAAACAATACAGCTCAATAGACGTAACAGGATTGCGGACAAATAATGTTACAAGCATGTGTGGAATGTTTGAGTATTGTAGCGAGTTGAAAACGCTTGATGCGTCAAATTTTCAAACGGAAAATGTTACCAACATGAATGAGATGTTTAGTGAATGTGGAGAATTAACATCTGTTAAAATACCATTGCAAATGGCAACATTAGAGATGGATGATATGTTCTCATACTGCTCAAAGCTCGAAAAACTCACCCTTATGTGTCGCGACAAAGTAACCATCACAACAATGTTTTGTGCGTTTAACTTCTGCCAGAGCTTAACGGAATTGGATTTTTCAAATCTTGACACAAGTAACTGTACAAATATGAAAAGGGCGTTCGAGCTCTGCAAAAGCCTTGTTTCAATAAAAGGCGTATTCGACTTGAAGTCGGCGGCAGGAGTGGATAATTGGGGACGAAAAGGATACGCGGATATGTTTAGATACTGTACCAAACTCACCGGCGTACAAATCAAGAATCCGCCAGAAGGCTTTACTACACATGATGCAAAGACCGGTCTTAATCCTGCCGGCCTCCGTAAAGACCAATATGTCATTGTTCAATAACACCTCTATAAAGAACCCGCTATTTTGGGAGGCCACTGAAAAACTTTCATTTATGAAAATCTGAAAGTTATCCACAAAAAAGAACCGTACTACTTGATAGGCATTATCAGGTGGTACGGTTCTTTTGATATATCCGCTTACAGACGGCATATTTATTGCTGTCATTCCTCCATAAGCTTGATTATCCTCTTTATATTTGTTACAAAGAGCGTAGTTGCTCCTTGTAATTCCATGCCTTTCAGGCCTGATGACGATGCTATATCGTAACCATGCCTGTGCTTAATTTCGCTATTCTTAGCTTCTATCATATATCTCAGAGATGCCAGTTCTTTGAAATGCGCTGTTTCTTGGAAATCTTTCTGTCGTTTATGCTGATCGCATATGATTCTGACAGAATAAGTTTTAGATTTGGCACCTGGCTTGTAGCAGGCGCCGCACTGCGGGCAATTTTTACATTTTTCAATATCGAAATAGTAGGTAGTTATTTGATTCTTATTTACGTTCTTACGGCCAGTACGGGCTTTCCGGATAGCCATATGGCCTTCGGGGCACACAAACATATCGGCGTCCTTGTTATAGTGGAAGCCGCCGTCTCCTTCTGCGTGAGTGCTATCAGATATAACAGGGTTCAGCTTAGATATAAGTTCAAAAGATTTCTCTGGCGACCCCGCTGACTCTGCCAGCTCAAGATTTTTCTTTCCTGAATATGCGGTATCACCTATAACCGTATCGACATCCACTCCTGCAGCTTTCGTTTTATTTACCAACATTTCGAGTTGTTCGCCATCGCTGCGCTCCCCACTGGTGATTACGGCAGCAGTAATAATTCTCTCATCTGTCATAGCAATGTGCGTTTTGTAGCCAAAGAAGGACGTATCAGCAGTTTTGTGACCAGTTCTAGCGTCAGTATCTTTTGACTGCTGTAGATGCTCAGCATTGTCATTTACAACTTCACTGAGCATGTTCAATTTTTCTTTGACTGCAGGAATAGATGATACAATAGAATCTTCTTCAATAACATGTGTTAAATCACGACAATATTGAAGAGCATCTTCAATATTGTCGTTCTCTACCTTCTTGGGGAACTTCTTTTTCCAGTCCGGGGAAGCGGTCTTATATACTGTCTTACGCAAAAGCTTGGCCTGTTCCAGCAGTTGGGCATAAGCAGACTTCTGGTTATATCTTGCCTTGGTGTGGGTGGCATCTACGATTATGCGATTGCTCTTGAGTACGCCCTTATCTATAGCTATTTGCACACTTTTAGCGATGAGCATATCCAGAAGGTTCTCATCTGCCAGTCTCAGTTTGCGGAATTTGGTCAGAGTGGTAGAGTGTATAACATCATCCTCCGGGCGCAGGCCAAGAAAATATTTGAATGACATATCATAACGGCTGCGCTCTACCAAATCGGCATCAGACATATTGTACAATACTTTAAGGAGAAGATACTTGAACAATAGGATAGGCGATACTGCCATGCGCCCATTATCCAAGCAATACTTCTCCCTTAGCTCGTCATATATAAAAGAGAAGTCAACGAGTTTGTTGAATTTTCTGAGAAAATGGTCTTTAGGTATGAGATTGTGGTATAACCCTTCATAGGAACTAAACTCAAGTTGCTGAGCGTTGACAAGCATAAATGCCACCTCTAAAAAGACATATATTCTTATAATAGATAATTATGCTTTAATCATTATAAGCAAATCAAATGGTAATATATAATTATATCCTTGATTTTATTTGTTAATTCTGCTACTATAACTATAAGAGCAGAAGGCAACCTACACAATGATGGTCGCCTGGTGCTTTCTGAGAGAGATTAGGTAAGAACCCAACATCATCAGATTGCCGTCTGATGGAACGAGACTCAACATGGAGGAGCCGCCCTTGCCGGGGCGGCTTTTTCTTCATGTGCTTGCTGAGAGCCAAGGCTAGATACTCACCAAAAAGAAAGAACAATAATTCTTAGTATCCCCGGAGGCACCGGAGAATACGAGGTTTTGCCCAGTGGTATAAATCTTTTCCCATCTCAGAGAAAAAACTCTTCCCAATAGCAGCTCCCATAAAGGAGCCAATAGCTGTAAAAACGCTCATCGATTTGGTTATGTAGATTTAGGAGCGATAGAAACATCACTCCCTCAAGCTTCGGAGTAAAGCACCAGGAAGCTCGACTAGACTTACTTCGACCATCATTATGCGACCGTAGCAAAATACGGTAGATTGCCTTCCTCATATAGAATACCAATAAAACGCCCGAAAGTCAAAAACTTATTGTCCATTATAAAAGTCCACCTAAGTAGATGAAACTATAGGTGGACTTTTTCAGTGGCCTTCTATTTTGGTTGGGTTCTTTTTGTTTGCACCATATTCAAAATTGTTTTGCCATTTTTCACTATATAACAGTCGGTTGAATAAGGCGAAATGTGAAGGTGGAGAAAAATAAAAGTAATATTCCAAACACAGGTAGATAAACGGCGGTTATTAATATACCGCCTATAAAGATACGAAGAAAGGGTAGTTTGAATATGCCAAACAAGAGCTTACTGTCCATGTTTATATCTCTTGCTAAGAAAGTAAGAAATCTTGAAAAAAATGGAATTTCATCTGGTACTGGCGGCGGATGTTTATGGGAGCGAGATGAAAACGGCGCCCTGATGCCATCAGATGGAACAAGCAGCGGTGGCGGCGTACCATCAACCGGAAAAGGAGAAAGCTATTGGATAGAAGATGAAAACGGTGCGCTCGTTCCGGTTCGCTCGGTTCCAGACAAGACAGATTCATCAAAATAGGTAAGGAAACGATTTTATGACAAATAATGATGTAGTCCCACGTAAAGACCTAGAGGGCAATCTCGGCACAGAGAAAAAGAAATGGGATACTCTGTGGGTAGATAAGATAAACGGTGAGAATGCCGAAGAAGTTATTGCAGGCGCAGTTGGTATCGG